TGATGAAGCCGTGAATACCAGTAGAACAGCTGGGCTTCGCCCCGGCCGCCAGAAGCTGCCTGGCGCGTTCCTCGCGCTGCTCGACAGGAACTGCAAACGCAGCTTCCTCTTCGGCAAGCGCATATTCTAGATCATCGATCATTGCGTTCATTGCAGGCATGATGACTCCATAGGCCACACTTGCTTGACCGATCCATCGAACACGTAATTCCGAAAGAATCCAGTGAACTGGTAAACACAGCCAATCTGGTAGTCGCCGGGCTCTTCAAAGCCTTCCATATGGCAGTGCTGCTGCAGGAATTCCTGCAAAGCATCATAAAACCAAGGAGATGCATCCAATTCCTCGCCAAAGCGCGTCTTCAGGTCACACTGAATCACGGTAGGATTCAGATGGTCGCTGCCATACATGCCAATGGCGAACGCTATGGTTCCGCGATACTTCTTATTGCGGCTCGGCGCCAGATGTCCCCAAGTCTGTTTCATCACCTGGGAACGATAGCGCGCTTCGATCGGCGCGAATACATCGGACATTGTCTGGGCGCTCATACTCTCCCATCCACTGGACAATCCCCCTTGGGGAATCCGTTGCAGGGACCAGAGTGATGAGGTGCCCGCGTGCAGATCGCTCGATTCACCACGTTGCCGGCCAGCGCCGCCGCCAGCAGCAGTCCGCTGCTTTCATTGGCCTGCTTCACACTTGAGTCGAGAAGATCGTCATATTTACGCTCCAGATCGTTGTAACGCTCCTGAAGTTCGCAGAACTCATCCTCGATATTGGCGGCCCTGGTGAACAGCGTCCCAAGGTCGCGCATGGTAAGCCCTTTAGGCTCCGGTCCAAAATCATTGATCATCTATGATCACCTAATCCTGCATACGTTCCCAACACTCGATCGCGTTCTCCTTGGTAGCGACGGCCTGCGTCCGGCAGCACATCTTGCCGCCACGCTGGCACGTCACCATGAACCGGCATTCGGTCTCGCCAAGGGTTGTGCACGGCAGGACGGTCACGACCTGGCCGAGCTCGCCGCAGCAGTCGCAAAACAGCCGCGGATCTGGAGACCGGCTACTTGTAGAAGCCGAACTTGCCGACGGAATTTCCGTTGACATCGAGAATCTTCCCTTCTGTCCTGCGCTTGCCGAGTTTGAATACCACGTCTGACAAAGCATCGCCTACCTGGCGCGCCGTCTTCATCGTGTCGTTCCCTAGCTCAATGTAGAGCTTGAAGAACAACGGTTCCTTAGACGACGGAAGCGCCTTGCCCGTACCCTCGCAAATGGGACAGGTTGGCTTGGGAACGCGATGGCCGGTGCCATCACAAAGCTTCCCATCCAGCTCGTCTCTATCGCAACTGGAATGCTGAAATATCTTTTCATTGACGACCAGGACACGGGTGTGACAGAACCGACACCAAACCATAATCCCTTTGTTGAAAGGCACGTTGCCGGTACCTGAGCATTTCGAGCATGCTATGTTCATAGGGCCTCGTCCACATCGCGGACGTCTACCCAATCCACGCCCACACTCGAGAAGTTAGGCAACGCCACTGCGTAGGCCTTCGCGTTCGAGACCTTTTCAAAAGCCTCTCCTCGATTGTTCGCTTCGATCCTGAACTGAACACGTAACACAACTGCAGCCAGATATTGCATAAATCACTGATCCTTCGTCAATCCAAAGTGCCGACGGCCTTCCTCTGTCAGGCGGCAGATCCAGACTGACGACTGTTCGTCGCTGGTATCCATCTCGCCCCTGAGCCAACCTCGGTCAACACCGTATTTGGCCGATTCAATCTGAAACCGTTCGTGCAGGCTGGTAATGACAATGCATTTCGCGTGCTTGTCGATGAACGCGCGGCGCAATGCCGCTTCGAGATCCTCTGTCACGAACTGAGTCATTCAGCGCCTAGCTGACACTGAGGCGCTGTAACGTAGTCCTCAACCATGTTCATGACCGCTGCGGGATTCTCGTACGTACCTGAGAACTTTCTGTGTGGGAGATCGTCTCCGTAATACTCACCAATCCAGTGAGCTAGTGTCCTATAAGCGACGGCAACCACCTTGCCGGATCTCCAAAGATCCCAGCAGGTGTTATTCATATGCCAGCCGTCTTCCTTCCAATACGAACACTTCTGTGCCATCGTGGGGTTCATATAACTCTACCCCTACGGATGAATCGCATGATTTCGTAGAACGGCCCGTTCACCAACGCGATCATGATGAAATTGACCAGGCTGCCGCCGATGACGAATGGCATCAGAGTCGGGCTGGACATGGCGTGCGCATGAGTCGCCAGATTGATCGCTTCGCTTCCCAGGAACGCCTGCGTACGATGCGCGCGGATCCAAGACAGGATTCGGTCGGAATGCGCAAACTTGTTCAGAAATGGAATGGAATCAACGTGATAGATAAAACCCCAGATAAGAGCCCATAGACCCATTCCGGAGAACAAGCCTGCTTTACTGCTCGGAGTCACAATCATAGATTCCTCCTACCGCACAAACCTCTGCCACATGCCTGCCGCCCGTCCCGGCCGTGCTCGCTTCTTACTTGCAATTGTAGCCAGGACCAGGTCCTCGAAGAACTTGCGGTGCGAACACCAGCGCGCGACCTCCATCATTCTCTGCGCCTGCCATCGCTCCGCCTTACTCACCATTCTGGGTGATATGTGCCGGTGGATCCAACGATCCAGAAATGGAGTCGGCACGGATTTGTATTGCCCCGCTAGCAGGGCACGATCGTGGGTGCGCCTGGATTCCCGCTTGGCAACCCAGGTCATCACTGCAATACCTGCAGACTGAACGCCGAGCCATAAGATCAACATCTCATCTCCCGGCCATCATCCACAACATGACGAAAGGCAGTGCCAAAATGGCAAGGCCTACCATCAAGGTGGCGAAGATACCGGCAATCCCAGCCAGCATCAGTATGAACGCCTCGCCGATCCCTACCGAACGGGAGGGTTCGACAACAGGTCCTTCGGCTTTTCCCAGCAATTCCGGAAAGCCATAGAATTCAGCACGCGTTCGACGTGCCGACAGGTCGATATCAGCTTCCGACATGTGCGGATTCTTCTGACGAAGTGCCTCTGCCGCGTCGCGCTTGCGATTGACAAAGTGCCAATACATACGTGCGCCGATGGCCAGAGTTCCTAAGAGTGCGATGTCCATACCGTTATCCTCCGAGCCAATGGCTCACATGTACATAGATCGAGTGCGCCGCGGCTACAAGCACGGGCGACAGGAGCACAGCAACCACCATGACGGAAGTCTTCCCTGACGACTGAACCGAAGCCTTTGACTGAATCAAAGTCAATGCCGGATTCTCGCGGAAGATCTTCTCGACCGGCACGTTCCAGGTCTTGGAATACGCCTGGATTGTGCTGTCCAGGTCCGCCCAGATCTGCTGCATATACGGGTGGCCTGCCAACAAGCCGTTGGCTTCATGTTGCCCAACCAGTTCCATGGAATGCACGATCTGTTTACGAAGCTCGCTGCTATCCCGGCTCCGCTGATAGCGGTCCTGCAACTTCCGAACGGATTCAAGCACCTTGCTCGGCATTGGATTCCTTTCTTCCTCTGTCAGTCTGAAACGACGCATTGGATTACCCCCTCCGTCAAGTCTGAAACGCCTGGGGCGCAGGTCGCGCCCCTGAATGTTTAGGGCCGCGATGTCGACCTTAGGCGGCCTCTTTCTTCTTCAGAATGTAACGAACGTTATTCTTGACATCGGCGGCGAATTGACTCAGCAACGCTGGCGGCCGCAACTTGGTCAGTTTGGCCTTGTTCATCAACCAGGCAATTCCTGTGACCGTTCCCATAGCCGTCGCGATCACGACGCCGATGGAAACGCCCTGAAAGATAAACGTCGCTACCAGAAGAGCTCCTGCTTTGAATTTCAACATGGGATTTCTCCTTTACACTCCACGACCGAGGGGCTCGCCAACCTCGCTCTCGGCGGCGTCCTCAAACTGCGGTATATCGCCCTCGCTGATGCCCGAGGCGCCGGTCATGACGGCCAGCTCCTTGGGATCGATCAGCTTGTGAACATTGAAGCGCTCGCCACGGAAGAACCTGACCTTGCCGATCGCGCTTACCGTCTCACCGGGCTTCAGCCGTGAGATGTTGCGCGCCATGGCATCGAAACCCTGCAGGAAGATCTGCTCGCCGGTCGCAGGATCGTACACCAACGCCCCGCAGCTCAGCTGTTTCAGCTCTTCGGACTTCTTCACTGGATAGACGGCGCGTACTCGAGCGCTGACCAGCACATCCATGGACTTGTAAGACGCAGTGCCCAGCACGGCCCCTCCCAGGGTCACGGTCTGCGGCACATGCACGTTGCGAATGATCTCCACGGTATTCTCCTTTGCTTTACAATACAAAAGGCCTCCGTAACACTACCGCTGCCTTCAGCACGGAGGCCCAAATCAAATGGCAGGCCAATCGAACTACGCTGCTTTACGCATGGCCGCCGCCGGCGACAGCAGCGGACCGAACACCAGCGCTTCGAACTGATCGAAGGCGCGTTCCTGCCGGCTCGATTTCACATAGAGATCCATGGTGTCAACGCCGACCTGATAGATGGCGTCACGCATGCTCAATGGAACGTCGCCGCGGAAAGCCCGGCGCCGGGCGCGATGCAGAATCGTAGCAGCCAGGTCACCCTCGGCCACCAGCTCGCGCTTCAGCCAGTGATTCTGACTCAGCCGGCTCAAGAAGGCCGTGATCTTGGCCTTCAGATAATACCGGTCTCGCAGCTCGTCAAAAGCCCGCAGCTGCGCATACAGGGCTTCTTCGCCCAAAGCAAGTGTTACCGGTGAATCGGCGGTGTGAGTGTGAATGATGATATTCGTCGTCATGATGGGTCTCCCTTTCGTTTCAATAACTTAAACTCTGTGCATCTAGGCTCGGGCCCGGTTCGATTTATGCTGCATCTCATGCGACTCCCCGCGGGCAATCCACGCGGGAATAGCAGCGTCGCAATTCAGCAGCGGGCAGCCAGAGCAGTCCGCACACCGGAAAGCGTCACGCTGCGCGGCGCTCGTTCCGGAGTTGCAAATCGTATGGTGATACGTAGGATCGGCCGGATCCCGCCAGGGAGCGAAGTCCTTGCAGACATCGCTGCGTACGATGCGGTAAAACCGCCGCACTTCCGGTTTCCAGCGGGATATGTCACCGCCTGCATCCTGCACTTCCGAAATCCGAATGGTCATGCCTTTAAGCTCTTCCAGCTTGCTTGCAGATATCTTCACAAAGACTCCTTTCCGAGGGGCCTACAGCTCCTCCGTTGCACCACAGGTTAAACACTTGCGGATACTGGCGACCCAATGCTCCGCAACACCATCCGGCGCGCACACGCCGGTGTAATACTCGCCGAGATACGTTACCGTATCGTGAGAACCACAGCAATCACATGCCACATCGCGTCCAGTGTCTGACACACTGTTAGTCATGCTCGTAGGCATGGGTCGGCACGGGACCACGTTGACGGAATATGTTTCCAATATCCGTCGACAACTGCCGCGCACACTTCTTGGCGGAAGCTACGCGCCACATGCTATCCGCATGCCGCTGCTGCATGACCATGCCGCAGGCATCGCACAAGTGCAAGTCATGGCGGCCGGGCTCATAGCGCACCGGGCTTCCGCACAGCTCGCAGTCTGCATCAATGAGGATGGCCATAGAGACCTACGCGGCCTTCTGTAAGGCTTCTTCCTCGCGGCCGTCAAGCAGGCGGCCTTCCTTGTAGATGGCAACCAGCTGCTCATCGCGGTTATACAACCGGTAAACACCGATCGGGAGATTAGCGGACAACTCCTTGCCCTTCTCATCTCCAAACGCACGGGAGTAAATCTTCAGCGGCTCGATCACGAGCTCCGCGTGCTCGTCTTCAGCCTGGAACGTCAAGTATCCGGGCTCCTTAAAAGACTGCGTTGATGTTTTGCTCATAACTTATTCCTTTTGATAAAGATAGGGCCTCCGGGAGACCAGAGGCCCCTGTTCGTTTGTTCAAGTGTTATCGCGAGCAGATTTCTGTTACTACCGCCCTACTGCAGGGGGCAGAGAGGAGTCAACATGTCTTGAAGTGCGCTCAAACTCAGAGATTTCAAGTGGGAAGGCCTCACGGCGCACAGCCTCTCCATAAGGAGAGTCAGAATCCCAATCTCAATCGGAACGCTTTGCTTCCCCGGTGACAGAAGTCCCGGTGTAAAGAACAGATGTTTGGCTAGACGTGCAATCTGAAGCACCAACGTTTAAACGGGCAATGCTATTAATACGGCATGATATCCGCTCCTTCAATCCAGCCCGCGACGGTCAGGCTAGCCGTTAGTCGCGAGAATAATCTGGATTCCTAGTACGTTTGTCCTTGAACTGGACTTTCGACCGTCTTCGACGAAGTGATCAATCCGCGGCGCACGGTCACCGTAATCGACTGAACTGTAGCCATAAAGGCATTTGTGTCAAAGTCGAATTCGGCGCCGGCCACTGTGCCGCTGGGATCGTATACATCAGACGGAACTTCCAGCTTGTCCGGCAGTCCCACTGTTTTGGTCATGACACCTTGTTGTCCGTGCATCGAGAACTCCAAGGTGATCACAACCACATTTGCTCCGACTGTATCCGGAGACAACACCTGCACACCATGCAAGACGTTGGGTCGCCGGTTCGGTAGATTCAAAGGGCGACTGGATACCGCAGTCGGAACCGGCTGCCAGAAGAACCGCACGTCATCTGCCAGAGACATGCCAGCAAATGCCACCAAACCCAAGGCGGCTTTTGAAATAGAACGTATGAACATGATAATCAGCTCCTTAACTACGAAATCAGTCGCCGCAGAGCGGCCCATCTGAACCTAACTCACAGTCAGGTGGAAACGCAAGCCCACCTTAAGCGAGGTACAAAAGCACGTTGTCGCGCAGGCCGTTCTCAAAGACCTCCAGGGCCCATTGCGCTACATCGTGGATCTGATCCGCACTGGGATGCCAGTGAAAGGACTCAGTCCGGCTCAATTCCGCGGACGGGTTCTTCACGGCTTCCGCCAGGCGATCGCGGATCGCGCACATCTGCTCAACAGTGAACTGATAGCTCGACTCTTCTGGACAGACGCCGGTGATAAATCGCAACGAGCTAGTCCACTGGCAGTAGTACCCCCGTTCCACTTGGGTTTCCAGCTTGATCCAGCGATTATAATGTTCCAACCAGTCCGGATCGTTCTGTTTGTCCACCAGGGCGCGCAACGGCGCCAGCTTGGATTCGTACTGCTTCACCCGGTCGAAATAACCCGGGTGATACAGATAAATGCCCATTGGGATCATCCTCCTAAGGACGACTCAGACTACATTCCGCGGTCCGAAGATTCTCACCAGCACCATGAAGGCTGCGATGAGTGCCAGCCCGATCAGGATCTGACCGGGCAGAGATTGCCAAAATGCGATTGACATGGGCTACATCCTGGACAGGAAGTCATTGAAGACAATCGGTTCGGGATTACGAAGCCGGGCTTCCCGCCGGCGTTCCTCGGCCAGGTTGCGCACCTTCCAGTGCACCCAGCGATCGTCGCCCACATGATGCGCCTCGGAAACCTCGAGCACGCTATCGGTGGGGTGAAACGCGTAAACGCGCGTCGCCAGGTCGAACAACCAACAGGACAAACGGCGCCGCGGCCGCCTAATTGCCAGCAACAGTATTTCTTTCACTGCTTCCTCCAATACGGTCCAACGCCAGGCGCGTGCGAGTCTTCATCAAAAGCTTGCCCATCCAGTTCTCACCGACTGGTGGATCCATCTTGAGGTCGACACCCCAGAAGCGGTCATTCCACCAGTTACCCTCAGCCAGCTCACGCAGGCCGGTGGCCAGCAGCAGATCCTGAAGCTCCGGATTCTGACCGAATTTCTCTTCGATAATCCGGCTCATCACATCCAGCTTGATGTCCTCCCAATCAGGACGCAGGCTGATAACAAAGCCTTTATATCCTTTAGGGGAGCCCATCTTCTTCGCCATGCCGGCCCAAAAAGCGCCGCGAATGACTTCCCTCTGCTGGAGATCCAGGGTCTTAGCGGCCTGGTACAGATGTTCCGCGGTCGGCCAGACCTGGCCACGCCAGAGAATCGGCGCCGGATAGAAATTGCTGAGGAAATCGTACGGTCCTCCAAATACATTGATGGGTGTATTCATAGGTCACACTCGCTGAGGGGCGCGAAGCACCACGGCCGTGACTTGAGTTCCAGCAGCAGGTCTGACAGCCAGGAATTGAGCTCTTCACACTCCTGCCGTGTGATTAGGCCATCGGTCAAGGCACAGCGCACCAGGTTGAACGGGTTGCACATGCCATAAATTGACGCTAATGCCGTAAGCTCGCTTTCAGCGTTCATAATGCCTCCACGCGTACGCTCGCCATAACGCAGCCCTCACAAACTACCTCGTTCATACTCAACACCTTAGCCAGAAGACTCTGGCCAAAGAATGAGACCAATATCAGAGATCCGCATTCCACGCCATCGGTCACCGCAGTGGTGAACACGTCGCCCTTGCGTTTCCATCGAATCCGCTTCTCAGTCATGGGACCGGTACCATTCCTTTCCGCCGCGAGCCTGAAACTCGTAACGTACCTCGGCCGAAATCTCCTTGAGATTGGCCAGGGTTGTTTGATAGAACTCTGTACCGCTGATCTCAGCATGGAGCTTGACGAACTGCTCGATATCCACCCGCAGTACCCGGGCCAACAAGCCGAGCTGCTCCATGCTCAACCGCAACGTCACGTCGAGTTTCTCCATAAGCTCCTCCGATCCAGGCGAAAGCCGCCGGCTGGTTTGATTGAATTACTTCCCTGATCTCTTATCCAACATCCAACACAACCAGATACCCTCCCCAACATAATGACCTTCCCGAACTGTCATACTTCTCCCATTGGGATAGAACTGGTACGTCTTGGCAGCCAGATCGAACAACCTGTTAGCCAGATGGTTCCGCAGACGGCGGATCCTCAAGCGTAGAAACATTCCAACTTGTAAGTTCACGTTGACCTCCCGGTGCTCTTTTGAGCCAAATCATCGCTCTGGCATTCAGAGACCTATACTAGGAATGCTCGTGAAAGCGGCAGATGAAGGGTGCATGCTGAGCGAGAGACTGTACCCTATTTCCCTGGTCTGTAGAGATTCTCGACACATCCTCATCCGTGTGGAGAACACCCAGCTGAGACCCGTACGCCGCCGTCGGATAGCCACAATCGACCAGTGGCCCGTGGCGCTCCGGCGAATACTGCCAGAACGTCAGGTGAAATGGGGGCACCAGGCAGCGGCCTATATGTTGCATAAGCCCTGGCGGACGGTGCCGGCCTCTATGCTATTCACTTTCTGCTTGGAATCGCAGAGAATACAGTGAACAGTAATGCCTATCCAATCATCACGTTGCAGCTCGCGAGCCTGATCGTAAGAGTTCACGCGCGTCTCGTGCGTATGGCCGCAAACCATGTGCAACAACAAAGGACCAAATCCTGGCATAAATGCCTCCTTTTAGCTTCATTTCGTCGCAAACGCTACCACTACATATAGTGGTGCGGTAGAATAGATCCAAGCACCACGGTCGAAATCGGCCGCCGCTAACGATTTGCTGATAACACAGCACTTACTGCCAAGCGAGAGAGGCGATCTATAGTGGGTCCGGGACCTCCCGGGAGCTTCCGATGAACTGGGCATCGGACAGCTCATAACCACTACATCTTGTGGTAGTCCACAGTCCTGTTGCCTTCCACAAGTACGTCGCCTCATGAATTCACTTCTCGCTGCGCCTGGCGCCAGGCATGATCCCGGATCCAATCCACATCCGTCGGCTTCATCCCCAGGGGATTGTCGATCGGATCCCATGGTCCGAGAACCGCCTCGCAGGCAAGCTTGTTTGCACGAAAGATCTGGCCAAAGCGGGTCATCAAAGGATCACTGTCCATGACTATTGGCATCCTCCGGTTCATAGAACGGATTGGCTGCCGGGCCTTGTTCAGCCAGGTGCATGCGCTCGCACAGCCGGTCTAATGCGGCCGACCGCTCCGCGCTCAACCGCGGCCGCGTGCGTTCATAGCAGTCGATGCACAGCCGATTGGCATTGTCGAGCATCAACTTCCGACAACTTGCGCACTTATGCGTACTCGTCATCTGCACACCTCCTCTAAACAAAACAAGCGCGGGAGCAAACTTCCCCGCGCCATGAGTTAAGATTCCGGCCCTATTGCCCCCCACTCCTTCCCATCCCTCCAACCAGTTCCAACTGGCCGAGGTAGAGACAGGAGCGGCACGGACTACCAGTGCCCACGTCGGCTCCCGACGTAGCCACAACCGCCGCACATTCCAGAGCGGCCCAGCTCTCCGTGAGCACTGGAGAGGCTGGGCTGCTGTGCACTGCATCCGGTATATAACATACCGTTAGTTCGTCCACCCCGTCAACCTAACTTGCGATAAGCGCCTCCTCTTCCGCGGCCAACTGCTCAGCCGGCACAACCATACCCTGGTCGGCCAGCATGCTGAAGCCCGGGATCGCCGGCTCTTGCAGGACAGCCTCGACCGTGACATTCCGGCCGAAATAATCGACGAATGCCGCAATCTGCGTCTTCTTCAGCCAGCCATAGAGCTGCTGATCGTCCACGCCTTCCGGGTTGTAGACCAATAGGTCCACCCGGACTGCGTCTTCGGTCACACCGGTCTTCTGGTTAAACCATTCAACCAGGGAAAGGCGAACAACATCACCGGCCATTTGCCGCCAGGACACGACCATGTCATCATCCGGACTGGCATACTTCTTCGAAAGCCCGTTGACAATGATGAAAGGATTTGCTTCACTTCCAATACTTTCCACTTCCAGATCATCCATCTTCATCATTTCTACGTCAGCTTCCTTGCCCGCCGGGGCGGGGAGTTCCCCGCCCTGTGGGTCGTCAGGGGTCGGTGCGTTCAGGAAACGCAGACCCGTAGCGGATACATCCAAGCCGGCTTCTGCATCAAGCAGCGCCTGCCAGGTGCGGTCAAACAGTTTGACCATATCGTTGCCGCCGAGAATGCTATCGCTGATGCGAGAGGCATTCATCTTGTCGCCGAACACATAGCGGCGCCGCATAATCTCTGCGATCGCCGGCACGGCCAGGTCATGATCCACCAGCTCGCCATAAGCTGCGCGCTGTGCATCCGCAAACGCCTGGGCCATGATCTTGCCCTCGAGCTTGGCTTCGAGAGCCGCGCGCATCTTGGGATTCCCCTCGGTGCGCTCCATGGAGCCGTCGTCAACAGCCGCAGCATTGAACGCCGCCGTCTGCTTTTCGATACCGGACTTCATCTTGTCGCGGAACACCTGAACTGTGGCACTGGCCAGCACGCGCACATCCTGAGAGGAGTGCACATAGGTCAGCCACGCAGGATAAGCCAAAGCGTCCATAGCCTCTTCAGCCAGGAGCTGTTTATAGGTCTCGATCGACTTCTCGATCTGAACCAGCGCGCGGTCGAGATCCGTCTCTACCGGCGTCACATGCGAGCGTACTTCTTCCACTTTGCCATTGATCATCGTGCGGCGAGGCACGCGATCGAGCAACGCGGCGGAGCACTGGGTCAGATTGGCCCAGAAGTCCGTAATCGCAGCTTCGAACTCCGTGCGGGAGAAGCCCGACACACCAGCCACATGCTTCAGGCTGTCGATAAAGTGCGACTGATTCGCGGTCTGATCGGCAATTTGCAGCTTCTCATCGATACCATTGAGATAGTTGTGATTGGCGATCATCATGGCGTTGGACACAGGGCCCAAGCCCATGCCGCTGCTGCCTAGCTGGCTGACCATCATGCGATGGCCCTGCCGTTTCCAGTTGGTCTGCAAGACCCGTGCAGCGCGGCGCTTCTCGAGCAGACTGGGCCCGCGCGGCGCCTCCACTACAGCGTCTTCCTCATCATCATGCAACAGCTTCCCTGGAAAGCCTTGCGCAATCAACGCGGTAACCGATTCCACCACACGAGGATCGTGATGGATCTGAGCGGGATCGTCCCAATCGGCAGTTCCCATAGTCTCCATACGAGCAGGTAGATTAACAACAGAGAGAAATACAAAGGGACACTGTGTATGGGACATGGGAGCATAAGCCTCATGCAGGACACTCACCGCATCAATTGCTTCAGCCCAATGGGCACTGGGCTGGCGGTTCATTACCACCGGGCCCAGATTGCGAACGTTGCTCTCACGCATCCCAGGAATGGTGATCTCATTACCGACCAGCACGGCGTTTTCCGGATGGAAGTCACCGTTGCAGTCGAAGGCCGTAAAGTCCGGCATCAAATAGCGGTTCTGGGTATATGGCAGCGGCACGCGCAGATTGCGCATGTTCACCACGCGATTCCAGAAGAAGCGCTCGAGGCGCCGGCGCATGCAGGGCACAGTCGTCACGGGACGGCCGTTGCGAACCCAGCGGATCAGAGACCACATATCCTCAACTTCATTGAGGTCATTGGTTGAGTCCAGAGTGTCTTCCACATAGGGAAGCATCGCCGTAATCCAGCTGAGCATCTTGGATTCGTCGCACATGGCTCCTAAGAACTCATTGAGCGCGATCTCAGCATACTCCGGTAACAGCGCGGCCTGATTGAAGTTCGCGACCCATTGCGGATCGCTGAACACCACCTGCGGTGCATGCAGCACTTGCATAATCGCAAAGCGAAAGCGCGAGCCCACGGTGCGGAGCTGCTTCTTGCCGGCGAACAGTACAAGGTCCCAGGCCAAACCCAGATAAACCAGGTCATTGCCTTTGAACAGCTTCATCATGTCGCAAGTAATGCGAACGCCGGCACCTGCGGGCAACTCTTCGCCCAACACAATTCCGGTCAAGCGTTGCGAAACAAAACCCATCCCGTCAACGTAAGGGAACACAGCCTTGCTGATCTTGGGAACGCGCACCCGGATCTCCTGACCACTGTCCAGAGCCACCAGGAAGCCATCCTCACCGATCAACTGAATGATGCGGCCTTCAACAGCCGCCTGATGCGGCGCAAACTCACGCTTGACGTACTTCTGGCGTTTGTAAACGTCGTTCTCCGACTTCACTACCCATTCGCGGTCGAGCTGGGCGGCCAACTCGTCCGGAGTCTTCGGAGCCAGCGGATCACCTTCACGGAAGCACACAAAAGTGGCTCCCTCGCCATCCCGCACGGTCACATCAGCAGCCTGCCACCGCACACCTTCACTGAACTCGCCCTTATAACCTTGATACAGGATATTGAGCGCTACGTCCAACGAACCGGGGACGTTGACTAACATGTAAGGGCTATCGAGCCCGTCGAGCAAGCGCAACCAGCGGCTGCGTTGCCTGTTGTCAGCGTATGCTTTCCTCACCACGTCATAGACAAGGTGATGCATGCAATTACTAGTCGTAGTCATAGTTATTACCATTCCTTATAGGGAGTGTTCGTGAGCACTCCGGTTAACCAACCAAAGGACCGAAGACAGAACAGACTCGTTCCTGTCCTCAAATAGAAAGAACTACACAGTTCCCTCCGGAGCATGGCGCTGGTTCACCCAGTGCCACACCCGCAAGGACTACTGCTCTTTGACAAACACATTCTTGCGATGAGCACCGGTCCGGTACTCTCGCAAAGCCGCCCGCTTCCGGGGCTCCGTATAACCACGCCGGTAATCCACAAATGACTCACCAGCTTTATAGGTGTCAGGGCTGAACGCACTGGACTTCACACGTACCGGATTCGAGTGATAGATAATCATTGAGCTTTCTCCAAGGCGCAAGATCTAAGGCACGGGGCGCCATTCCGTACTGGGGGAGCAATAACACGCTCCCCTATCACTACTTAGGAGTGAGACTTCGCCATCAAGGGCAGCATTGGATAATGCGCCACGGCGACCGCCTGGTGGTATGACGGAAGACCACTGTCTTCCAACTCGTCGTAACCGAAGTGATCAGCCTGCCGACGCAGGCCTACCACCGGATTCTCGGATAACCGCAACGCCGACCGCGACGCCGCAGAGGACACCGCGCAACGAATCGCTACGGTGGAACGTGCCGTTACTACTCGTGCTACTCTAGCCATGCAAACACCTCACTGGTGAAGCCCTGTAGTCCAGGGCTGTTGCAGCCTGGTGCAGCGCACACTGCATCAGGCCTTTGTCATCTATACAATTGGGGCGTAACAAGATGTTTCGTACACGCCCCGCCATGACGTCCACTACCGCAAGTGCTGCCACTCTGCCATCTGCTGCTCCCGCGCAGCATGGCGACTCTGTCTGCGATACCGCGCCCGCAAGCGCAGGTAGTTCACTAAATACAGGGCGAACGCACATCCGGCGGCCGTCCAAAGACACACGTCTGCTGTGATATGAATCATGGAAGTTCACTCCGACAGGACTGTACTGCTCACCTAGTTGCCGCTGGCAACGGCAGCTTCTTTAGCAGCGATCTTTGCACGCAACCAGCTGGAAGCTACCTTCATGGAAGGGATCGCAGCATAGGCGGACTGCACCGCGGGCGCTGCATACGCATAGCCCAGCTTTCCAGTCAACGCCACCAGTACAGATACATCCTTGGCCAGCCGGCCACTCGCCACTGCAACATCCTTGCAACCAACGGCAATCGCATGCGCATCCGTGTGTACCGCACCAGCGCGCTGCGTCGTCGAATCGATTACAGACTGCTGTGCATTCGTTCTCGTTGTCATGATGATTAGCTCCTGTGCCAGACGTGCTCCCAAGACTGCGCTTGGTGCTTCCTCGTCCGGCAGATGGGGTGGGCTCGAATCGTTCCGATAGGAGTACCCTGTACTAAATACCAGGGGTCTATCCGCAGACCTCATTTCCGTCTCGTGTCCGAGCCCGAAAACTGCGTCCGGAACCGCCAGGCTACTAGGAACCGGTCGCCAGGAAGCCAGGATTCCGGCCTCGTGTCCGAGCCAGTACTGATGGGACTCACCTTCCCGAAAGAGTAGGAAAGCTTCTGCCGGCCAACAAAACTTCTGTCTCGTGTCCGAACGCAACTATTGCTTGGGAGGGGATTTCAAGGTAGGATGAGTAGATAAGGAGGCATACTGCATGCCCACACAGAGTACGTCCACCGCAGCGGATGTTCTGATCCGGCAGTCGGAGCTGGATCACTTACAGGAGATGGAGACGGCCATCCAGGATCGCATTGCCACCCTGAGATCGGAACTGAGCTCCATTGTCGAGCAGAACAGCACCAGGGAAATAGTTCGGAACGAAAGCAAACTGGTCAGCGCGCTCCCGGCCGTCAGCGCAGTCCCCAGCGGGCGCCGGACCATGAGCGCCGCCGCGCGTGCCCGGATTGCCAATGCCCAGCGGTTGCGCTGGCAGCTGAAGCGTCGCCAGGACGCCCAACAGCAGCATGTCGCGGCGTCGACCGCCGAAGCTCCCGGCCGTAAAGCCAAAGCTAAATCCAAAGCCACCAAGACCAAGGCCGCTTCCAAGAAAACTCGCAGCCGGGTTGCCCCGCTTTCCGCCTCCGGGATCTCCGCGGCGGACATGGCCGCGCTCACCGCTCCTGCCTCTGAATAAATCTTCGACTTTATTTCCTTTGTTTTCAAGAATCTGGCGTCCGACCAGGTTCTTGCCTATTGACACCTAACTAACAGTCTGTTAGATTTCTAAGTAGCTTCTCCTTGCGGTGGAAGCGTTCGATTCTCCAGGTGCGGAAATTCTCCTTATTAACCTCCTTTGGGAACGTCTCGCGGCGTTCCCTTCTTTTTTGGTTAACTGATCTCCCGGTAGCAGCATTCGCCGGCGAGCCAGGCCCGCACATTGGATTCGATTCCCTGGATTCCAGGCCCGTAGGCGATCCGCGGCGGGCAAGGCAGCTGGTAGCACGCGTAGACGGTATGAATCTGCCGATTTAGTTGGGAGTGAAGCGCGCCCGGTGATCAACGCCGGCCCTGCGAATGGAGCCCTCGGGAAATCATACACTTCCCGGGTCAGCTTTTTCCCCGGCTCAGATGGGATGAGCGGGGAACTAATCAGGCGCTCAGTATGCTCTCTTTTGGTAGCAGTCTCAGGTTCCTAACCCAGTCCAGGGGGAGTTGCCCATAGACGGAGGTGCGTCCGCTGGCGCCTTCACACCCCGCTTTCCGCCTGCCAATTTACTGCTCGGCTTTCATTGTAATTAGGTGTGACTTTCTTAATAAATCTCTCGGATAAAAAGCTCTTAAATTGGTCCTGGTTATGCTATACTTCCTCTTGGGTGAAGATCATTACACACCTAGTGGGGAGAAATGACCGCATTCCAAGATAGCATTTCAGATCTCAACATTCCTGTATTTTCTGCATTCCAAAACAATCAGAACTATTACGTCAGCCCGAGATTGAAGCATCTGCTGGTGGACGACTTCGATAACGGATTCACTCTGACACCACACGTACATCCGGACGACCAAGAGTGTCTGGACAACGCACGCCTGGAAACGCTGTTGACAGGCAAGGATTCCCGCATCGATCACCGCTTCCGCGTAGCCGGCGGCGGCTATCACCGGATGGTGGGCTGGCACAATGCCTATACCGACCCATGCGGGGATATTACCGGGGTTCAAATGTCCTTCGTAGACGTCGGGACGGTACCGGAGAACTCCATTAGAATCAATCGTCCTCAGCACCATAAGAATGCCGTACCGAGGCTCGCCTTTGACCTTGAGCGGGTCCTGGTCAACACCGTCCAGTCCGTGCTCGACTGCGCCGCCGAAGAGGGTATCCCTGGATACGGAGACATCATGAGTTGGGAGGAATTCCACGGCCCCATTCCCTGCATGTGCGACCGATGTAGCTACTATCTGAACAACGGACCCACCATAACCGACGACCACGACCGCAATCTGTTCCGCGCGCTCCGGCGCCGGCCGGACGTCTATCTGAATGCGCAGCCTTTTCCCGATATCGATTTTGAGTCCCTGAACGCAGGCGCCAACGAAGACCAATATCTGCTGTATTTTCTAGGCAGTTGGCACCAGCGGCGATGCGGGGCCATGTCCCACGACTGGCTAAAGGCCCATGGGATTACCGACCATCAAGGAATCCTTCCGGATTTCTGCCAGGAAGATAAAGTCATGTTTCTGCGCGCCGCTAACATCGACTTCTTCCTCACCTCCCATCCTGAACTGGTGCTGCAGACGCGCGCCGCCGGCATCAAGTCTTTTCTTATCGACCGTCCCTGGAATCGTAAATTATATAATCCCTTCAGAGTCCACAGTATTGACGAGTTTTTGATGCAGGCCGGCTACGTTTCTTCTACCCCCGAGCCCTGCGCTGCCATTACTTTCTAGCCTCCCCGCTATACTAACAAGGGGCAGATGCCTGAATCTGCCCCGGATTTCACACCCTCCCTTTTCCACGGGGTCAAGATCACGCCCGGGGGCGGCCTGGTGGCCGACAAAGAGATCCTTAAGTTTGAGGCGGATCTCGACGAAGATTCCCAGATTCTTTCCCAGCTTCTCCCCCTCCCCACCATCCAGCTGACCGAAGAGCAAGCGCTCGAGGTGAACCGCGACCAGGCGGCCACCCTGCTGCTGGACTCCGCGGCTAAAGCCCCCATGCGCTGCTCCGCCGGCTGTTATTTCATACCGCAGTGCCCGCTGGCCCAGATCAAGAAACATCCGATCGGTAAGGCCTGCCCTCGTGAATCGCAATATGTCGTCGAGAGATTTATCGCCTGGATGCGGGAGTTTGGCCGCACCCAGAGCACACTTTTAGAAAGCGAACGTGTAGCCATCAGCCAATTGGTAGGACTACAGGTCGAGTTGCTGCGGATCCGCGCCATCCTGGCGCAACCCGAGCATTCGAACCTGCAGCAACGGTCCGTGCGGGATGTCAACGCACAGGACGGGACACCCATTGCGTGGGAAGACCAGATTCACATTGCCGCTCAGCGCGAAGACCTGATCATCGTGCAGATGCGCATGATCATGCAGAGTTTCGAGTTGACGCCGGAGATGAAGACCCGGCGCAAGAAGGCTCTGCAGATCCGCAATGACCAGGACCTGGCCACGCATCAATCCAGCATCTACGACAAGCTGCGGTGGAACAAGAAATCCGCGCTGCCTGTCATCGATGTCGACCCCCAGCAGTAAAGAACTCGGAGGCTCAATTTGAACCCGATTACCGCTTATCATCAGAACACACTGTTAGTTAGTTCCCAAATGCTGGAGTCCCTGGTTGACAGGTGGAAATCCATCGGAATCCTCGAGCGCGGCCGGATTATTGGCCTGCTGATGAACGATGAAAACCAGCTGAGCTCCGAAATGATTGCGGACGCAGTCGAGATCACCCCGCAAACGGTGCGCAACTACCGGCGCGCCAATCTCCTGCCGGCCGACATCAAGTCCTTGATCGACCTGGGAACCATTGGCCTGGTGGAAGGCCTGCGCATGGGCCGCGAGCGGGCGCAAAGTACGACATCCAAGGATACCCCGCAAACTGCGGGAGCCCTGAATGATCTGCAGGACGGCCCTTATGTGCATAGCGCAAATCCTGCGGAACCTGAGCCGGAACCGGAACCGGTCTTTGAGGCGCCACCGGAAAAGGCGCAGGAACGCAAGGATGAGGTATTCGAGAAGGACACCTGGTCGATCAACCTGCAATCGTCCAGGGTAAGGACCTACGAACAGCTGGTGGCAGCCTGTAACGTGGACCTGGAGCTCTGGGAGTGCTTGCGCTTCGAGCCCAGCAGCTACGAAGTCACCTACGTGCCGCGCGCTACCCGCGATTCCGGCAAGAAGAAGTGGATCCGGCCAGACGCCAAGGCCATTACCGTACCGATGTTTACCTGCAAGGCCAAGTTTGTGCGCAGGCAGGATGTGGCACTCAACCGGGCGGTAATTGACCACTTCAAGGCTGAGTTCGAAGAGTTGCTGGACCGGATCAAAGTCAAGCGGGTCACCAAACACAACTTGCAAGGGCAGGAAACCGGCTACGTGCTGGAGATCAACATCGCCGATCAGCATTTCGGCAAGTTGGGTTGGTCAAAAGAAACGCTGGAGCCTGACAGCGACCTGGAAACCACTTCAAAGCAGTGGCGCAAAGCCGTCGAATATATCCTGGCGGATACGTCCCACAAGCGCTTCGACGAAATCATCTTCGTAGTAGGCAACGACATTTCCCAGGTCGATAATCACAGGCGCGAGACCACCCATGGCACCGCGGTAGATAGCGACAGCCGCTATGCCAAGATCTATACGCGCGTGTTCGCGGAAGTGTTGTGGGCCATCCGGCTGTGCCAGCAGTACTGCCCTAAGGTGCACGTCGTGATCGTGCCCGGCAACCACGATATGAACACCTGCTTTACCTTAGGCTTCGCTCTCCATCTGGTTTTTGAGAATGATCCCAATGTCACCGTGGATAGCGACCCCTGCCCTAAGAAAGTCTACAAGTTCGGCAAATGCCTGGTGGGCTGGGAGCACGGGCACGAAAGAGCTCGCCGCCGGGAGATCGCATTGAATCTAGCCGTGGACTTCCCCAACCTGTGGGGTCAGACAGAGTTCCGTGAGATCCACACCGGGCACGAGCATCACCTGGAAGTTGAGGATGTGCAGAGTGTGATCGTGCGCCGCGTGTCGTCGCTGACCAGCAACGATTACTGGCATCACACCAGCGGCTACATCGCACAGCGCGCTACTGAGGCTTTTCTCTACCACAAGGACCGCGGCCTAGTGAGCACCCACCTGTACGTGGAATCCAGACATCGGCCCCTACTGCAAGATGCAGCCTGACGAAGAAAGGACAACAACTATGGACCGCTACAAGAATCTCGAAGAAGCTCTCATCCTGATCGGCGACGCACGCGATTACCAGATGAAGAACTGGCCCAGCGTGGTCATTAACGGCGGAGGCCGGACGCTGGAAGAGTGGATCATCCTGATGGACGTTTATTTGACCAAGCTCAAGGAGATCTACGCAAAGACGCCGGCCTTTATTGGCGACGGCGACGTTCCCAATGAAGATGGGCTGAACCGGATTGAGAAATACGCCGCGATCCTGGCCAATCTGGCGATCTGGGCGGTGCAGTCGGCCAAGGCGGTGGAATGCAAGACTCCGGTCGAGCTCGCCGCGGAAGATCTGCTCAATTTCGTGATCGCCAAGTACAACATCAATTCCCTGGATGAGTTTACCTGTCCGATGCATCGCCAGTTGGCGGAAGCGCTGGGGAGATTCCAGAACCAGGAACCGGAGAAGGAGCCAAGTGTCTAATTATGTGGAACTTGACGACGCCAGGTTACAGGCATCGTCTGGCCATCTGGACGATATCGATGTCCTGGGCCTGTTGGAGTTTGCGGATCTCTGCGCTTTCGATCCGGAAGCGCGTGCGGAAGCCATCGCCCTTGCCGATTTAGCCATAAAGGACTCTGTGCCGGCTACGCCCGCCGAACCTAAAGGAATCCTGTTCGGTGCGCCGCCGATTGTCGACGGCTCGAATAACCCGTCCTTATTTGGCAGTTATCTGGATTCCGACGACCGGTTATTCGGAGAAAGCGATTAAGAATGAACAGCATTTGGATCATCTGGGCCGTCAACCTCCTTTTTCAGAACTTCGCCTTCACCTTTGTGAGCCGGGCGCGTTCCTCCGGTTCCCTGAGGCGCCACGTTGTGGCGGCAGTGATGTCCAACTTTGCTTACATCTTTCAGCTTTCTATCATGCTGGGTCCGATGATGGCCTACATGACAGGCAAGCACGGCGTGCTTGCTCAAGTGGGAGTGGGTCTTTACTACACGGCATTTACCGTGACCGGATCCGTCGTGGCACATTCCTGGGCCCTGAAGACTGAGAAGGGCAAAGGTGCAGTAGGCGCCAATGACAAGTACGTGCAGATCTCCAGGGAAGAGTGGGCCGAACTCCAACAATCGATTAGTGAATTACGCCTGCGCGCAACCCGCGCAGCCTGACATCCATTTACAGGCCTCCGAGCCAAGGAGGACAAGCAACATGCAGACCAGACACGTAGGTGTTTTCGATGAATCGAGCGATGATGATTGCCCTGTTTACGACTTGCTGTCCTGGGACTTGCCCGGACACAGCAGCCAGCGTACACCTATCCGGAAGAAAACCACATGTCCAAAACATCCTCGTTAGGCCACTCTCGCAACTTCAACAACCCGCCTAAGCTTCAGAACCAGAGCATGCAGAAGATCGGCGGCCTGCCGGTGATTCCCAACCTTACCAAGCCGGTGTTGCACCAGTTCACTCCCAAGCCGGCCATGAAGAACATGCCCTTGTTGCGGCCGGCCAAGACCGGGGTGAACGGCCGCCCGGCTAAATCCAGACTGGCGATTCCGCCGGGGAGGCCCTGATGGCCCGCGGCAATCCGGTAGGTCCCATCTTCGGCATGAACAACCAGAGCTTGTACGCGGTGCCGATCAGCCTCGCTAACCAGAAGGCCATGCACAAGCGGGGAGTCATAGCCTCCCACAACGGATTCAAAGCCGGCCAGGCGCCCGTTATCCGTAATACTTCCCTGCCCAGGATGCCGAGGAAACTGAAATGAGTACTTTCTTCTCTGTGCCGCCGGCGCGCCAGTCGATCGGCGCCGGCAACGGCCTCAAAACCACCCGCAAGCCCATCCGGAAGGGCAACCTCTACCACCGCGGAGTGCCGCTGCCTCCGCCGGAGCGCCAGCCCGGCTTCAATCCGCGGCAGCGCAAACCATGACACGTCTGCTCGATCATATCTTTCCTCGGAAGGCCCCAATACCCCGGCCGGCGGTGACCGTGCGCCGCCTGTTTAAAGCATCTGAGGGGAAAGGCACGGCAGGTATGCGCCAGACGATACACGTACGGGATTCCCGGCGGAGCAGCCGGGCCATTTAAGGCTCTGCGTCTATACTAGCAACCAGTAGTGACGGACTCCGCATCGCGCGAAGCCTGGCACAAGGTGTGAAATGAGTCTATTCAGCAATGAACCATTCAACAAGATTCTAGGTATGGCTAAGAACTCCGCAGGCCCGGGCGGGTGGTTGGGAAAGTCTATGTCGACACTAGGTGGCCCAAGGCGGACCGCCCTAATCGCCGCAGGCGGAGCCGCGGCCGGCGCCGTGGCTGGCGGGACTTTAGACGGAGATCATCGTACCCAGGGGGCTGTTGCTGGAGGAATATTGGGCGCCGGAACCACAGTTGGTGGAGGTTTGTTGGGAAAGAAGGCCCTAAGTCTCCTCGCAGGCAGGGTGGGGATGTAAATCATGGCTACTCTTAGCGCCAACAACTTGGGAAACATCTTCAAGGGCATCAAACGCGGTATCTCGAGCGGCGTTGGCAAAGATCTACGCACCTTGAACGGTGTCAAAGCTCTGGCCTCGAAGTCCATGCTATACGGAGCTGGAGGCGCGGTGCTGGGGGCTGGTACGGGTTATGCCACCTCCGATAGCGATAGTAAGGTGTCCGGCGCGATTACCGGCGGGATCCTCGGCGGTATTGTGGGCATGGGCGGAAAGATGGGCTGGGAAGCCCGGGGCAACCTGACTTCCGCCGCGCGCCGCGGCTACGCAGGTGGGATGTCGGGTTTTCGGGGTGACATGAGTGCTGCGCGCAACATGCGTAGACAAGCAGTCAGTGGCATTCGTGGAGCTGGTGATATACCAATGGGCCCGCGGGCCTCCGCCGGCGAACGCATGGAAGAGGGCATTTCTTTCGGCGAAAGCCGTCCTGTCCGGGTCAATCCAGAGTATCCCAATATGCGTGCCTCACGCTCAGGTGCATCCTGGGCCACCGCAGAACAGGGTGACATGGCCGACGCGGCGATTCATCAGGCATCTATGTTCCCGCAGTTCCACAACAGTGTCCCATCGGCAGTTCCACAGGTTGCTATGGGCGGGAGTCCTTATAACAGAATGCAACGAAGTATTTCTAACCGCTCCATGTTCCCCAATCTGAAGTTCTGACGAACACCTCGGTAACCCGCCCTGTTTAGTACCCCATACCTATACTAACAACCAGTGTGATCACTGACGAACACGACCCCAGTAGAATTACCGGGACAGCTGCCACCGCGGTAGCCCTGGGTTCGCTCGCCGTGACTTATCCCCTGTGGCAGCCGGTTGCCATGTCGATCGGCCGCCAGGCCGGTAGAAGTGTAGCGCAGTGGCCTTCGCAGATCTCCCAGATGTGGGAAAAGGGGTTGGATAAGACTCCCATACTCCCATTCACCGCAGCGGGTACCATGCTGGGCCTGGCCTTTTCCAGGCCGGAACACCGTACGCACGACATGGCGGTTGGGGCAGTAGCTGGGACCGTGGCTGGCGTGGCCTTAAAGGGCGCAGGCATGTACCAGCATCACTGGGGTAAAGCCAAACTGCCTTTCTATGCAGCTTTGTACACCGGCGCTGTGATCGCCGGCGCGCACTTCAACCAGGATGCCCAGGAACAGGCCGGAGTCCGCAATTCGAATACCGGCGAGGTCGAGCATATCAGTCCGGAAGAGTCTGCGCAGATGAACCGCCGCATGAATAGTGGAATGCATGACCGGATGCGCAATATCAATGCCTCGGGCGACATGCTCTTCGGAATGAGATAACCATGGACTGGAGTTGGATTCGAGATCTGCCACGCAATGCCTCCCCGGGCCGCGTCTTGCAGTACGGATCCGCCGGCGTGGGGTTGGTGGCCATGCCTGCGATGCTGTACTCGGCAGCGCGGGCTCCGCGCGGCGAGAAGGTCGGAACATTCGCCGCCGTGGGATCCAGCCTGGCGGTCTGTCCGGGCGCCGCGGGCGCCGCGGCATTGACAGCCGCATTCCTTCCTGGAATCGGTCCGGTAGCCGCAATGGCGATGCCGTTTGTGGCCGCCGCGCTGGCGTATACTCCCGCATCCAGACTAGAACAGATCCTGCGCCAGGGTGTACGCACCTTCAACCAGTGGGAAAAGTCCACCCGCCGGTTGGAGTGCGGCGGAGATTACCGGGATACGGAACTGGCCTCCAATCAAAGGCGGGCCGCTATCTCGGAGATGAATTCCGCCCTGGTTCCGGCGCGCAGAGTATTGGGGCAAGAAGCGTTGCTGATGCACCGCTAAGGAGAAACTGGGATGGCTCTGAATAAGTTTCCGACCGCTCATTGCATCTGGGGTTGGTCTCCCAACATGACCATGGCGGATTTCCCGTCGACCGAAAGCACACCTGTGGTCTTGATCAGCCAGGCGGTTGCCGATGGCTACGGTCAGTATGTTGCCATGAACGCCCGTTCGGTGCAACTCGAAGTGGCATTTCAGAACGGCAATGGCACCTGCGGCCTGGAGTTGTGGGCACAGATCAACGGGGTGGACACCAAGGTCTGGTCCGTCGCCAATCTGACGCCGACCACCGTGGACGCTCTCTTTGTAGGTAACGTCGAGCGCGTGGACCTCGCCTGCAACCTACTCAAGATCCATGTGGTTAACCCGCAGAACGGCTGGGTAACGGTTAGCGCCCGGCGTAACTCGTAAAGCGTCTCGATGGACGATTTCTTCAAGATTATCGATGCCAACAATCGGGATGCGGCCGGCAACCTAATAGATCCCGGGCTGCTCGATCGCCTGAATCATCCCTACTGCCAGACTTGCATCGCGGAGTACCGGACCAAGTTTCCCGATACGCCTTTCCAGATTGCTTGTCATGGCATTTATTCAGAGGAAGAGATCGCTCAGCGAGCCATTGACGTAGATGAGCCGGAAGAAGAGATCCGCGAATGCCTAGACCCTGTTTACTGGGCGGAAAAGCACTACAAGACCCCTGACGCGGAAGGCAATTACGTTCCATTCATAGCGCGCGAATACCAGAAACCCATCCTGCGTTGCACGGCGCAGCGCAAGATCGACCGCCTGGCCCGCGGACTCGGCAAAACCTCAATGGGAGTGATCGAGGAGTTGCACATTGCCTTCCAGCGCAAGAACTTCTCAGCGACCATCGCTACACCGCAAGAACACCAGAAGCAGATGTGGTACGACGAAATCCTGCGTACGCTCAATGACGACGTGGATCTACGCGGGTCCCTGGTCTCGAAGAAGCAGAAGCCTTACGGGGAATTCCAGCTCTCTAACGGAAGCACCATCCGCATCTTCACCGCCGGTTCCAAATCCGGCCGGGGCGGCGGCGGCATCCGCGGCCAGAATCACACCCGCCGGGTACGCTTGGACGAGCAGGACTATTTGAGCCCGCAGGATTGGGGCGCCATCGGTCCGCTGCTCCACCGCTTTCCGGACTCCTCTTTTCACGGCAGTTCCACGCCTACAGGTGCACACGAAAAGTACTACGAGATGTGCACTTCAGACCCCACCATCAAAGAGTTCTATCTGCCGATATCCGTACATCCAAATTGGGGTCCGGAGATGGAGGCCGCCTGCCGGCGGGAAGCTCGCACCGATGCCATGTACGACCATGAGTACCTGGCTTTGTTTGGGACCAAGGAAGCCGGAGTTTACAAGAGCCAGTATGTTGACGCCGCCGTCCGCGATTACAAATACGCCGAGGAGAAGTACAACCCCTATCTGCATTACTTCCTTGGTGTTGACTGGAATGGTATGGGCACCGGAACTCGCATCCGGGTGTTGTCTTATGACGTGGCAACTACTGTACGGCGGGTAGTCGACCACCTCAAGATCAACAGCACTATCACGGAGTCCATCACAGCCATCCGGGATATCAACCGTAAATGGCACTGTGACAAGGTGGCAATCGACGCGGGTATGGGCGCGATGCAGGCTGAGATCCTGCGCAAGATGGGCGCCGACAGTCCTATGCACCCGGACGACCACAAGTTGAAGGATATCTTAGTGGTGGACTTTGGGGCCACCCTGACGTTCAACAGGCTGGTGCCTAAACGGGATGACATCAATCGGGTGACCGGGGAAGATGCCATGGAAGTGGAGCGGCGCACAAAGCCCTTCATGGTCGAAGGTTCCGTCATGTGCCTGGAGGGCGGCCAGTTCGAATTTGCACGCACAGACAAGATTCTCGACGAACAGTTCCGGGCCTATGTAGTCAAGACCTGGTCGGCGCACGGTTACGCCAACACCTACGATTCCGGAGGTGTCGGCGATCACGATCTGGATGCCACTCTGCTGGCTCTGTTAGCGATCGAATTGAAGTACGGTATCTACTACAAACCGCACAAGAGCAACACTGCAGGATCCATCCGGCATCTGGCCGGCTTCGGACCGTCAGGCGCCGTGCGCGCCGGAGACCCTGAGTTTGACAGTGTGCGGGAAGTGCAGAAGTCGGAAGCCGGGATTCCTTCTCGGACCATTTCTCCGAACCGGGAGGCGTATCTGGCATCCATGCTGAATAATGGCAGCCGGGGTAAGGGTGCCCTCACCGCGCCGAATATGGCGAAGTCTTCTGTGCGGTCCAGAGTCGGTATCTTCCACAATGCCAATGCACGCACCGGACACTTCGGTGGCAACAACCCAAGGAGACCCATGTGAGCGAGGTCAATAACAATATCGCAACTCTGTCACTCGACCAGTTTGATGTCCCGCTGAACCTGGCAATCATTTCGGCAGGGCAGACCTGGGCCAACCGGCAGAAACTGCAGTATGCTGCGCTAAAAGGCCTTATGAAGGATGATTTCCTGGGCCTGCAGGACGCCTACGAGCAGCGCAGTCTGTATTCGGCGACCAACACCATGATATTAACACCGGCCTGGAAGTCGGTGGAAATGCTGGCGATGCGCAACCGCAATCTGCTCCTGCAATTGACCATGGATCCTCAATTGGGAATGATGGTCGGGCAGGAACTGGAAGAAGTGGCTGGATTGGGCGATACCTTTTCCGTGCCGGCTTCCATATTGGAAGACAACTCTGCTTTGGAATCGAGCATCGGGTCATGAGCTTCCAGCCATATCAATGGACTTACACGCCACCGCCAACCGTAACCCCGGTACCGGCTGCGCAGGTGCCTACACCTGCGTCTATTCTGACCACGGTGTCCTCGCCGGCCTCCAGTCGGGCCGCGCAGCTCATCTCCCGGCTGAGCGATCTGAATGCCACGGCTAAGTATCTCGAACAGGCCATCCTTGCCAGGGCCTCCTCAATCGGAGTGACCTTTGACATGGATAACGAGCCGGAACTGGTGCTGGCCCTGAAACGCCTATACGGCACGCTGCCGACGGGCATCTCGATTGCGATGTACAACCACCTGCTCGATGCGCTGGTCGGAACTCAGCGAGCGGCCGTGGTAATTGACAAGTTGCAATCGAGCAAGGTAGTGGATCCGATACAAGTGGCGGACCTGCTGACCACGACCGGATCGGTGGAACAGACCTTGCATCAGGACGGCAGTTATGAGAGTCAGTTGCCGACCCTGCTAAAGACCCTGAAGGGCGACCGGTTGATCTTCGATAACGTGACCTCCAGTCTGAGTCAGTATCCGGTCATGCAGCCTGGGACACCGGTTACTTCCGGACAGTCTACCGGCGCCGGAACGACTTATTCCCCAGCACTGAACAACACCAGTACCGTGAGTGCTGCCCAGGCCGCCGCGGCCAGCTCCACGCCCGTCGACGTGGATCCGGATACCGTCACCAACCTCAATGAGCGGCTGGATGCGTTTGAGAACAACTACAACGCCACCAACACCATGGTTACCGCGACTGAACCCGTGTTGACCGATATCAACAGCATTGCGCAGTCCTACCTGGCGCGCCCGCTGCAGGAACTGGCCATGGTTCTGAGTCTGCTCAGCTCGCTCAAGGCATTCTTCAGCAAGCCCAGTCTCTCCAAAATCACCGGCATCATGGAAACACTGATCCTGCCGCGGTTAATCGCTCAGGTCAGCGCTTTCAACTTCCTCCTGGATCAGGCCGTGCAGAAGGCCATGTCTCCGGCGCAGAATCTCATCAATTCCCTGGGAAGCCTGTTTGCTCAAGTCTCCCAGTCCACCAGCCAGATCGCCGCCCTGGTTTCAAGCAATACCCAGTTGACCGGCAAACTGGCAGGTCAGATTACAGGAACATCCAAGCCCAGTCTGACTGCCAGCCAAACCCAGGCGTTGAGCGCCCTACCTGTAGGCCTAGCCAAACTGAGTGGCAATCTCAGTTTTGCCATGAATGAAGCCACGGCCAAGCGAAACTACACCGAGACCAGCATGATGCGCATCCTCGATCGCAAGCTCGATCAGGACGGCGACCGCCTGGAAATCATGCAGAATCTCAGTTCGATCGACGCCCTGGTGGCCATCACCCAGTCGTTCCTGAACACTAAGTCTCAAAACGGAGTGCCGTACGGCAGTCCGCCGGCCGCGATTCAACAGGCCGTCAGCCAGTCTCTGAACTCCGCCGGAGCGGTGCAGCCTCAGATACCCACTCCGGTAGCCCAATATCACATCCCCGAGCCTCCCGCGCAGGCCACCGCCGTTTTCCAACGAGCCCAAGCCAGGAGTGCCAATGTCCCCGTCTCTGTTTGATCAACAACAGTACTATCTTGAACAACAACATCAAATGCGCCAGAAGGCCCTGCAGCAGGCCGTCAAGTTGTCCGGTCGGGAGTCCAAGGGAATGCTTGCCTGGAAGGCCATCCTGGTGGATGGTAACGGAAAGCCGATCATGCCCAAACCTCCGGTCAGCCGGAGTGGTTGGGATATTCCCAAGGAGGCCACCTTCCTTAAGACACTGCTATCTGGTGTGATCGGAGACGAGCGCCCGTTTCATGGACGGGACAAGCAGCAGAACAAACTCATGGCGGATGCTGTCAGCAGCCGCGGCTCGAACAAACGGTTCCAGGCCAAGGTAGCGGCCGAGACCGATATCGCCAACAATTACTGGGGATACCGCGGCGTGCTGCAGCCGGAATACGACCTGCTCGAGCCCTACACTCTCCTCGACGTTGAGGCCATCTACTTCAACGCCCTGAAACGCATGCGGTCTCTGTGTTTCCGCAACGGTGTGGAGTGGGTGGGAGAAAGCGACCCATTTGTCCGGTATATCCGCAAGCGTACCGATCAGATCGGCTACGTCATGGGGACCACGTTTGAGCAGCATTTGAAGGAGGTTTTATGGCATCTACTGGTTTGCAGCAACTGCATCGTAGTGAAGATCCGGGACAAGGAGAAGTCCGGGGGATACAGCAACGAGAAGAACAGCAACAAGACGCCGGTGGCCGGGTATACAATCGTGCCGCCGCACACGATCTTTCCCTACATGGACGGCTTCGGTCAAATCGCGTGGTGGCGCCGGTTCTACAAAGACGGCCGGCCTTACCGGGACTATCTACCGGAGGACCTAATACACCTACGATGGGACGTGAAACCCGGACACATCTACGGTACCCCAAGGGTGTATTCCGTCCGTGACGACATCTACGCGCTGCGTCGCCTGGAAGAGAACAACGAACTGCTGTTAATCCGCCACCTGTTCCCGCTATTCCACATTAAGGTGGGGAATGAAAAGGAACCTGTTGAGTACCTGCCTGATGGAGGCAGTGAAGTCGATGTGGTGCGGGCCAATATTGAAAACATGCCCAAGGAAGGCATCTTTGTCACCGACCACCGCGTGGAAGTGGACGTCAAAGGCGCAGAGGGTAAAGGCATCGACCCACAACCCTTAATCGAGCACTATAAGAAGCGCGTCTATGTAGGCCTGGGCACCTCGCCGATTGACTTGGGTGAAGGCGATACGACCAATCACGCGACCGCAGATAACATCTCTCAGAACATGAAGGACCGGATCAAAGACGATCTGACCACTTTTGGCAGCATGGTCAAGATGAATTACGTGAAGGAGATGTTCGAGGAGAGCAGCCAGGAGCATCTCTCCGTGCAGAACGCCGTGTCGGATGTCAGCCTGGCCTTCCATGAGATCGACGTGGACGGACAGATCAAGCTCGAGACGCATGCCACCAATCAATACACCAACGGAGTCATCGATCTGCCGGAAGCCCGGCGCGTGGCGCGGCGCAACAAGTTGACCAAGGAACAGGAAACTGAGATGCACTTCAGCCGCCAAACGATGGTGCTGGAGAAGTTCAGAGCCAAGACCCAGAAAGACCTGCTGCAGATGAAGCTCGATGGTACCGCCAAGGTGGCCATGCATACTGCGGCCATGGAACACGGCGGCACCAAAACCACGCACGTCAAGAAGTCCAACGCCAAGACCGGCGCCTCGGTCAGCCGCATGGTGAAGGAGCCCACCTCCCACGGCCGCAAGATGCTGTCCAACCTGGTACAGCCGGAAAACCAGCACGGCAAGAACCTCGATCCGCATAAGGCCAAAAGCTCCGAAGATCCGGATTTGGTGAAGGCATTGCTCGATGAACTGCAGGAAGCGCTGCAGGACCTCACAGAGTCCGGTTCTCTGACCGCGGCTCGCTGGCAGGAGGAATCCGGGAAGGTAATTGATGAGTTGTTACCGGAAAACCCGCAGCTGGGCACCAGTCTGAAATCCGCCGCCAAGTTCGGAATGGATGGAGATTTGTTGCCTTCCTTGATTCTTGCTGCACTTTCCCTCGAAGCTAACTAACGGTGTGTCTATACTAACAAGGGATGAATATGAGCAAGATCCCAGTCAACAACAATTCAGCACCGACACCCCGGGTGCATCCAAGCCTTCCGTCCGGCAAAATACCGCTGGGACAGTTCCAGCAACAGCTGACTATTCCCGGTATGTCGCCGGCTGAAGCCCACGGCCAGGCCATCCTCACCCAAATGGGTTTGCCGGGCTCGAAATAATCATGAACTGGCTGTCGATGCGCGACTTCCTGACCTTAGAGGTCAAGGGGACCGAAAAGGACAAACGGTACTTGTTCGAGTGCCGGGACGCGGAGTCTCCGACCGGTCATAGTCTGAGCATCAAGGCCGAAGCAACTCACGCCGCCATCGTGAACGGCAACGTCCGGTTCTACCGGCCGGACCGCATGCAGGCAGGAACCCATACCTGGGTGCCGGCGCCCGGACTGGCCCGTTGCCCGGTACTGTTGCACCATGACGACGATCGCGACCCAGTAGGCCGGATTCACGGCGCGCGCTATCAGGACCTGTCGTATCTGTATCCGGATCCGGCGGTGCGCCGGCTGATCTTTTACGACGGAGTGAAAGGCGCCAAGAAGCTCAACCTGTATGAGTCGGTCGATTGGGTGACCGACAATCTGCTGGCGCTGCCTAAATACAAGGGTCTGGGGTACATCGAGCTCGACCTGAACATTCAGGATCCAGACGCTATCCAGAAGATCCAGGACGGCCGTTACATTACCGTCTCGGTGGGCTTCCGGACCAACGCCGCTATCTGTTCCATCTGTCACTCGGACTGGTCTACGGATGAGCCCTGCGACCACGGGCTAGGAAAGATGGTCGACGGCCGGCGCATGTTCTTAATCTGTGGCGATCTGAGCTACAGGGAATGTTCTTTCGTGAACTTCCCGGCGGACCCCATGGGCCAGGTTAAGACCGGATCGGACGCCTTGAAGATGCTGTCCGACAGCGTCCAAACTCGGGTGTTCTTCATCGGACTGGATTCGAGCGAACGGGAATCGCGGCGCGCGGCGCTGCAGATCTCCGACACAGCCTTCACAGATTCTCTTAAGCTCCGGGCGGACATCAGCCTGGACGAGGACGATGTCATGGATTTGGAAAGTATTCTCCAGGAAATTGCATCCGACACGTTGGTCAAGGAGCGGGCGCTGGAATTGCGCGCGCAGCTCCAGGCCGTAGAAGATCAGACCTCGGTGAAGGCCGCCCTGGCCACACTGAACGCCAAGATCCGGGTGCTCGGATGGGCGGAGGAAGCCCCCAGCAAAGACTTGGTACAGACCAAGATCGACAGCCTGTCGGCCGTGCTTCCCACGCTCTCGCCGGAAGCCCGCGTCGTTTACATCCGCCAGCTGGCGGAGCGCGCCAAGGCCGCCGGTGTGGACTTTGTGCCGCCGGAGCTGAAAACCGTAGCCGACGCCGAAGATCCCTGGAAGGATTTCGTTGCAGAGGGTGAGGACGCTGTATATTTCGGCCGCACCGAGGATGAGTTCTACGATGAACTGAGCGCGGAACTCGAGTCGGCCGACGCCAAATTGAGCGGGGAAGCGCGCAAGAATCTGAAGAAGTCTACCTTCTGTGGACCGGGCAAGTCATTCCCGGTTCCCGACTGCGCGCACGTCACCGCGGCCCGCCGGTTGATTGGCAAAGCCAAGGTCAGCGAAGACGTCAAGAAGCGCATTCTTTCCTGCGTGGCGGGCAAGGCCAAATCCATGTCCTGCTCCGCAGAAGAGAAGAAGGACCGGATCACCGACAACCCGGCATTCAAAACGCTCACCGACCACTGGGTGGATGGGCCGGACGACGGCAAGAAGCCGTTTACGCACTCCGCACAGATGTTGCAGCATATCGATGACACCCACATGGTGCATGAGGGTCTCGAAGAGCATGAACGGCCGCACTTCCGGGAGGCTCTCTACTGCCTGCAGAACCTGTGGTCCGCCAGCGGCTCGATCGATCATATCAAGCAGCACATCGCCAATCGGGGCGAAACCATTATTCCGGCCAAGGATCTCGAACAGCTGCATGAGGCCATCGGCCGCTATGAGCTGGACCTGAAAGAGCAGAAGGCAGAGATTGACCTGCTCACTCAGGCGCAGAAGGCCATCATCACCGACTCCAAGCAGAACATCGCGCGGATCGTGGTATTGAGCAGCATGCTGCTGAAGGAACAAGGTTTTGAGGGACTGGACACCGCCCAAATCCAAACTGAGATTGATGCCCGGTCCAAGCGTAGTCTGGACAGCCTGAAAGATTCCCTGGACGATCTGCAGAAGAAGCTCCAGGGTGATCCGGCGCCCTCCGGTAAGAAACAGGATGATGTTCCGGTCCGGCAGGTCAGTGACAAGGCCCAAGTAGCGGATCCGCCCGTCACCACCGAAGCCCCCTCTCAGGACAGCGAGACTGAGGAACCCCAGGTGAACGCGAATATGCTGCGAGCCCTTTCCCCGCGTGAACGCACCCGCGTAATGCTCCGGGAAAGATCCCGCCGGCTGAAACAGTCGCTGGGAACGAACTAACAGTTAGTTAGGAGATAAGAGTTATGTTTGACGTCAACAATCAATATACCGGGACATTCTTCGGTAAGGACCGTATCGGCTTTACCACCCCGGATGCCGAGGGTAGCGAAATCCTGCGCCCGTTTCTTCCGGTTCCCTACCCGGCCCCCTGGCTGCCCATCCGTCGGCGTGACGAAGGTCATCCGGTAGGCGCCGGCGTGGTTCTGAGTTCGAACTATGTGGTGGGTCTCGATTCTTCGGGAGCTCTGATTCCGGCCGGACTGCGTAGCGGTCCTACCGGCAACGGCGGCCCTGCCCAGTATCTGCAATACGGCCCCGACGATGTAGGGTTCACCTATAACCCCATCACCGGTGTGCCGGTGGCTTCCGCCACGGAAACGGCTTTGATCGCCTGCGCTTCGGACGCTAGCACTTCCGCTGGCATCACGGTCAACGGGATCGTTTTTACAGGCGCCCAGGTGACTGCGGCGCTGGCCTGCACGCTGGTCGCTGGCGGCATCTCCCGCCCGATCGGCTATGTCATCCGGAACGTCTTCCAATTCCTGGGCGGCGTTAATGTCACCAGCACCACCGGTGGCATGCAGTACACCATCGACAGCATGAACCCGGCCAAGGCCCGCGTGACCAACTACATGCACGAGCCCGGCACCGCCGTACAGACCTCCGCAGTGTTGCGCATGCCCTGGATTGGGGCTACGCCCAGCACCCTGCAGACTCTGGCCACTGCGGCCGGCTTGAGCACCTCGCAATACCAACAGGACGCCTGGTCGCAGAGCTTCCTGCATATGTGCGGTACCAAGGGTGCCAGCGTCGGACAGTTCTTCCCCGGCTGCTCGGTAGTTCCTGGGGACCAGAACGGCGCCGCGGATTCCGGTCACTTCATTCCGTACGATTCGACCAAGCACAGCTTCGATCAGATCTGCGGCCGCGTGATCGGCGTGGAAAGCATGTACCCCATTCACGGATATGCGGACCGCGTACGCACCCAGTTTGACCGCGCGCAGAACTTCGTCGGGCCTTTCACCGAATCGCATCCGACGCAGATGATGATGGGCGGCAGCGCCACCAAGGGTCTGGACTATCAGATCAACATTTCGACCAAGGGTCTGTTGCGCTCCTTGCTGCTCGCCGGTGTTACCAACATTCCGGCGGAAGCGGCCACGTATGCCTGGATCGCATTCCGTTCGGTGTAACTAACCATATGATGACTCTCCGATCTGCGGTGATTAAAGGCCGTGCCCGCTTTACTCCGGATGGACTGCGCTGCGCGAATCCCCGGGAAGCGGACGAAGAGCGGTTGTGCAACAAGTTGATCTGCAAGCCAAATGATGCAGGTCAGACGGCCGGCAAGTTTCGTTGCGATCGCTGCAAGCAGGACATTGAAGTTGCTTTGGTCCTGCCGCGGCGCGTAGCTTAGAGCAGTATTCAAACTAGAGGCTCAGTGGAAGCCCTAAGTCCTTTTCAAAGGAGTTAGGTACTTCCATGGGTAAAAAAGCAGTCAAGAAAACGCAAGATTGGGCCGTCCAGCTGGACAAAGATGACCTGATTAACTTAAACCTGCTCGATACGGTCTTCCGTACCAACGGATTCGATCCGGACGGCGAGCACATGATCATGAAGGACGCGATGGATGTTCCCAACGCCGCGTTCCTGATTCCGCGTGTGCTAACCCAATTCGTGCAGGAAGGTGTGGAACCCCTGCTAGTCGGTGCCAACCTGTTGCAGCGGATTGAGTACATCCCCGGTATGCAGACGGTCTTCCCGGCCATCGATGTGTTGAACGCGCGAGAAGTGGGCGACGGCATGGGCCTCCCCATCTTCAACATCAACATCGGCGGCGGCCAGACTTACGGCGTGTCCGTCAAACGGCACGGCCTGATGCTGCGCATCGCGGAGCGCTTTGTTGACCAGAGTTCCTACCCGTGGCTCAACTGGTGGGTCAAGCTCGCTGGTCAAGCCCTGGCGCGCCACAAGGAAGAGTACATCTTCAACTGGATCACCTCTTTGGGCACGTTGGTCTTCGATAACTCCACCGCCGCCCGCACCACCAACGGCGCCGGTCTGACCACCAGTGGCCAGGCGCAACCTATCAAGGGCGTCACCACCGGCCGCAACATCATGGGTGTTTTCAACGGCTCCATGACCATGGACGACGTCTATGATCTGTACGCCACCACGCTGACTCAGGGCTTCATTCCCGACACCCTGTTAGTGCACCCAATGACCTATCTCATGTGGGTCAAGGACCCGGTTATGAGAGAATTTGCAATCCAAGCCGGCGGTGGAAACTTCTTCCAGGCCTTTACAGGCAACGCTGCGGCTAAGGCATTCGAAGGGCAGTACAACTTCTTCGGCCTCGGCCAGGGTCTTGGACAAACCGGTAAGTTCGAAAACGGTACGCAGCTCGGCACCGGGCAGACCGGGACCGCACAGGGACTGCCGCAAAACCAGACCTCCGCTCCCACGCTGCTCAACTATTTGGGCCTCAACTTCACCATCCTGGTGTCGCCGTTTGTGCGCTTCGACCCGCTCGGCCGCAATACGGACATCATGCTGTTTGACCGCCGCAACCTGGGCGCCCTGATCGTCGACGAAGATCCGCACGTCAACTCATTCAACGATCCGCACTACAACCTCCGCAACATCGGTGTGGAGGAGACGTACGGCTTCGGCATTTTGAATGAAGGACAGGCCATCACCGTAGCCAAGAACGTGGCCATCCGCCCGAACGAGTTTGTCCTGCCGGCCCGCGCCGTGATGAATATCAGCGAAGCAGGCAGCACGTTCCAACAGCTCAGCACCATCAACCAGTTCGGTACCAATCCGACCTCGGTATTGTCGTAATCCTACCACGGAGGCGGCGGTTTAGCGACTGCCGCCTCCGGTTCACTTTTCGAATATCCATATGGCGAAGATCATTGAGTTTCCCCATCCCGCGGCGCCTGATTATAACGGCCGCGTGGTCATGCTCGACCGTGCCAAGGCTAATCGCTTTCAGTGCCGTGGCTTGAATTTAGGCATGCGCAACCAGATGGCCGTCGTGCCGTCCGACGCCTCTATGCCCATGATCCGGAAAGCCATCGAGGATGGCATCCTGATCGATCTCACGGAACACCCGGAGATCTGGGAACAGGCTAAAGCCAAAGAGTTGGCCGTCGACGAAAGCGATGTAGGCAAGAAGTCTTTCACTGCTACCCGCCAGTTCTTCCGGGATCTAGGTATTGATCCAGATCCTGAAGCCTCCGGCGATGAGATGGTCTGCTACTGCACGGCGGACGCCGATGAACAAAAGCGGATCGAACAAGCCATACCTAAGGCGCTGCAACCGGCGGTAGCCGGCCAGCCCGTCCAACTACCCTCAGGTCTGTTTGTGCCACCGGGAATGGACAATCCGGATAAATACCTGCTGCGATGAGTGCCCCTCTCATTCAATCCACAGCGCCGGCGCCCGGCGAAACGGATGTGGTGCTCGGCCGCGCCATCATCATCCTGTTTGACCAACCCGTCAATCCTCAGTCCCTGAGCAGCGCTACGTTTTCTCTGCAGGGCCCTGGACAAACCGCTATTGTGGCCTCCGACGGCAGCATCATCTCGGACGTCACTGCGCCTACCGGGCGCGAATACATCACCGGAACCTTCACCTTCCCCGCCCCCGGACCTACGGATACTTTCCTCCAGAACCAGCAACTGATCTTCACTCCAGCGGCCACCCTGCGAGCCGGAGTCATTTACACGGTCCTGCTGGTGGGTGCGACCTCCGTCCTGGCGACCACTTACATCAAGAACCCGGCCGGCGAGGCCATGGCGGAAAGTTACAAGTTCACTTTCACTACCGGCACCATTAATGAGAGCGTCACTCCGCCTACGTCGCCGGTTGCTCAACTCAATCCCTGGGAACTTCCGGTTCTCGATCCATCCCAGATTCAAGTGTCTCCTAAGGCTGCGATCGGCAACAACCTGAGTACGGTCACACTGACCTTCCCCGCCCCCATCGATCCGAATTCCTTCAGCCCCAGCGATCTACTGGTCGCACTCGAGCCGCTGCTGGGCGATCCATCCATTATTGTCGATCCTGCAAGCGCTTCTATCAACATTGCCGGGAACACCATGACAATTACGATCAGTACGCCTGTGAATCCCCCAGTGAACACATCCACTGGTCGGACTCCGGTATCGATCTACGGTATTCAGCCACCCACCACCGGCGACTGGCTGCAGGGAGATTCGGTTGTCAACACCATTCCTGTATCCGGCGGCAATATCGGCTGGATCTGCGTAGCCGGAGGTAACCCGGGCACTTGGGAACCTTACGGCATCATAGGGTGACTTTCATGCGAATCTCCTTGGCCGCTTTAGTACTGATGCTCGCGAGTCTTCCCGGTCAAGCCCAGGTTCCCGCGGGCGGAGCTCTTACAGGCAACTTCCCTCGGCCGCACCTGGCCCCAGTGCAGACGGATGTGCTTACTTTCCAGGGCAACCTGACATTTACCGGAAGCCTGGATGCCTCCGCGAGTCTGAATACCAAGCCAATCCAGATCGGCTCGGTGTTGCCGCCTACACCTTGCAGTCCCTGGTCCTGGTTTATTCTGACCACCGGCGTGCCAGGCCAGAACTTGTACGAATGCACTCTTAGCGGCACATGGCTCGAAGTACTAGGTATCGGGGGTGGCAATGGTAATGTTCCGTTCGGCGGAACTGCTGCGCAGGTGCTGCGCGGCGACCTTACCTGGTTAACTCTAAACAGCGATGCCGTTCCGGAAGGAACGACAAACCTGTATTTCAGCCAGGCGCGCGCCATTGCCGCGTTATCCGGTTTGTATCAGGCTCCCATCTTAGGAGCTCCATCTACCTGGCCTACTTTGGCGACCGTCAGTTCCACGGGAAGTTACAACGACCTCTTGAACAAGCCGACGATCCCCGCCGGCCAGGTCAACGCCGACTGGAATGCAGTATCAGGCCTGGCGGCAATTGCAAACAAGCCTACGGTTCCCGGTAACACTTCGCAGCTTCCGGAGAGCGGCAATCTTTACTTCACCAATGCCCGCGCGGTCGCAGCCATGAGTGGGCTCTATCAGACGCCTATCTCCAATGCGCCAGGTGTCTGGCCAAGTTTCGCCGCCGTGGCCATAAGCGGCGCATATTCCAGTCTGTCCGGACTGCCCACCATCCCGGCCGCACAGATCAATGCCGATTGGAATGCCAGTTCCGGCCTGTCTCAGATCCTCAACAAACCGACGATTCCCACTACCACCAGCCAGATCAGTGAAGGGACGAACCAATACTTCACTCCAGCCCGTGTTGTTTCGGCGATGGCCGGCTTGTATCAATCGCCTATCTCCGGTGCTCCAGGGACCTGGCCTGGTTTCGCGGCCGTCGCCACAAGCGGAAGCTACGTGGACTTAAGCAATAAGCCCACAATCCCCGCAGCTCAGGTAAACAGCGATTGGAGCGCAGTCAGCGGGCTCGCGCAGATCCTGAATAAGCCGACGATCCCGACGAACACTTCACAGATCACCGAGAATGGCAACCTTTACTTCACCCCAGCGCGCGTACTGTCTGCGATGTCTGGACTGTACCAGGCGCCCATTACCGGCGCTCCCGGGACGTGGCCAGGCTTCGCCGCGGTGGCAACGTCTGGCAGTTACGCCGACTTGTCGAACAAACCAACGCTGGTAACTCTCGGCGGATTCGCCAACCCAATGTCCGCGGCCGGCGACTTCATCGTAGGAGGCGCCGGAGGCGTACCGCAAAGACTGGCCGCTCCGGCCAACGGTACCTACTGTCCGAACTGGTCTACCGGGGTAGTCACTTGGATCGCCTGCCCGGGAAGCGGCGGCGGAATATCTTCGATCACAATGACCGTTCCCTCCGGATTTGGTATCGCCGGCTCGCCGCTGACTGCAAATGGCACGCTGGCCATTTCCTTGGCCTCTCAGTCCGGCAGCTATGCACTCATAGCGCCGACCGCAGGTGGTGTTCCTACCTGGCGCGCACTCGTACCCGCAGATATACCGATGCTGAACCAGTCTACTTCTGGAAACGCGGCCACCGTCACCAACGGCCTATATTCCAACGGAACTTACAACGACCCGTTGTGGCTGACGCTGACCTGGGCCGGCGGAAGGATCACGGGCATCCCGTCCTTCGCAGCTGTGGCCACGACTGGCGCATATTCGAGCCTATCCGGTTTGCCTACGATCCCAGCCGCCCAGGTCAACTCTGACTGGAACGCAATTTCCGGACTGGCTCAGATCCTGAATAAGCCGACGATCCCATCCAATACGTCACAGATCACCGAAAGCGGCAATCTATACTTCACCAATGCCCGCGTACTGACGGCCATGTCCGGCTTGTACCAAGCCCCGATCTCTGGAGCTCCCGGCACCTGGCCTAGCTTTGCGGCCGTGGCCACATCCGGTAGTTATGCGGATCTCAGCAGCAAACCTACCTTGATATCGCTGGGCGGCTTCGCAGATCCGATGACCACAATCGGTGACTTCATCGTGGCCGGCGCGTCCGGCGTACCGCAACGCTTGGCGGCTCCTACAAATGGAACGTATTGTCCGAACTGGGCGACCGGCGTGGTGACCTGGACTTCCTGTCCAGCAGGCATTTCTTCAATTACGTTTACCGTTCCTTCAGGATTCAGCGCGTCCGGGTCTCCCCTGACCGCGAATGGCACACTGGGCTTTTCCCTTGCCAGCCAGGGCAACAGCTATGTGCTGATAGCTCCTACGGCGGGGGGTGTCCCTACCTGGCGTGCTCTGGCACTCACCGACATTCCCACCACGCTGACGGGCATCACCTTGGATTCGGTAACGCCTACGACATTCGGTTACTTGGATGCCACCTCCAGCATTCAGACCCAACTGAACGGCAAACAGAACACCATCAGCGGCGCCCCGGGAACGTGGCCTACTCTCGGAACCGCCGCCGCACAGAACACGGGAACATCCGGAGCAACCCTTGGGTTACTGAACGGAACGTTGACCTTCTCGGGCGCGAATAATTACGGTACGCCGGCCAGTATCAACTTAGCGAATGCGACCTTCCCCACGCTCAACCAATCGACCAGCGGCAACGCCGCCACGGCTACCAGCATTGCCGCCGGGGCAGTGGGGGCTATCCCATATCAGTCCGCAGCAAGCACCACGGTATTCCTGCCCGGCAATGTCGCCGCAACCGATCAGGTAATGGTGAGCCACGGCACCGGCGCCGCCGCGCAAGCCCCTACGCTCAGTAACGCTCCCGCCCTTTCTATTACCAGTATGACTGGCACGCTCCCCGCAGCACTCGAACCGGCCCATACAGGCGATATGCATAATACCGCGGGCAGCCTGGTGACTGTAGTAGCAGCCATTAACGGCGTCACGGTGTCGGGTAGCGCGACGGCCGGCAAGATTCTCAACGCCACAAGCGGCATCGCCGCGGCCTGGACGGCAACGCAGACGCTCGGGGCATCCGGCACTCTCGGTTCGCTGACGATGGGGAACGCCACCAGCGGTTTACTTACCTTGCAGCCTGTGACGGGGGCTCTCGGCACGGTCACGATGTCGATCCCAGTGCCTGTTGGCGGATCTACCCTGACGCAGACCATTGCTAACGTCCAATTGGCGCTGCCTACCGTGGCGGTGGCCGGCAACGCGTGCAGCGCGAGTGCTACGACCGCTACGGCAACAGGTGCCGCCACTACTGATACCACAGCAATCACTTATGCCTCTGATCCAACCGCCGTGACTGGATACGGCGCAGGAACGAACGGTGGCATCACGATCCGGCCTTGGATCACAGCAAACACCATCAACGTGAAGTTGTGCAATGAGACGGGGACGAGTATTACACCAGGGCCTCTGACCATCAACCTGAGGGTCACACGATGACGCGGATGATTCTACTGTTCGCGTTGGCTGTGGGTCTGCAGGCTCAGCAGCTTCCCTTTGGAAGCTTCACACATGTCAGCTTGACGGGAGGGGGCGGCGGAAATAGCGCATCCTTGCAATACGCCTACCAGACTGCACAGTCGGGAGGCACTGCCTCATCTCCCGCCATGGCGTTCCCTGTTACTACGGGGCATACCTTCGTTGGGTTCGTGTGGTTCTACAACAACGTTACACTCTCAACCATCACTACTTCTAAGGGTGACACCTGCACAACGGTTCCATCGAGTGCCATTAACACCAGCGTTTTCACCCAGGAGGTTTTCTATTGCCTGACTGTCGCCGGCGGTTCCGGGTACACGGCCACGGCCACGTTCAGTGGCTCAAGTAGTTACAGCGCCATCTACCTGGCGGAGTACGGTGGAATCACGGGTGTAGACGTTGCGGCGCACAACAATGGGCCCAATGGGGCAACGATGGCCCTGGCTTCGGCACTGACGCCTACTGTTGCCGGCGATCTGGTATTTGCTGCAGGCATCATATACGGGAGTGGGAACAGCTATACCCCGGCTGCCAACTTTGCGTTGCATATGCCAACTTTTGGTGGCAGCGGGGGCGCCTCGGATTTCACAGGTATTGAAGATTCAATGCAGGGCTCAGCCTCTCCGGTAACGGCGTTATTCACTACGGATGGGACCGGAGAATGGGGAGCGTCGGTAGTCGCCTTTAAGACCCAAACCTGGACCAACGCCATCCCGTATATCAGCAGTTCTGTAGGGTACCTAAACTCGAATGCGCTCACATCTCATACCACGGGTACGGTCAACAACACAGGGGCGTCGGCCATGCTGGTGTTCATCGGGACGCACAACCCCTGGAACAGTCTAGCTGTATCGATCTCTGGGGTAACTGACACAGCCGGTAATACGTGGACGCCTCTTGCAGGTCCAACACTTTTCACCGGGGCAAGTTGGCCTCTCTTAGGTGCTATCTACTATTGCACCAGCCCGAAGACCGCGACCAACGATGCGGTGACCGTCTCTCTGACCAACCCAGCCCCTATGGTTTTGGATGTCTATGCCCTCACTGGAAGCTCCGGCCTCCCCGTGACCTCCACCATTAACAGCCCAGCAGCAGGAACCGGCTCTACATCTCCAACGGCCGGTCCTATAACCGTCCCCGCCAACACCCTACTGATAGCGTGGGAGAAGAACGAGACAGCCGTAACATCAGCGACCACCGGGGCCGGGTTCGAGAAACTGTGGGGAGATCAAAGCGGTTACTTGACGCCCGAGTTTGCTTTCACCGCGACCGGAGGGTCCTTTAGTTCGGCATTCAACTTGTCGGGTTCTACAGGGTGGCAATCAGCCATCGTTGGATTGTCAGCAAGTACTACGCTTCCCACCTTTGACAATTCGGTAGCAGCGACAGGTGTCAATGCCACCACCATATCGGCCACCTTCACGGTCGCGGCGAATGCTACTGTCTTGTGTGCAATCGGCAACAATGTCCACGAGGTGCCGTCTGGGGTGTCCGATGGGACCAACGCTTATATCCCCACGGATGACGAGAGCTTATCTGGCAGTGCCGGAACTCTAACCATCTGGATGTACAAGTACACCGGAGCTGGCGGGTCGAAGACCATAACCGCCACGTCCTCTGCCGGGACCACCGGAGCAGCAATGGCTTGTGAGTCGTGGACAAACCTCACAGGTGGATGGGATCAAACTGCGGATGGTAACTCCGGGGGCGCGGTAGGCCCAACTGGCACGACGGCACACGCTAACGAAGTCGTATTTACTGCCGCTGCGCAGACGAGTTCAAGCCCATATACCGCGTGCTCTCCTGGAGCGATCCGCGCCACCTCTACTTATGCCGCAGGGCCAATGACTGTCTCCATCTGCGACTTGGTAGTATCCACTATCGGAACTGAAAGTACCGTCTGGACGGCGGACCATTCAAACGCGGCGTACATCCTGGAGACGTTCTTCTAAAGCTCATGCAACATAGTTTAGTTACCGAACAGGAAGAGGACACTTAATGTATTATCCGGGGGATTTGATCCCATTCTTGCTTTCATTGACGCACGTCGACGGCAGCGCAGTTAATGTTACCACGCCGCCTCAGGTTTCTGTATTGAATACCTTCGACAACACGCCACAGGTGCTCGCGCCGGTCAACCAAACCAGTTTGGCGATGTCTCTGGTGCCAGGTACGGACGGATTATACAAACTGCTGTGGAATACAGCCGGAATTGTCAACGGAACTTACCTGGTTCTGGTGAGCTATGTAGCCGACGGCAGCACCATCACCGGACGTCTGCTCAGTCAAGTCCAACTGGGTGATACCCGCATTGCCGGCATCGTCGCGCAGGATGCCACAGTAGCCAAGGATGTCACGGTGGCCAAAGACGCCACAGTGATGCATCTGGCCGACTTTGTGCAGCCTATCAACGATCCGGCGATCCAGGATATCCGCGGTCGGATTCAAGCCCTGCCTGTTTCCGGTGTGGCAGATGCCGCGACTCTCGCAGCTGTACAACAAGCCGTCAACGATTGCCACGATGCACAGCTGGGGTCCTGGACCGTGGACAAGACCGGCAACACCATGAGCCTGTACCGGCTCGACGGAACCCTGCTTCAGCAATTCTCGCTGTCCAACACTACCACGCTGGCCGCGCGTACAGCTCTGGTCATGGGACTGATCTCTTCTTCACCAGGCGGCCGCCTACCGGCCTCTGTGTATGGCACCGCGGCTCCCACGGCCGGCACCTGGATCCAAGGCGACACGATCGTCAATCTGAATCCAGTGGCTGGCGGCTACGTGGGCTGGATTTGCGTGGTCGGCGGGACTCCAGGCACCTGGTCAACTTACGGAATCATCGGCAGTTAAGTTTTGTGGAGTAGAGTATGGCTGCGATCTTCGACGCCTCGTCGTATTTCACCAAACGCCAGTCGGACTTGCGCTACATGCAGGGTCCGCTGACGTCGCAGGAGATCACCGCGGCTTTGGGCGCCGGCAGCAACGGAAATCCATCGAACTATATTCCCGGCGGTATGATTGCTCCCGCTACGATTCAAGCGTCCTCCATGGCTTCCGGCGCCATGGCTTTAGCCTTGTCTCTGGGAGGCCTTTCGGCCGTAACCATCATTCCGCCCTCCACCGCTAATACACTGCTGGCCTCCAGCATTTCGCTCGCAGGCAACCCCTACGTCCCGGGATCGGTAGTCTACTGGACTCCCACCGACGGCACGACGCTGGGCACCACCTCCAGTCTTTATACCGCGACCCAGAATAAGACTGGTGCGTCCATCACCATCAACTTCCCGTTCACCACTTCGACGCCTACGATCGTGCCAGTCAACGGCTTCTACTGGTCGAATACCGTTCCGGCCGCCAACATTACCGGCCTGCTGACCACGGCGCAGCTCGGCGCCAATATCGTGGGCACGGCGCAACTGGCGCAGAACATCAAACCGAACACAGTGGTCAGTTCCCTGCCGACCATCACTGGCAATCCGGCGAACTATAACCCAGGTGACACCATCACCTTAATGGTTTCCGGCCAGGCACCGGTACTCTATCAGCTGGACAACAACAGTCAGTGGCGCATCATGATCACCCAAGGGCAGACTGCCACGCTGTCGACGACGGCCCTGACTGCCAGTTGGCTTACCGCCGGCGCGATCTCCGCAGGTGCTATCAAAGCCAGCCAGATCGATGTCACGAGCTTACTGGTCACCGGCAATGCCGCCCTCACCAATGTTCTCAGTTTGACCATCACGGCCAATGTCATCACGGCGGCGTCCCTGGCCGTCAATTCCGTTACAGCCAACAGTATCAGCGCGAATGCTGTGGTTGCCGGCAAGATCGCCGCCAACGCCGTTACTGCGGGGACCATTGCAGCCGGCGCAGTATCCACTCAGAATCTGATCGTCGGGAACTGGTCTTGTCTGATGGAGGATCCTACCTTCGAGATCGAAGGGACTACACCCGGCAGCTATCCCAATTTAGGTTTCGTCTCGTATCCGGCGGGCACATATCCTTGGTGGGAAGACGGCCTAGGTCTGAAGGTGTGGGCAGGGTGGGGCCGTGGTGGGACTTACGGTGCACTCAAAGCGCATGGATCGAGTTTCAGCGGATGGCCCACCACCAGCTCGGCAAACATGCGGAACCGGATGGTCTTCGCGGTCAAGGACGGTGACCAACTATATATCGAAGGCTGGGCCCTGCAAAATACCAACACCAATGCCTCGGCTGTCGCGCAAATGGACATTTCATTCTTCACTGATCAAGCCAGCGCGCAACGTGCCACCTCCACTGACGGAGCCGTCACAAACCTGGTGTCGAACACTATAGCTCTCGAATGGGGAGTGTCTGGAACCAATACTGTCGTGCTGGTAGGAACAGGCACCTCACAAGCCGCCGGAGTCTGGTGCTTTGCTAGCAATGTGATCACGGTTCCCACCAATGCGCGCTGGGCCTTCGTGTCGCTGAGCGTGCAGGGGCAAACTTCCGGCGCCTGGGCAATGGACGACCTCTTTGTCATCTCGGCTACACCTTCGGCCTACATCACTTCACTCAACGCCGCGGTGATTAACACGGGAACTTTGGCTGCCGACCGGATTGGTGCAGGCACATTAAACTGCACGAACCTATATGTCTCCAACATCAACGGCCACGCCGGTCCATTTAACCTCACCGGGGGCATTCCAGGTTCAACCATTACCAGTCAGAGCATTACCAATACACAGATCGCCAACGCAACCATCACCAGCGCTCAGATCGCGAATGCAACGATCACCAACGCACAGATCGCTAACGCGACCATCACCAGTGCTCAGATCGCCAACGCAGCAATCACCTCGGCCAACATCGCGAGCCTTAACGCGTCAGTCATCAACAGCGGAACTCTCACTGTAGGCGGGAATGTTTCTGCCAATGCGCCTGGATATATCCTAGCGTTGGACATCAGCAATAATCCGGTTGCCTGGATGGGAGTGTACGGTGGTTACTCAGGTTTGTGGGCTCAGAACGCCTATATAGGAGGAGCCAGTGCTGCGGTTGCCCCTATTGTAGGTTCCGCGGCAGGCGTGCATATTACAGGGGCAAGCATAGTCAACACCAGCTCGGATTCACACGGTACCTATACGGTGAATATTGATTCTGTTAATGGGATCAAACTAACCAACACTTCAGACGGCTCCTACAACCAGCAACAAAGCTGGGGTATGATGGGTTACACAATACATGGTCCTTCTGATCAGTATTCGCCGGCCTTTACTCCTTGCAACTATCTCTTAAGTGGAGCCACTCTGCAGCTACAAGTTTCTGATGCTTCTGCGGTTGCATCATTATCTATCTACCAAACTCAAGTTGCACGACATCCTGTGGAGTCACGCGGAACGTTATCACTAAGTTCCTCTACAACTGGTAATACCCTGCTTTTGAACCCAGATTGGATTGCGGTCAATGGGTCCAATGCGTTCACCGGGTCATTCTTGGACCAGGGCGGAACATCACACAGTGTAGTAAACGGTTTGATTATGAATTGACCTAGAACAGCCGAAAGGAAATCTCATCATGAACAACAACGAGAAGATCAACGAACCTACGGATCTACGATATGAATTGACGGAGGAACAGAACCAGGTCTATGCCGTCATGACCAACAAGGTCGTCAAGGCCAATTCCGAGATGGAACTGGCCCAGCGCGTATTTCTGATGCAGAAACAGGCGTTCGATAGCATCAATGAGGATTGCAACCTGTTCCTCAGCTATGTGATCCAAAGTCAGAAACTGCCCAAAGCAGATGGCGGTTACTCGCCGCAACAGTTTGCGCCCGGCCGGTTTGCGTTAACCGGCAAAGCAATTGTGGCCGCTCCCGCAGTTCCGCCGTCGGCTGACGATACTAACAAAGAATAGATGCTGCCGCTTGGCACAACCCGCTCGATCGACTTCCGCCTGGCGGATGCCAGCGAGAATCCCGTTACCGGCCGTACGTTGGTACCGTGGAGCACCACGCCGCCGGCCAACGTGGTGATGATCCAGGCGTTTCTGCGCAACAACCAGGCCTGTACCGACACCCTTTCCCTACAAGATTACGGCAACGGGCTGTATACCGTTTCCTATCTGCCGACCGCCGCCGGCCACGATCTGCTGGTGCTTTACGACCAGGCTCTGGATATACGGGTCATGGACAGTGAAGACATCATGCCGACCGACTTTGCCATCGGCGGCGGTACTGCAGGCATCCTACTCAACCAGGATTACGGCGGCACAGATGCACTGCGGGCCACCGGGCTGAGCGATGATCCGACGACTTATCAATTGCTGGTGTTCCTGGCCTCCGACTGGCTGGGCAACCGGCGGGACAATGCCAATGCGGTAGGAATTACCGGCCTCGATAGCAACGGGCGCTGGCTCAGCGGCATCTTCGTGGGCGCCGGCGTTTATATCATCGTCGTGCGCAAGCCGACGCAGACATACGTGATCGCTTACAGCTTGAGCGTGGAGTAAATCGATGCAGAACACTGTGGTCCATATCACATTGCCTAAGGGACTGGCCTTAACCAACGGAGCTACCCTGGCGGACGATACCGACTTCATGGTCCTGGGAACCGTGAGCCCATGGTATTCCTCAGTGGACCAGGTCCGCCTCGAGGGCGGCATCTATCTCACCAAGATCAGCGATTTGACCATTGCCTGCCAGATTTGGCAAGCGTCCCTGGATATCGATGTGATGTCGGCGGTGCCTCCGCCGGCGCCCGTCGACGGAACTTCGACTTCCGACTACGGTTACCGGATCTACAACAATTACACGCATGCGCGCAACCAGTGGGTATCGCAACGCTCCGCGCTGGACATCATCACCAAGGCGTTCGACATTTCCGGGGTGCGAGGTTCGAAGACTCTGGGCAACTTCTCGGTAATGCGTATGGCGTTCGGCCGCGACGAAGGTCTGCCACGCGTCATGAGCGAAATGAAGGAAGAGATCAATAAGTGGCGCATCGTGCTGCAATCCGGGGGCACGGTAGCCTACGGCGGACATGCCCGGCCCGCCATGGCGTCCAAGAGCTACTTCGACCGCGCGGACCAGATCCCCGGGCGGCTGTGGATGACTACCGGTATGGGGGCAGCACATAAGACTCCGGCAGGCCTCGGCTCCGCCGGCAAACCGGTGAAGTTCGGGTCTCCCACTTTCATTGATTTCCGGGTGGGACGCCAGTTCGGCAATTACATCAACCTATTCCCGACCGTAATCTGGTCTTAACTTATGAACTTCTACCCAGAACCTCAAACCTTCGATTTGCGAGATGAGTTTCACGATTCTCTATTTGGAACTCTAATCGAGCCGGGCATCGGGCAGGCCGTGCTGCTGCGCCGGTTGCGGGATCAGGTGTGCGTCTGCTGGGACGGCATTACCGGGTCGGCCGATGCCGCCTGCCGGTACTGTGGCGGGGAGGGTTATTTGTGGGAGGAAGATCTCAAGATCTGCTACATGGCGCGCAACTTCGGAGGCGTGCAGAATCCCTCTAACGTCATCTCCAATCAACAGAATACGGCGAAATGGGGGATCAGCGACGAGAACCGCGCCATTGCCTATTTCGAGTACTCTGTCTTTCCCAACTACGAACGTTATCTCATTCCACAGCATCCGTCTTACGACAAGCTCTACGAGTTGAAGGTGGACGATAACGGAAACCTGGTACAGCCTTGGGTGCGTACGGCGAAGTGGAGTATGAAGTCGGTCACCCCACACCGCGGCGACCGGGGCGCGATCGCCATGTTTGAGTGCGGCCTGGAGAAAGTCACCCTGTAGCGGAAAGCCTTCCTATACTAGCAAAGGGTGTGACAGGTGAAATATTGATTGGGGGTACGGCTGCTTTTGCGGTGCCGCCCAAGATGTCCAGTCGAGCGCCCCTGGACCACTTATCACTGTATCAGGCATTTGTCGACTGTTTCAGCCTGGCAGCCCAGACCTTGGAGTGGCCTTCCCAGAACCAGCCCAAGTTGGTGGAGGAGTATCCGGCGCAGCGCGAGGGTGAGTTTGACACGAGTTTCGACATTATCCTGATGAGCCTGGCGGGCAGCCATGTATCGTCCACCAGCAACAGACGAGACCAGCGGCCCAAGGGAATTGAGGAAGTTTCCCGCATCCCCTACCCGGGGTTAACGGGATACCTGCAGGTGCGCAGCAAGTGGGAGGAGGACGTTCAGGTACGTTTCGACGTGCTGTCCAAGTCCAACCGCAAAGCCAATGAGTTGGCTATGTGGTGGCATCGCACCCTGGTGGTGTACGCGCAAAGCCTGAAGTTCTTTATGGCGCGCGGCGTGAACGATTTCCGGTTCGCTGAACGGCTGGCGGACCAGACAACAAAGGAATATGGCCAGACATTGTACTGCAGGCCGCTGCTTTATACGTTGCGGCTGGAACTGGACATCCTGACCAAGTGCAAGACCTTGGACCAGATTAATATGCGTCTGGGATCCTCCAAGATTGAAATCGACGGTTAGAAGCCGCACTCGAATGGGAGATCGGTGGAAATGAGTTACAACTACCTACCTGGAATGCAGGTTATCACCAACGACGGCGGCTTGTACAAGAGAACAAACCCCGTTACAAAGAGTGTTCTGGTGTTCGGTACTTCCGGCCAGGGCATCGCCGACCAGGCTTATCAGGTTCTCGACCAGAACCAGGCAGCCTTGGAATACGGATTTGCCGGCACTTTGATCCGAGGCATGTCGGAGTCTGCGGCCGGCGGCAGCGACAATCTGTACCTGTACCGTATCGGTACCGCGCCCGCCGTTCTTAAAGGTGTCGGAACCTCCACGGCCACAACCGCCAATCTGGGCCTGTCCCTGTCCTTCGGCGACCGGGACGTGGACACCGCTACCAAGTACACCATGTATTATGCGGCCGGCATCCTCTATGTGTGGAACAACGGCCAGTTGGTGTATGCCAATGACACCGGCGTGCAGGTAGTCGATACCGGCGACGTCACGGTGACCATGTTGGACGTCACCATGCCTACCGGCGGCGCCGCCATCGGTACGGCTAAGACTTTGGCCGGTTCAGTGGCCATCGGTCAGGCGCCTACGGCGGCTGTAACGGATACGCATGACACGGCTCCCGTCTACACTGACGCCATCACAGGGCTGAACCTGACTACCCGTCAGTTGTATATCGCCCTCGAGAAAGCCATGGACATCATGGCTGGCTTCGTGGTGCAACAGGTCTATATTCCCAATACCGTGTTGGACGCGCCGAACGTGGCGTTCTACGTGTCTTCGGATCCTACCACCACGCAGCACAATCCGGCGACCAATCCCAATGCGCTCGACTGGCTCAAGACCACTACCGACGCGGTGGGTAACGAGACCTACCGGTGGGCCAGTGAACTGGTGGATTCCAACGGGCAGATTGTCACTGCGCACACCGCTTGGACTTCCGGCAGCGCCCGCCAGGCGGACGGCTTCTATGAGGTCAACTTCGGCTATCAGCTGGCCCGGTATTGTTCTCAGGCCAGCGAGACGCAGCAAGGTAACGGCGTATGCGTCGGCTTCATCGGCATGAACGGACCGGCCGCGAGTTCCTCTGGTCTGCTGAACTTTTCCACAGTCAACGTGCGCTCCTGGCTGGGCGCCCTGCCGACTTACGATCCTAATAGCGGCACAGTGCTCGCTTCTGGCAAAGGCGTACTGGGCAACCCGTATATGGCAGGCTGCGGTTCGGCGCAATTGAACCTGCTGTGCATCGACAAGGCCACCGGCCGCAGCAAGGGTTTCTTTGAGAATTTGGCTGAAGAGTATGACGGCGGCGCTTCGCTCGATGAGAACCAAATGCCCATCGATATCGGGGCCTACCTGGTGGTTTGCGGAGACTGGGCCAGCTTGACCAATTCTTACGGCTCAGGCTACGTGGGCAACATCGCCGGCCTGGTGTGCGGATTTGTAGCGCAGCTCGATGAGAAGGAAAGCACCACCAACAAGCCGGTGAAGGCGGTAGCTCAGCTGTACCATCCGACTCTGCCGCAACTAGACGCTGCTGCCGAAGTGGGCATCCATCTTCTGCGGTATCGCAGCACCGTGGACCTGCCCCGACTGGATCACGGGCAAACGGCGGCCACTTTGAATTCGGACTTCTGCGAAATCGTGCGGGTGCGGATCAAAGGTAAGGTCATCGTTGAGGTTTTCGACGCTGCAGATCCTTTCATTGGCAGCTCTTCGACCGATGGTATGCAACTGTTGAGTCTCCAAACGGCGCTCAACAGCCGCCTCAGCGTGTTACGCAAAGCGGGTTATATCGGCGCCAACTTCAGCATCTCCATCCAAGCCACGCAGGCACAGATGACTGCTGGACAATGCGACCTGTATCTCACGTATTACAGCCCCGACGAAGTCAAGAAGATTACGGTTCACGTCGGCCTGTCACGGCAGTAAGTACGGTCTTTCCGGTCCGGGTGGAGGCAGCAATCGTGCCCGCCCGGACTGGTCCTGCCTAGCGTAATCTTGGCACAACTTTCATTCGCGAGGCCCTTAGGTCCGTTAAGGAGACTCAAATGTCAACGACTCCAGGTCTAACGGATGCCATCGCGAACAGCACCAACAACACATTTTCCGGCAGCGACATCCGTGCATACATAGGCCCTGTCCCGTTCGGACAGATGCAGGCGATTTCTTATTCCATCAGCCGGGAAAAAGCTCCCGTCTATACCATGGGCAGCCCGGATCCTCGCAGCTTCTCGCGCAACAAGCGCGGTATCGCAGGCTCGCTGGTATGGATCCTGTTTGACCGGCACGCTCTGCTGGCTCTGGCCGCACAGCTTAGCGGTACCTTCCTCGCTAACCGCGATGACGTGAATCCGACATTCCTGTCGCCGATCGCGCCGAGCGGAGGTTATGTTTCGCCGCAGGTGTTCAATACCACGCTGGTGCGCAACGACGGTACTTTGCCGGCCGCAGTAGGCAGCGCCGCCGCCGCGCAACCCCTTCAGGATATGTCCCTGGCCGCTAACTTCAAAGTGGTGTCTGCACCCTGGTATTCGGATCAGATCCTGCCGTTTGATGTCACCATGTCCGGCGTGAATGAGTATGGCGCCGCGATGGGGATGAAGATCTTCGGTGTCGAAATCCTGAATGAAGGCTACGGGGTGTCCGTGGATGACACGGTGAGTGAGATGCAGGCTACCTTCGTGGCCCGTTCCATCGAGCCGTGGCAGGCAGTGGCTACCAACCTGAACAGCTCATCCTGTCTGGTCTAATCCTACCGGCTGGACTGAAAGGCGCGCATGTCCTACACTAATCCGCCGGATCTGTTGACCGGGGGTTTGGGCGCCAGCGGCAATCCGTTAGACCCCGGCGGATCGCTGCCGGCTCCGTCTCAAATCCTCACCAACGGCCTGACGCCTCCATCTCCGACCCTCGAGGTCGGTCCCATGGAGAGCACCGGCCGGGACTTGAGTTCCAGCAGCAGCAGCCAGAGCCAATCTTCCGCACCGGCATCCGCCCCGTATTCCTCCTCTCCCTCGTCCGCCGACGCCGGTGTGCTGGGAGCCGCCCAGGCTCCCGCCTCCGGCACCAAACTCACCGACACCGCCATTGCCCAGATCGAGTCCGGCCAATATGTGTTCAGCGGCGCGGATATGAGGGCGTACCTGGAGCTGCCCGGCAATAAGCTCCGGCAGCTGATCGAACTCACCACCGTTACGGTCTCCGTGCATCGCGAGAAGGCTCCCGTCAGGGCCTGTGGGTATATCGGAGCCAAAGGCTATGCCCGCGGCCGGCGGACGCTGGCCGGCACCATCATTCTCACGCAGTTCCAGGCCGACTTTATGCTGCGCTTTCTGGGGCAGACCAATGATAAGGATGAGAGCAAGGACACCCAGATCCTGAAAGTGGACCAGCTGCCGCCCTTCAATCTTTATCTCTATTTTGGCGACGAGTATGGCTGCCAGAGTTACCGGCACATCCTGGGCGTGGATATCGTCACGGATGGAACGGTGCATAGCGCACAGGATCTCTACAGCGAGCGGACTCTTTCTTATGTGGCCTCCGACTTTACGCCACTGCTCCCCATCAGCGCCGCCAGCACCGCGACGCCGACGGATCAGCGCCTGGCCGGAGCCGAGAAGACTCCCAAAGAAGCGGTGAATTCCACCATCACGTTCATTTGATTCCTAATGCCCAACGCCTCGGTTAATGTCAACGTCATCTCCGCCAGCACAGGTCAACCGGTGCAATCCGCGATCTATGTCAACGGGAGCTACACCTCCAATCTTGGTGCAGCGTCGCTGGCGGTGCAGGTCCCACAAGGGCAGACGACCGAAGTCAAGGCAGTCCCGATTAACAGCGACGGCAGCAAGGATAACTCCCGCGCAGCTACGCGGATACTGTCGGACCAGGATTCTAATGCTACGATCACGGTTCCCGACAGCCTTCCCAGCCCGGCAACCCTGACGCTCGAGGCGCCGGCCAACAGTAGCGGCGTATCCGTTTCCCTGGCCGGGCCTCCGGATTCAAACGGTAATCCTATCTCCCAGCAAGGTACCACGGACGACAACGGGCAGTTGACCTTCGCGAATCTACCGGCGGGAGACTATACCTACTCCGCATCCCATCCTGCTTACCAGGACCTGTCCCAGCAACCGATCTCCCTGGCCGCCGGCCAAACTGCCACCGCGGGCATGCCGATGGTGGCCAAGACCAGCCCGCAGGCGATCGGCGGCAGTTTACCGGTCTCCGATAACGGCGCCAATGCTTCTTCGAACACCGCACTGGCCGGCCTGGCCGACGCGCAGTCGCAGGACGCGGCCTTCGACCAGGTCTATTCGAACACTTCCTGGGACACCTACTTTACCTCCGCCCAGTGCCGGGTCTATATAGGCGACTTGTTCATCGACGAGCTGCAGGCCATCCAGTATTCAGCGCCCAACAACATCATTCCCGTGCATGGATACGCCAGCCGCTTCGCCGACGCCTGGGCCGACGGCAAGAGTTTGATTCAGGGCCAGCTGATTCTTAACTACGTCTCTGAGACGTACATGTACACGGTACTGGCCAACTACCGCAGGTTTCTGGTCTCGCAGTCGGTCCCGAGCGCGGCCGCGGATGCCACCAGTCAGAGTGCCCAGCAGCTCGGCAACGCCTTGAAAGCCCGTAAGTATCTGTTGGCCTCCAGTGAGGATGCCGATACTACCGCCATCGACAGCACCATTCAGACCCTGGTGCAGGACCCGGCCACGGTGCAGCAGCATAAACAGAATCAGCAGGGTCGTGGCCCGGGCTCCATTTATATCAACGCCATCTACCAACCCATCGCTTTTGACATCCGGGTGGAGATCGGGTCAGGGTCTTCGCGCACCTATAGGCAACTAGAAAAGTGCAGGCTGACCGGCAACGACCAGATCATCGACCAGTCCGGCAACGTGATCGCGGACGTCTACAGTTTCCTCGCCCGCCGGCTGCGTTAACGAATAGGAGTAACGCTTATGGATCCTAGAATTGCAGTAGCTTGCGTAGTAGCGGCCCTGTTTCTGACCGGCGTAGGCTATACCGTGGAAGGCGTCAAGCGCGCCGCGCACCACGTCTCCAAAGCCGGCCATGCCGTGGTCCACGTTTTGCACCATCCTAAACCCCGTTCTTGACATCTAACACACTGTTAGTTATACTGAGGAGAGATATGGTATTCCATCTTGGCAAACTACCCAAGAAGCACGATCGGCTGCGGCGCACCCTGTGCCTGGCCAAATATACCCAGCAGTTGGCCCCGCCGCCGGCCGCGGTGGATTATTCCGCCATTTCCGACCTCGGCGTGATGCTGAACGCCACGCTGGGATGTTGTGTGTGCGCCGGTTACGGGCACAGCGTCCAGCAGTGGAACCAACTGGCCGGACATGCTTTCATTCCAAGCGATCCCATGGTGGAGGCCAGCTACGAGGCCATCGGCGGATACAATCCCGCGCAGACGGCGTCCGACGGTTCGAACCCCACCGACCAGGGCTGCAATATGCTGGACGCCTGCAAATACTGGCGCAGCACAGGCATGGGAGGCCACAAGATCGATGCCTTTGTTTCGCTCGGCGAAAGCACTCCTATCAGCCAGCTTCTGCTCAAGCAGTCGATCGCCCTGTTCGGTAATAGCTACCTGGGCTTCAGTATGCCCCAGAGCTGCCAGGAACAGGCCATCTGGGATGTGATTCCGGATCCCGGCGACGGGTCGACCGAACCTGGTTCCTGGGGCGGCCACTGCGTTTTAGCGGTAGCCTACGACGACACGCATCTCACGGTAGTCACCTGGGGCCAGCTGCTGAAGGTCACCTGGGCGTTTGTGGATAAATACCTCGAAGAGGCGTACGGGCTGTACAGCGAAGACTGGATGGTTGCCAGCGGCCTCTCCGTATCAGGATTCGACAAGGATACTTTGTTGGCGGATGTGCAGGCTCTCTGATCGCCGACCGTTACAACGAAACACAAAGGAGTAAGTCATGTCCACTGAAGGTCAAGAACCGTTCGATCCCATGAAAATACTGGCCGATATTCCCAACGCGCCTACCAAAGCGCATATCGACTCCTGGAAGGCACAGGTACCAAACGGCATCATCCGGGTATTCCCCGCCTCGGGAAAACGGGTGTTCTTCTTACGCGGCATCACCGGACTGGAGATGCGCAAGATGCAGGAGAAGATCCTACCCGGCGCCCCTAATCCGGAACAGGAGTTCCAACTGCTGGCGCTCGAGGCCGCCTGTGTGTGGACCAACCTCACCGCGGACCATAAGCTCACCGCGGAGTATCTGCGCACCGCGACCGCCGGCCTGCCTTTCACGCTGTGGGCCATTGTGGAGTCGCTGTCGGACTTCATTCCGCCGCAACAGCTGTATGAGATGACCTTCGATCTGTAAGTTCGCCGCGGCGCATCATGCGTACTCCAGTTCAAGTCGGCACCTGGCCTGTATTGGGTCTGGATGGGAATGGCAAGCCCGTTCCCGGTCCTTCCATGGTCGTGGCCTGGCGCCGGCTGAGCTGGAAAGAGTACGACTACTTCCGCGTCCTGCAGGAAGATCCCAAGATACTCTACGCGGAGGTTTACGAGAAGTGCCTGGTACGGGGACCTTCCTTGGAAAAGGCGCCCGCCGGCATCGTATTCCATATTGGCAAGCAGGAGTTAGAGACTTGCCCTTTCTCAGGCCGGTTTGACAGTATTTCCAAAGAGCTTGAAAAGGCCCGCACGCAGGTTCAGGGAAGCTGGCTGCTGACGGCGCAGGCTCTGATTGCCTGCACGCTGCACTATTCCCTGGACGAAGTAGCCACTTGGCCGGCCGACCTGTTTTTCCAGCGCGTAGCCCTGGCCGAACAATTAGCTGGGAAGCCTCTTGATCCGGCTGACCCCAAGAACCCTCCGCAGGCGCCTAGCCGGCGGAAACGAGGACCTTCGAATCCCGCCACTACTCCCCGGGCTCCCCAGTCTGGGGATAACCAACAATTTACCTTCACACGGTAATAGGAGAAACAACGAATGAAGACATGCAAAGTACTTTTGAGCGGGATGATCGGTCTGTTATTGTTTGTTTGCGCGCTAAGTGCGCAGGTACGCCCGGGAGCTAGTATGCCCTACGGCTTCATCGGCAACTGGGCGCCGCCCGCCAGCTATGGAGTGTTACTCTCGCCGCGCATCACGGTAGTGCAGGCAAATTGGCCGGCCGGCATCCTTACTGGGGTGTCCGCCTATCCGCAGTTTGCGTCCACCGTAGGCCAGCAGATTGGTGCCTCGTTCTTCCCGTGGGGCACATATATGTGTCCGGCCGGACTCACCAGCGGGGCGAACGGATGCGGTTATTTGGGCAATCCGTATGATCCCACAGGTCAAAGCAGTGGCAAGTACGGCAAGCCTGTAATTGTGGCCGCGCAAGTAACAGCCGCGGACAACTGGCAGCAAACGATTTCGAATCCTTTGGTGGCCGTCGCGCCTCCGTCGAATGCCGTACCTTCTACCGCTGCGTTGTTAAGCCAAGCGGTAGCCGCCCTGCAGCAAGCGATTACGCTGCTGAATAAGGTGGCCGCCCAACAGTAGGTCTGTATGAACGGACTACTCCGTTTTCTGTCGAACAACTGGCCAGTGCTGAGTTTGTTTGCGCTGGCCTTTGTAGTTACCCTGCCGAAAGATCCACCTGCCTCGCTGCGACAGACGCCGCGGTGGTTCTACAGCTGGATACGAGAGGGCCTTATGACTTTCGTATCCTTCCGCACTCCGTCCAGTGCGGCGAAAGAAACTTCCCCAAAAGTAACAGGAGAACCTCAAATATGACGCCAGCCCCCAGTTTAGCCGATGCTCTTGCGCAGGTCGAAACCATGCAAGCTGCACTGTCCAACGCAGATGGTGCTTTGGATCAGGCCAACCAGAAACTAGCGGCAGCCCAATCTGCCCAACAAACCGCAGCGTCGGCCGACACGGATGCTATCAATTCCGCCAACAGCGCTATCGACGTGGCCATTGACGTTTTGACTGCCACCAAGCGACCGGTCCCGACGCCCGCTCAGTAACTGAACCCAGGTGCATCAATTCCCCAGTCCCGACAAGATCCATTTCTTCGATGTCGAGACTGGGGGTTTGCCCGAACATCGTGCGTTCAATTTCTCCCTTCCAGAGTTTCAGAAGTGGTCCGCCCTCAAAGGCGACGCGTATTACAAACACCCCTACGCCACCTTCCATGCCAACAGTCCGCTCCTGCAGTTATACGCTACAGGCTTGCCGCACTTTGATCCCGCCAAAGAAGACAGACTCCAGCATTTAACCCAAGGCACCGCTCCACATTCCAGTCTGATCCGCTTGCCGGATAAACCCTGGACTGTTGAGAACGGCGATAAGGTTCCGCTGCTGATCAGCGACTGGGCCCGCGACAACGGCCTGGTGAAGGCTTCGCAAAGCGCCCAGCGCAGCGAAGAGGAAACCCTGCGTCTCTTCTTCGAGGATCTGGAAGCCAAGTTGGCTCTTGGAGAGCCGGTCAACTTAGGTGGCTGGAACGTTGGTTACGATCTAAGTGCGATCGAGCGCGCCACGCGCCGGTACGCTTCGCTAGAACCCTACCAGGGTTGGCTGGGTCGCCAGATCTCCGCCGGCCAGGTCCGTGTGGTAGAGGGTTTTGATGTATTCGGCGACACCATTCTCAAATATGCTGAGCACAACGCCGAGTTCGCCAAAAGCAACTTGCGCATGTTCCCTTCCGGAAAGGTCGCCAGCAATCTGGAAGAGTTGCGTAAGGTCCCAGGATGGAAACTGGGAAACATCATTGATGCAATTGGCGGCTCGGAAGCTTTTCATATCAGTGCGGAAGCTGCCAAGTTCCATGGCGCCTTCTTCGATACTCAGATTACAGCGTCGGCCTACACCCGCTTGTGGGAGGCGCAGGCATCCGTTCGCGAGATTCAGCCTGGTGAGGATTTCGCCGCGGCGTTCCGCCAGGCCTTTACCGAGGCCGGCCTACACCCGGCTTCCGTCTCTTCGGAAGACTGGATGTCGCGCATCTTCCAGCGTTCCGGTTGGCAGCGAGAGTTCCAGCGGGCATCTAAGGAGGGAGCGCGCGATGCCGGCTTAGCTTTTGAAGCGGTCCGGTCTCCCAGTAAGGTTCTGATTGGTGCGGCGGTCTTGGGCGGTATGGCGATCGCCACCAACCTGGCGTTTGGCAAACGCAAGGACCGCCAGACTCAGATCACAGGCCTTGACGACCTGGGTTTGGCTGCTGAACAACGGCATGCGTTGACCCCCTTCGGTTCCGGCTGGCAGGGACTGGACGATCCTTCTCCGGTCAATCTGAGCACCCTGGCAATAGCCGGAGGCACCTACGGTGCCTTCCGCTACTACACCCGCAACTATCCGCGGTCCGCCGTCAAGGTCTTTAGCGCGGCGGAGCGCCGCTTCCCGCGGCAGACTCTGAATTACTTCGGCTTCTCCCAGTTTGCGTCTAGTTTTCTGCCCACAAAACTGGACGTAGAGGCCGCACAGCTAGTCAATAACGGCAGTCTCACCGCATTAGGAGAACACTTCCAGAGACTGCTCGGCGCCGATCTGAATCTCGCGCAATTGGCCACGGAAGGTCTGCATTTCGAACGCACCGGAAAGTCTGCGTACATGCACCTGGCCGGCACTGATCGCAGTGTCCGGTTCCTGGGCTACGATCCGGCGACTCAGAAAAGCGGTAGCCGTTGGGCAGGTGCTTCGGCCCGCTGGAAAGCTCCGATAAACGAACCGGATCGCTATCTTCCCAACGTAGTAGCAGGCGACACCTGGGCAGCCCGTTGGAAGTCTTCCTGGAAACAACACGTCCTCAGCCAGACCCCTATCAATCCCAAGTACGGCGTCGAAGCCGAGGGACTCCGTTTCCAACCCGTCTTTGCGGAACAAGAAGGCCATCTTCTGGCGAACCTGCACCAGAAGGTAGGCATCACGGCGCTCGAACTGGCCGAACAACCGCAGAAGCTGTTTGCGCGCATCGGACTGGGTCTCAAGAATAACTCATGGAATTCCGCCGGAGGTCTGGTAGGGAAGTTGCTGCTCAAGCGCGCCCTACCGATCGCCGCCGGCCTGGGTGCTTTGGATTATGCCGACTACCTGACCGGCCACCGGCTTTCCGCCGGCGTCCTGGGAATCGGACCCAAGGCTAATGTAGCCCGGGCTGAACTCACCGATCGTGTCCCTGGAGCCCGGCGCACAACAGACTGGTATCAGCGTCATATCCCCGGATCCCAGTGGGGTCCGCTGGCACTCCCGCTGACAGGCATGGTCACCGGCGAGCTGGTCGAGATGGGCTACGAGGCCCTGACCGGCATCAAGCTGGCGGGCAAGGCCAGTAAGTTCGGACGAAAAGCCGGCCTGCTGGCCATGCTGCCTTTCATCCCTGGCATGCTGGGCAGCCGCAAGAGCGCGCGGGAGCTGCGCGACATCTACTCAGGCGAGCAACCGGTTCCGGTCCGCAGCGGCAGGTGGTGGTGGCTCAACCAGACTCCCTGGGGAGGCGGCCGCATTACAGGCTATCGGCCGCACTGGTATGCCCGGATGAAGAGTCGCCCGGAGCGCGTGGCACTGTACGGCTCGGAGAAGGAATACTGGAGGCATCATCCTGTCCTGCACCCTCTGAACTGGCTGAAGAACCCTTATCAGCTAGAGGAAGCCACCTATCAAGACCGGCCGTACCCGATTACCTCGCCGGCCTTCTCCAATATTCCGCTCATCGGTCCGGTACTAGCTGCGACTCTGGGGCGCCTGGTCAAACCGCCCAAACGCATGCATGAGTCGGAATGGAACGGGGACGACTACACTCTATTCAGTCCGCGTGTGGAACCCAGAGGGCCCGCCGGCCTTGCGCCCGCACATCCGCGGGAAGAGTTCGGTTTGAGCGATGTGGTCAACCGGCAGACCGAACAAGCTGCTGAGTTCACCGGCCTATCCGGCTTCCTGGCCAAGACCGTCCTCAACAAGGCCCGAAACAACACCGGCTTTGGCCAGACGGTCTACTTCGAAGGCAGTCGGCAGTTGACCAGCTGGTCACGCAAGTACTATGACGAGCAGGTAGGCGCCGGCATGGGCCCGGACGTAGGCCTGGACAGCACTGCAGAATACTCGGAGCCCTTCCGCAGGTTTATCCAACGGGACCTGAAAACCCTGCAGGCAAACGAGATTCGCAACCAGATGCCGCACTGGCTGCCGGGCGACGATTACATGACGGACTTCCGCACCGGGGATCCGTATACGAAGGTGGATAGCGGCGCTTCCCGCCTGCCAGGCCCAGGTTACGAGGCTCTGCATCCGGAACTGAAGGGTGTTCCCTTCGAACAGTATCCGGATCTCGAACGCTACAAGATTCTCTCCGATGTAGCACCCTGGAGCAAGGAGTGGTTCATCTACAACACCAAGTTGAATGCAGCCACCATGCAGGATCCGGAGAGGCGCATCGCCTATGAACAGGTCCGCGACCGCGCCCAGGCAATCAAGGATTCATCCGAAGAGTTCCAGCATCGGCGCTTCTCAGCTCCCGTCGAACGCCTGACAGGGGTGGTCAAGCGCGCCACGCCGGCGGGTATCGAGATGGAGGACGGCCGCCACGTCCAACTAAGCGCCTTGGGCATGCGCATGTCAGACCTCTCTTCCCTGGCCCTTGGCGAGAAGAATAACCTGACCCGGCAGCAGGCGGCCGCGGAAGCCGAGCAGAGACAACAGCGTCTCCTCGAACGACTGTCTGCACTGAATGGACAGAGCATTGAGATGGTGGTTCCTCAAGGCACCGGGGAACACACCCTGCGCAGCCGCGCGGTGGTCCTGGTAGACGGGCATAACCTGAACCGGGAACTGATCAAAGCCGGACTGGCTCGCGAGGATCCCAACCTGGCCGGCGCGGAATATCAGGAGATGAGCGGCCCGCTGGGAAAAACCCTGGGGCGACTGGGAGAGGCGGCCTCTTTTATGGGAGACCAGGCGGCCATCAACCCGATGCGCTGGACCTGGGGTCATGAGCAGAACAAGTTCTGGGGTAGTCGCGAACCCCTTGAAAAGTATACTTACAACGAACTGTACGGCGCCCGCATGCAGCATTGGGAGACGCCTTTGAAGAGTTTCGCCAAGCCCTGGCTGAGGTCCCTGTCGCACAAGTTGACCAATAAGGTCGTGGCTCCCCAGCAAGTGCAGGAACGACGGGACTTTGATATGCTTACCGACGTCCTAGAATACCTGCGCGCCACTACCCGCGGATATACTAACAAGAAGAGCAGGACAGCTATCGGAGCTGATGTACTGGCGGACCCCGCCTATCTCCGATCCACACTTTCCGGGCGGGATAAGTACTACTTTCCAGAGTTCCTGCGGGAGACCCGGGACGAGGAACGCAGTAAGATCCTCGAGGCCGTGCCGGAAGATTTCGCACGCATCCTGCAAGGACAGTGGGTCAAGCAGGATATCGAAGTAGCCCGCGCCGCACATCAGCCGGTGCCTGAGAAAGTGACCGAAGGCGGTCGCCTACTAACCATGGATGATCTGCAGGCCTATCAAAAGGCCGAGAAGAGTCACGAAACCAAGTTGGACTACGGAAACTGGCTGCGTTCGCGCGAAATCGCCGGCTTCTTCTCCCGGAAGAACGTCCGGTTGCCGGAGGATCCGGATTCCCCCGTGTACGCCGAGAACATTGATTACGAGGATGTCAAAGCCAAGATCATTCAGGAAGAAGGCCTAGACTACCACGATTTCAATATCTTCGACGACCGCGCGGCGACACTGTGGCGCAAACCTTACCTGGACGGCGCCGTACGGGAACTGACTGAGGGGAACAACAAATCCGTGGAAGACCTACGCCAGGCTGTGGAGAATATGATGCTGGCCGGCGGATCTAAGGAGTCGGAAGTGCGGATCACGTCCCTCAGTTCCCGCAAGCAGCGCCAGAACCTGAAAATACGAGTGGAAGAACAACCGGATGAAGACATCCTGCGGGATGTGCGTCGGAATCCGGAGGCTTACCTGAATCAGAACTAGTCTTGGAGATTATTCCTATGTATAAGACGTTTCTTTTGATGATCTTCACCACTATTTCGGTCTTTGCCCAGTGCCCGGCAGGCACGGTGAATGTAAAACTGCTGCCAGGCTTCTGGGCTTGCGTGCCTTCCGGATCTGTAGGGTCAAAGTCGACACCTCCTCCAGTAATACCTCCCGCGTCCATGACTTCCGCGGCTGATGCCGCCTACTTGTCCAAAGGCAACAACGCTGTCGTACGAACGGTGCAGTCTAAACTGTCGGATATCTATAATCTTGCGGATTACGGTGGGGTCTGTGACGGAACGACGGACAACACTGCGGCTTTCTCCAATGCGATCGCGGCCGTGGTGGCAACCGGCGGTGGTCAACTGCAGCTTCCGTCCGGAACTTGTATGAGCGGAACGATCAACCTGCCGGAAGGTGTGGCATTTGCAATGGTAGGCCAGGGCGTGGACGCAACGACGATCAAGTTGAAGAACGGCGTGAACGCAGACCTGATTACGCAGGCGGACTTCGGTGCTTTGACAGGGTCGGACACCGCGGTTGGATTATTCCGCGTGAAGTTGTCGGCAATGACGCTGGACGGTAACAAAACACACCAAGCCGGCACGTCCTGGGTACTGCGGACCTACGGGCACGGCAACTATTGGTCGGACCTGGTGATCCAGAACGGATTGACCGGAGGTAGATATAGCGAGTGGGCTTTGGACGCGTCGTTCTCAGCGCCGGCTAACGATCTGGAAGACTCATACACCAACGTGAAGACGATCTTCAATGGAGTCACGCAGGCACTCTCGACCGTAACACTCACGTTTAACGCCACTTATGGGAGTGGTTACACGCACTTCATCACGATCGGTGCGAACACGTACTCATACATTCAGCAATTGAACGACACCTCGGCGACAATCGCCCAGGCGTTATTGAGCTTGATCACTGATCGGAACGCAACGGCTACGGCGAGTGGACAGACTGCGATTGTGCTGACGGCCGCGGCAAACAGTGGCGCAACGGTGAGCGTATCGGCTTCAGACGGTAATGCAGGTGGTAGTCTGATCGAGAGTCAGTCCGGGGACGGGTTTCTGTTTCGCGGACCGCATGACTCGGTGTTTCAGGACTTCATCAGTTACGGCAACACAGGATGGGGCCTGCACAACCAGACCAGCTCGACTTATAACGGCGGAGGTCTGCACTTCTCCCATCTCAATGTTTACATGAATACGCTGGGCGGCGCTTACAACGAAGACGGAATGGTGTGCAATGATTGTGCGCTGACCACGGCGACAGGACTGGGGCACTTGATCGCGCAGTATTCCGGATCTACTACGATCACGGCGGGAACCTGGGCCGGGCCTGTCGGGTTTGAGTGCCGGAACGCGTCGGACAGTTTGCAGGGGATTGTGGTGAACACTACAGTGGATGGAATGTTCCTCAACGGCTGCGAATACTCGCGTATCGACGTGACTACTTTTCAGACCAATAGCCCAATGTTCCGAGTGAAGTCGTCGGCAACTAATAACACCATCATAGTGAACGGAGAGAGCACCGCAAGCACTGTGTTGTTCGATCCGTCAGGGTTAAGTGCCTTTCCCGCTACCAACTGCGTGCAGGTCAACGTCCATGGTCCGGCCGGATCCATGGCGCACAAGTATTATCAGCCCTGCATAGACTCAGCTCTCCAAATCGATAATACTAATCAGTTTGTAGGTGTCAATGTAACTCCCATTTATGCACTGGATGTCCAGCCGCCGCAGCCCTCGAGCATCACGTACGGCTTTTCAACAACCTGCACCGGATGTGCGACCGGTTACACGCACTTCATTACCGTAGGTAGCAGCACTTACACCCATATACAAGCGGGTGGGGACACTTCGGCGGGAATTGCCGCGGCGCTGTGCGCCTCGATCACGACGGCGCCGGACACGAACGCCACCTGCACGGTCAATAACAACTTTGTGATTCTGACGGCGGCGAACAATAATCGCACGTATGTGGCGCTGAATGCATCCGACCAGGATGGGGTGGCAAACCTGTTCGAGAACCTAAGTGGCTATTCAACACCGGTTCGTGTTTCCAACCCGGCCCAGAATGCGGCATTGCTACTGGAACAACAGGGATCCACAAACTATCTGATTTCCGCGCAGGCAAACCTGACTAGTCCGGCACAACTGCAATTGCAAGGTCCATCGAGTTCCGCGTTGCAGACCTTTAACATCCTGGGCAAGAACATTGGGTTCTACAATCAGGATGCCTCTAACGCCTGGTTGTCGGTGATGATCCAGGGTGGTTTGAACCAGGGAACCAACCCGTATTTGACGGTGCAAAGCAAGGCAGGCGCGGTGCAGTTCCAGATTACGTCGACAGGAGCGCTGCTCGCTAACACAAACGTCACCAGCCCCCAGTTCTGTATTCAGTCTAGTTGTATTAGCGCGTGGACCGCCGCGCAGATCACTAATGCCTTGGATTCTACCCAGACTTATGCTAACCCTGCCTGGTTAACAGGTGTGACCTTCGGCGGCACGGTCCTGGGTTCCACCGGCGGCACGATTTATAACAGCGCCGGCACGGGGGATTCCTTACTGGTATTGAGAAGCAGTTCCAGTCAGGCCGCGGACGGAAAGGGAATTCTGCAGATCCAGAATAGCGCGGGAAGTAAGATCGCACAGATCAATTATGACGGAGGGTACTGGGAAGGTGACGGGACTAATTACAAATTCGCTTTCCAGACTTCTACTCTTGGACTGTCGAGCGATGCGGTATTTGCATTCAAGAACGCGAACAATGCCTTTTCCGGAGCCTATGATTTAGGCTTCGTCCGAGGCACCGTAGGTGTGCTCAAGATCACGAACGGATCCAGCGGATACGGGGCGGTCGATGCTTCAGGGTATAGTGCCTCTGGAGTGGCCGGAGTAACGTCCACAACCTGCACGCAGTGGACAAACGGTCTGTGCACTCACAATTAAGGAGTAGTCTTCAATGAAGAACCTAGCCATACTGACCATGATCTTTGCAGGCGTCGCCTCCGCGCAATCTGCAGGCACCGCCTCCACGCAATGTCCTGCAGGCTCCAAACTGGTTGAGGTCCTGCGAGGCAGTTGGCAATGTACACCTCAGGCAAGCAGCGGAAAGAGCGCCAGCGCGCTTCCGGCAGCCCTTCCAACTTCTGTCATATTGGCTTCACGTACCAGCGCCACGGGATATGAACTCGCGGCCTGGGGAGATTCGTTGATTGCGGGCGGAGCTAATCAGACTGGATTGCAAGGACCGCTGGCTACGCTACTGGGCCGGCCCGTCTATAACGGAGGCGTAGGGGGACAGACTTGTGCGCAGATCTCAGCCCGTATGCTGGCGGCAACAGACAAGAAGGGTCGCTTTGTTATTATATGGGCGGGCGTTAATGACTCCGGCAACAATTTCGCCACGGTGCCTGCTTGTATTGCCGGCATGGTTGCTTCCCTGGAGCAGCCTACCCGGTTCCTGGTAATCTCCCTGCTGCCGAACTCCGCCTGGGTCGGTACTTCCGCATTCACAGCCATGCAGGCCACAAATGCGGCTTTGAAGGCAGCCTATCCAAACAACTATTACGACGCGCTCGGGTACTTGCTCACGCAAGGCACCGGGACCGGACAGGACCAAATCGATGCGGCGGGTGGAATGACTCCGACTTCGCTTCGCGCCGATGCCATCCATCCAACTACCGCGACCAATGTTCTATTGGCAAACCAGGTCGCCGCTTGGATTATAGCGCAGGATACACTGCAACTAGGCGCCGTACCGGTGTCCTCGATCAGCGACATCTTTGCCTCTCCGCCGGCACTGGGCGGAAATGTTCCACAGTCCGCCACACATACTCGCATGAACGTACTCTCAGGTGGAACCTGGGACTACGGCACAGACCCCGCTACCGGCGGTACCGGGACCGGAATCGCGATCGGAACCAACATCGTCCCGGCGTATCACACACTCACACTGGCGAGCAATTTGCTGGCTATGGGTGCCGGCGGCTTTACTCCGACAGACCCTATCGATATCCGGTCTTTCGGCGTGATCTCGATCGGTCAATCGAGCGGGTATGCCAACGTACTCAGCGCAGGACCCGGCAACACCATCCTAAAAGGCGCGGCCATCTACTTACAGGCTCCGGCCGGGACCAATATGCTTGGCATCGGAACCGTCCGAGTATGCGTTGGACAGTCCTCGTGCTCAGTATCAGGCACAGGTCAGTTTGCCAACAAGGGAAACACGATTCGCTTTGCTGATGCGGCGCGCACGCCGGCCAGCAGTTCGGAAGCCTGCAATGCCGGCGAAGCATTCTTCGACGCCACATATTTGTACGTGTGCACGGCTACGAACACGATCAAACGCCTGACATTGACTGCTTTCTAAAGTGTAATGAATCCTCTATCTCAAGCCTTTCGAGCACTCGGACCGCGGGCAGCGACTGCGGCGGGTGCTCTAGCTGTGGCAGCTCCCTGGTTCCTCAAGAATGACGACCGGGGCTACCTGCAGACGGCGGCCTTCACCACTCCCCTGATCGCCGCCGGTTTCACGGCTCTTCCCGGGGCCATGTCCGGTGTCTGGAATATGTCTACAGAGATCGGACAACTCTGGAGCAACCGCGCCTTCCTGGGACAGGATTATCCGCAACTTCTGAAGGGCTATCGCCGGCAGGGAACTAGTGTGCGGCGGTCCATGCATAAATATGTGCAGGCTCAGGGACAAGACTGGTACGCATCCATCCGACCTACCCAGGAAGACTGGTCCGGCCAGGCATTCGATCTTCTCGGCAAATACCGCAACCAGGCGAAAGAACTGCGGCAGTCAGTGCACGGCCGCGGCGCCGGCGTCAGCGCGCGGGAGTTTCGGCCGCAGATCGAGCAGGATCTCAAGCATCGCATTCTATTGTCGCGGACTGTAGAAGAGGCCCGCATGGCGGGACTGACTCCGGAGAAGGCCGCGGAAAGAAGCCACCTGTTACAACCCAAACTGCGGTCCTGGGACCAGATTGAGCAAGTAGTCAAGGAGCACAGTGGGAACCAGGACTTCCTGCGGACTTTCGCCCGGCGCGCGCAGCGACTCGACGACTTGAACCTGGGCAAGCGGGTCTCCGGGGCGCAACTGCTAAAAACCAGTACCTACGAACGCCAGAACCTAGGTTTTGCAATCATGCAGGCGCGCCAGGCCGAGAACGGCCATTTGCTGAAACGTCTGCAACTGGCGGAAGAAGCCATTCACAACAAGTGGATCCAGAAGGCGGATGTCATTTATCAGGGCGAACAAGCGATAGGCCTGGAGCTGTTCAACCACCGGGGAAGATCTTTCAATTTGCCTCTGATTGGGAGTCAGGACAAGGTCGTCTCGATGGGGCCGGGGTGGAATCACCGAGGAACGTTTGCGCAGCTGTGGGATGAGAAGGGTATCCGTCTACCCGATATATCCGTGCTTGAAAACCTCAGCGATTGGAAGGACGCCAAACAGGCGGCCGTTTCCAGTTTCCAGTGGGGAGGTATCACCGATCGCACCGATACTGTCGATGCCGCCCTGCACGAGGACTTGAAAGGTAGCGTATCTCCTAAGTGGGCCCTGGCAGAGCGCAGCCTACGCGCCAATCCGGATCCGTTCGGAACGCACGCCGGTGGCAAGCGCTGGAAAGACCTGACAGACGCCGAGAAGCACGCGGCGGAGATGTCCGCCATGGAGAAATACGATCTGACCAAGGTGGGCGGCGAGGGCGGCATCGCTTTCGGCAAGCTTGAGTCCCGCCTGGCGGAAGGCAATTCCATCGGTTTAGTGCCCTCGCCCACTCATCAGGATCCCGGTTACCGGTCATTCTCCAAGGACTTTTATATCGACCCGGAGAGTATCAAAGACCTGGATAAGCCGCACCTCAGCTCGACGTTCTTCAAAGAGCAGCTGGGTGTCGAAGCTGGTGAAATGCCGGAGTTTTCCGCCCGATTCGGCGAGATCACGCCGCAGGTCAAGTCCATGTACGGGGACATTCCGGCGGAGGCCGAGCGTGCGGCGCAGGAGGCCGTCAAAGAAGACCGCAGGTTCCTGTTGCAGGCCAAACGCGCGCATATCGATCACTTGCAAGACCTGGTGGAGAAGGGCAAGGGCGTAATCCGGCATCCCCAGGCGAGCAAAGATGTGATCGGAGATATCCAGCGGGACATCGAGCATTACAATCATCAGATCCGTTCTCTGAAGTCCAAGAAGTTGTCCCAACTGGAGATGCGCCAGCAGTTCGGAGCCACTCGGGAGTACCTGGAGTTCCAGGGTGAACTGCAGAATAAGTTGCGTACAGCATTGGGTCCAGAGTATGAGACTCATCTGACAGGCTCCCTGCTCAAGCACATTCAGCGAGGAGCGGAAGCCACGGAAGCTGAGCGGGTTCTCGCAGGCCAGGTATCCCAACGCGTCCTGCGTGAATTGGTTGCAGATCCGCTGAATATCATTGCCGCCCGCGGTTACCAGACGCTAGGTGAAACGATCTTCAATACCGGCGATCGGCTGAGCGGCGTGAAGGGCATGCTAGACCGTAAGTTGAGTCTGTCAGAACTGTGGCAGGAGAAGGGCGCCGCCTTGCAACAGGGGGATGTCATTGGATTTGATGAGCATGGCAAACCCATCGCGGCGCGTACCGAGAGTGTGGTGCAGGACGTGGTTGGCAACGATGTTATCCTGCGCGAGCGCTTCGGCATTGCAGGCGCTAAGGGTGAAGGTCCTGGGGCTAAGGGTCTGTTCCACTCCGCCATTTATAACAAAGAGGACCTGCTCCCCAGACAGGTCCGGTTGAACAACCTGGTAACCGAGTTAACAGGTGTAGGTGGAGTTATTCCGGAACAGGTAGAAGGCCTGGCACTGGCTGAGTACTCCGCGTTCAAGACCAAGAATCCGATGGCCGATCTGCTCGAAGTCTCCGTGGATATTGCGGAACAACTGGTCAAAGGAAAGCATCTCAAATCCGAACAGTTCCTGCAGGATTTGCAGAACAATCACTTCATCTATCGTAACGGCCGGTACGAGGAACAGTTTGCGGACGTATACCAGATGAGCCGGCAGGATGCGGCACAGCGTTATTACGACCTGAGCAAGAAGGCGGAACATTATCTTGACGACGTGGGCAATGAGTCCGGTCACTTCGTGCTGGACGCCTTCCAACGCACCACGGCTGCACAGCAACGGGCCGGACGCCAGACCGATTCACTTTCTCAATGGGTCTTTAAGAACTACCGGCAAGGCGCGGTTCGACTGTGGGATCACACCCGCTTGAACCGCCCGGCACAAACCGGAGTCACCTATGACATGCTCTACGAAATGCAGCGCGCCGGGCATACCGAGGGAATGCGTGACATCTTCGAGAACATCAGGTATCCGCAGGGCGATCCGGCTATGGCGCGCGAAGTCCAGAATTATCTGGCCGCCGGCGACTATGTGAACAAGCCCATAGGCGCAGCCTTGCAGCTCGATGAGATCGAGAATCTGGACTACCGCCTGTCGACGATAGAATCCCGCATGGGCAAAAGCGTCTTCAACCCGGAGTTTGCGCCCAATAACCTGTCGATAGACCTGGGTGGCGTGCTGAAGGAAGTCAAACTGGGCGGCGAATCCGTCAATCTTCGTTACCTGCCGAAACTGGGGATGGACGCCTACAAAGGCGGCGCCAACGCTTATGGTTCCGGAGAGTGGGCGGCCAGTGAGCTCGAGCACGGTATGCATGACGCTTTGTCGGCTGCCGCCGGCATCGACTGGGCCAATCCGGAATCGCATCAGATGAACAACCTGCGCACTAAAGTCTCCGAATACATGGAGAAGCTTTCTACTGAGTTAGGAGGAAAGGACGGTGTGCTGCGCGCGGATATGACGCATCGCGCTGGAATCTACGGCGTAGCGGCGGAGCGTTCCAGCAGCGTAGGGGGCACGGCGCCATTCGAGATGAGCATTCCGAAGAGTATGGCCGAGGGCATCGAAGACCAGGCCCTGCGCACGGACGTTCTGAGCGGTAACGGGTACGCGGCTCTATTCCGCGATCCCAACTCCGCGGCTATGTATATGCGCGTGCGGGTAGATCCCACGGCCCATCTTGATCCGAACGAGTTCGGCATTCACTCCAGGGTGCGATCCGCCTTCCAGATGGACCATGACAAGGATTGGATGAAAGCACTGTTTGTAACCAAGCAGGGCGCCCTTGAAGAAGCCCGGAAGGCAATTACAGATCAAGCCAGTCCTCAGTGGCAGAACCTGTTGGCCGCTGAGATGTTTCAAGGTACCGAGAATCCGCAGAATATCACCGGCCGGGCCTTTGCCGCCGAGGCGGAAGAGAAGGGTTGGAGCGGAGCCGGCAACTATCTGGACAACCTGCGCAAGGGATTATCGGATAGTGTGGAGGCCTCCAGGGCCCAGAGTTTCCGGGCGCGCTTATTCCACGGGTACACCGGTCATTTCTCGAACATGACGACCCGGCTGCAACTGATGTTGGCGAACAGCCCGGACTTGCTACCCGGGGACCGGGATTATTCAGCCTTCTCTTCCCTGTTATTCGATGTCAGGCAAACAGCTATTTCCGCTGGCAAGGGGAAGATGGGTGTGGGCGCGGAGCCTCTCGCAGTGCTGGCGAATCTGAATAAGTCGATCAATCAGGGCGAGGCAGGGTTGGATCTGTTTCAGCAGTCCATGAGTATGGTTGCTCGCGGCACGGGATTCACCGGTATCTACGACCAGGCCGCCGCGGATGTTACAGGTGTGGGTCTGGAAGAGGCCCGCAACATTCTGGGAAACGAGAGTTTGCAGTTTGGGGATGAGGCCAATAACCTACTGCTATGGACCAAGGGCGGGCACGGCCGGGAAAGCATGCGGAAGCTGCTGGCGAGTCCCAATAACCTGAAGGCCAAACGCCTGACATCGTACCTGACCAGGGGTGAAATCAGCGTAGATGATGCGCTGGAGATGTCCCAGATACGGGACATGTCCCCGGAGATGATTGGCGGCATTCTGAAACAGCGTTCCTCTTCCGGAGTCCTGCATAGCATGGCGGAATCCGTTGCCGGAGAATCGGGCGGCCGGATGTCCGATCGGGTCTCCCGCACGCTGGGCATGCTCAATGAAGGTGCCCGGGAAGGCTGGTCTTCCGCAGGCAAGACTCTGAAGCCGGCGGGCAAAGTGTTGGCCGCTGGGTTGGGATTAGCGGCGATCGCAGGCGTCATGACCGCGACCGCATCCAGCAACAAATACCGGCCGGAAGAAGAAATAGGAGTGAACGACCAGATCCCCGGTGAGCCGGTTGCAGGATCTCGGGCGAGTGTCAATCCGAAACGCACGGAACAACCTGCGCGACCCTCCCCGCGGACCATCGTGGCGGCCAATATGCGGCATGCGGTTGACCTTGAGATCCGTGCGAAGACTCCGGACCACGCCTCCTCCGTGGAAATGGCCAAGAATATCCAGCGGTTTACCGATACCGGCGGCGTTTCGAATGTGACCGTACAGCACTCCGGCGGCTGGCAGAAGAGCGCCAGCAAGTTACGCATGCAGGAACGGATTCGGGAAGAGTTAGATAAGCACCAAAGTTAGTGAGTTCACCATTATGAGCCTTTTACTGAGTGACACGCCCGGAGAAAACGACGGCGGCTATTTCCGCATTGGCGATGTGATCTTAAGGATTCCACCGGAGTCCATATCCACCAACAAGGTCACGGATAACGAAGAGGTGTCTACCTTACGTGCCAAGTACCCCATGTACGTCAAAGATGGTCATTCGCGCTGGGATGTGACTGTGACCTGGAAGGCTTTGGTCACTAACGACGGAGGCACTCCGGATTACACTCAGTGGGTTTCGCTGCAGCGGATTCTGGCCATGTTCAAAGCCGCACCGTTTGTGCAGGTGGAGAGCGGGCACCTTCGGCAACTGGTGATGGCGGATCCTGAATTAGACCGGGCCGACCGGACTGCCCGCATGGCTTTCGCGTTGCGCCAGCTTCGAGTGGACACTCTCCCTGATATTCCACAGGGTCTACAGTGCACCCTGACTATGAGCTGGTTCAATTACCTGCCCTATTCGACGGATTTCGGATATTTAGACCCCAATGGCCAGCCGGAAGACGCCACCCAATACACCCAGTTCACCGACTATATCGATACCTGGTTGAGCGAGAACCTGCAGGGGCCTCCGGATCCATTTGACGGCCGGCCGGATCTCTCGAAGAAGTTCGGCTATCCGGACCTATCATTGTGGAACCAGCAAACCCCCGGTACAGTAAAGTTGCATTGGCGCCAGTATTGTGTGGTTCCTATCGACGACCAGACCGCACCATCAGCTTCAGCTCCAGCGGCGCCTTCTCAGCCAACCGGTATTCCCAGCTCCAAACTGTCTTCCGGACCTGCTGATATTCGTGCGAAGATCACCCAGGCGGCACAAGCCCAGGGAGTGGATCCGGCGTTGGCCCTCGCTGTTGCCTACCACGAGAGCCGCTTCAATCCCACCGCCAAGAATCCGAACAGCAGCGCTTATGGGGTATTTCAAATCATTCCCCGCTGGCATCCGGAGATCAATCAGTATCCCAACAAAGGCGTGCAGGACGTCGACTCCAACATTCAGGTGGGAGTTGGGTATTTGAAACAGTGCCTCAACCACTACAACGGAAACCAGAAAGAAGCCTTGTGGGCCTACAACCAGGGAGAGGGCGCTGTAGATAACTTCCTGCGCGGTAAGACCTCCGCTTTACCCAATGGGACCGTTCAGTATGCGGACGCCGTCCTGCAGATGGCCTACCAGGGAACTCCCCAAGTAAAGAGCACGCCGGTGGCGGATGCATCGCCGCTGAAGTCTGCGGCACCTGTACAGGCGGCCGCGCCCAGCACGGATACTTGGCCGGAGCCGGTAGAAACCAAGGTTAACAACCTGATTGCTAAGGGCTGGTGGGCAGATCACAACACGGAGCGGGCCGTATTCCTGTACAAACCGCATCAGATCGAGTTTCAGGATGAGGAACACGGCGGCGGTCCCAACCTGGATTGCTGTTACCCGGTACAGATATCCGTGGTATTCGTCAACAAGATTGCCGTGCAGCCGCTGCGCGGTTATCAGTATCCGGTGATGCAACACCTGGGCCCGGCCGGGACTATGATTTCGGTAGGATTTCTCTCCAACGCCCTGCCGGCGGGCGATTCCGAACCGGTACACTCCGGGCCGGCTAAGATGGCAGGCATGTGCTCTGCACTCGAAGATCAGTTCCATAGGCTGCAGGGGGAGTGGCGCTCGATTTATGCTATCCACCGCATGCAGGCTGTGATCGTCGAGAACCAGGTTCTGAACGCGCTGGGTATCTACGGCACCCTGGTCAACAACTTCAATAGTGAGACGCTGCCAGAGTCGGCTTCCCTGGCGCAGGCGGCCCTGAGCCTGGTGCAGTACGAGAATGTATTCGAGGAGATCGGATCTTATAGGGTCAACGGGCTAACAGGGGCCAGTGCAGCCGTGTTGAACCAGATCATGACCGACGGCACCTTGGCCACGGCCAGCAAGGGTCCCGGGGGCGATGCTTATAAACCGCTGACGCAGTATCAGTCCGATAAGCAATCGCAAAATCCCGCGCCGGTGATGCAGATGATGCAGGACAGCCGCTATCAGACACCGGTAGTTCCCATGCCGGTAAAGCTGACTGCCGATCAGCAGCAGACGCTGGTTCAGGCCATTGCTTCGAACAAAACTCAGGCGTCCGCGAGCACCGCGGCAGACTCCACCCTGGTTGCCCAGAACATGGCAGGCGTGCCTACTTTCAACGCTTCAGGCACCAGTCTGACAGGCGGAGGGATTACGCAGGTGGATCCGGAGCTGGCCTCCCGCATTCAGTCCGGGTCTTTCTCATATAACGATTACTTCCAGTTTGTCCATTCGCCGGGGCTCTCCGGCAATGCGTCGATCCAGTCCCTCAATCAGAGCGTCAATCAGGTCATTGCCAACCAGGTGCCCGCCGACCAGGCGCCCATGACCAAGCTATACCAGTCGGTATTCGACTATCAGAGTAAGTACAACGCTGCCTTTGTGGCGGCCGTAGGTCAGATGCAGTTCGATCCAACAACTGCCAGTAAATTCACCAACGCGGTAAATCCCAACGGACCCGGAAGTGACGATGCGAATAAGAACCACGGATCCTACCGGGACCTGGGGCTGAAGACCCTGTCGCTGGGGAACGGACTGGACTTCAATCCAGGATACTATTTCACCAATAACGAGAAGAAGCAACGTCAGGCCTTGCGCGATCAGTTGACATACGCCGTGTCGGCTTCCAATGCTGCGCTGAGTTATTTCAACAAGGCGACCTCCAATGCCTCCTCGGCGCCGGCTGACAATTCGATACAAAACAGCGATTCGCAGAATCCCGCCGCGATGAACGTCAATACGGAGATGATTCTGGAGCGCACGGTGACCCCTTTCAAGTCCATGAAGCGGGCCTTTCCGACCTTCAAGCTGTTTCTGGTGGAAGAAGACAACACCGGACCTTTCTTCATGTTCGACAACTTCTACTGCTACTCCTCAGTGCTGAACATGGAAATCATCCGTTACCAGGACAAGCCGGATATGGCCGTGATTCAACTGACCAACCTGGCGAATCTACTATCGCACAAAGTGTTCGATTCGAGTGCGTCCGGCAAGCAGGAATACAATTTGTCTAATCTGCAGGATGTACCTGGAAGCAGTGTAGGAGGGCCGGTAACCGGAGGCATGGGCGGCGCGGTGCAGGCGCGTAAGACGCCCGCCGGAGTGGTGCTTGAACAGGAAAAGATCCTGAATCTGTCCAAAGGCTATAATGCACAGGTGAAGGACGTCCCGCTGCAGTACTACCCCCTGCAGACTGGGGCCAAGATCCAGATCCGCATGGGTTACACCAACAACCCGGATTTGCTCTATCCAGTATTCACTGGAAAAGTAACTCAGATCGAAGGCGAAGACATCCTGACCATCACCGCCCAGAGCTTCATGCTGGAGTTGATGGATAAGGATCACAATGAGCTGCGCAGCGACGGGTACTTTAATCTGAGCACGGTTTCCGAGACCATCCGCAACTGGGGCGTGCCTACGAAAGGGGCGGCCTACGGGGGTTGGACTTTCCTGCGGGATTCCGGAACTGCAGGGTGTGTCATGTCAGACGTGCTGAAGTGCAGCGGAGCCCGGCACTTTGGACACTGGCAGGTAAACCCGGTGCAGAAGAATACGCCGTTCATGCGCGGTTTCGGCTGGATTGAGTTGACGGCCGCGGCCGCCGGCGCCCTGGGCGCTTCCAAGATCCAGTCCGTAACGCAAGCCTTGCAGGACCGGAGAGATGAGAATATCCTCATTAACCAGCTGATCAGTACGGACGGCACCGTAGCCCAGCAGCGCATCAAGCGCGCCGATCAGTTTGAGAAGCCGGCGGAGATCTTCGCCTCGGTCTATGGGATTCCAGACGATCCTGAGATCACTCCCTGGACGATCCTGAGAGACATTTCCCGCCGATACCCGGAGTATCGTCTGCTGGAGCGGCCCTACGGGTTCCCCTACGGTTGCGACGGAACCCTGGTCTTTGCGCATCCGAACGACCTGTATATCACGCGTCCCAAGATGGCCAACAGCGCTGAAGCTACGGCCATGAACATCACCAATAACGGCAAGTTTGAAGATTGGTTCACACCCGTGCAGCGCGCCAAGATAGTAGCCCTGCCCGGCATGAGCGACCTGGCCGCCGATGCCGCCCGTTATATTCTGATGAATGTCACCAACCCGTCCGGCAGTAAAGCCCCGGCCACGTCCAACCGGTATACGTCGGCGGAGCGTCTCGGGGAACAGACTGCCAGTTGGATCGATCAGGGAGGGTTGACCACTTTCAATGCTATTTTGAACGGATATGCCGACTATGCCGCACAGAAGACGGCATTGTCTAAAGTGGTCCAGATCTTCGAGTTCGGCCTCGGCGACCTGCAGGGGCATGCTAATGACCTGCGCATGACGGTGAGAGCCATTCAGAACGACGCGATCAGCCACATCAACCTGCCGGCGGATCGGCAGAACAGCACAGCCTCGGACCCGTCTTCGCCCGCCTACCTGCAACCTGTGCGCAAATGGCACGTGATCAGCACCGACAATATCATCCACAACGGCATCACCATCAACGAGCAGATCTTCAACGCGGTGCGCATCAACAAGGACATTATCAAGGCCAATATTAACATTCCGGACTACTACACCCGGGTGCTCGACTGCAATAAGCTGATCATCGAGCCGGACCGTAACCTGGGGGTTGCGGGAGGTCCCGGAACGCTCGAACGGGCCTACGCTCAGAGTTTCCTGCGCGAAGAGGTCGGTAAGATGTACCGGGGAGAGCTGGTAATCACCGGCGTGCCGGAAATGGATCCGGGCGACGGGATTATGCTGTTGGATTCCACCACAGGTACCGCGGGCCCACTTGAGATCGAAAGCGTGATCCATTCCTTCGATCAAGAAATGGGGTATATCACGGTGGTCCGGCCGCGGGCCATGGTGGTGACTAATGAAGCCACCACGCTTGGCATTATTGCGGCCTTCAACAATCTGAACTTGTTTCAAGAGCTGGGCGCATTGGGACGGGACCTCTCTTCAACACCTCAGGCTGCTGCAGCCACTGCGGTAGGCGCCACAGCCGCTGTAACCACAGCTGGTCTGGCGGTCTCCACAGCTGTGGCTGCGGGTGTATCGTTGACCGGCGTGGGATTGGCGGTGGTGGTCGGCATGTTGTTGACCTACGTCGTGTTGGCCGACATGAAGCAGGAATCTCTGCCGCTCATCGTGGCGCCGCTAAACCGTTATGGACGTCCCTGGGTGGGAGGCCTGAATGGATGGGCTCTCACGGATCTGCACACCTACGTGGAGAAGCGTTTCCAACAGTTCTGGAACTTCGAGATCGCGCCCACTTTGCAGGGATTCAAGAACCTCAAAGGCATCGTCGACAGCTACACCTAGTAGCTATACTAGCAATGGGTGAGTGCCCAAGCCGGAGCTTTCCACATTCAAGGCTGTAATCTCACCCTGTTCGACGTGTACGAACTATAATACCGACGCCTCTACGGGTCTGCCGCTGTGTCCTCGGAGATTCTGGCTCGAGCAGAAGAAGGCCGCCGACGCTGGCGGGAACTGCGCGACGCCTCCAGACTACCTGCTGGAGTCCGGGACGGAGCAACAGGACCAATATTCCAACCCGGTTTATTCCCAGAACACCAGCAGTGTGATTGTCTGGGTGGCGGCCCTGTTTGAGAACTTGCAGACCCTGCAGTCCGATGGCAGCCCTCTGACTGGCAGCATTCTGGATCCCGGGTTCGACACCAAATATATCCGCTGCCGGGACCTTCCGGTGCATCCGGACGAGAGCTGGGCAGGCATGATCCACCGCGGGACTTGGAAGGAAATGGACCAGTTGATCGTGCATCCCATGTCTACCGAGAACCAGCAACAGAGCGGTGTTTTGAACGACAGCCCCTCCGACCTGCAGTTTGGCGGCGTGGCGCGTAAGACGAACTTTGCCTTTAACTTCAATCTGGTGTCGCCCACCAGCGACAGGATTTGCTCCGGAACCTAAAGCCATGCTGGTACCCCGCAATAGTAATGTGGATCTCATTACACCCGCCAACACGCCGCGCCTTTTGCACGCTGGCGAGGAGTGGTTGGGCTCAGACTACCCGCATGTACTCGTCCAGGACAGTTCGCTGCGGTTGATGGGCAGCCTGACCAAAGGCGTTTCGATAGACCCGGACTTTGGAGTCACACTACAAGGCCCTGTCAGCATTCCGGAGTCGCCGGATCACATCCAGATCTCGACTTACTGGGCCATGAACCCCATGTTGCTAGCCTCCATCGGATCGAGCGCCTGTATGCCCATACCTCCGCTGGTACCCAATACCCCGGCCGTCTTGGACGGCAGCTCGGATATGGGAGGGTTGTTTTGAGCACTTGCACCAACTCGTGCAAACTGCGTGAAGCCCAGCAACAGAAGGACAGTGCGTGTCCTTGCAGGACCTGCCCTTACTTGTTGGAGATGCTTTCCCGCTTGGATCTATATGCGGCCGCGAATGTGGTCCGTGAGGCTGTCAAGCATAGCAACGATTGAGGAGAAGATGATGCGTTTTCTATTAGTTGGAATCGTAGGTCTGCTGTTCGCTTTTAGCGTAATGGCGGCGCCGGCGCAGCCTCCGGCTGTAGTGGCTGTGTACGGTTATGATGCCAGCAACAATCTGCTCTACATCTGCCAGGCGTCGCAGCTAGGCACACCTGCGCTCACTTGGGCCATAGGCGGTCAGTTGAGCAGCCTGGCAGTTACTGCCAACGTGGCTACCGCCACTTTCTCTTCGGCGCCCGGCTTATACCCTGGAGCTTTGTTGAACGTGGTGGGAGCCGGATCTCTGAACGGCTATTATCCCGTTAGTACCGTCAGTGGAAGCACGGTCACCTTTTCCACTCCAGCTGTGACATCTGGGACATACTCTTACGCCGGAGTGCAGATTGTCAGTTCCGCACCCCTGCTTACGGCACCCGTCTGGAGTATCCAGAAGTTCACGTGGTCTGCCACCGGACTACTGCAGACCAGTTATTGGGTGACGCTTCCTTTAAGCGATGGCATTTATGCCACCCAGCCCTGTACCAACGCGCTGTTGTATTGAGAGGTGGCTATGCGAACAGTTCTTATCTTTCTAGCGGTATGTGGTGCAGCATTTGCGCAGTGCGGTCCGAACGGCAAAGCAATCCCTAATCCGTTCGGCTCTACGCCGGCTCTCATCTGCACCGGTGTCAGTTCCACCGCGGGGAGCGGCAGTCCATTCGTCATGGGGACGGTCTACTCCGGAGCTGCTACTTTCGGCGCTTCCATTCCGGACGGTGTTTGTTCCACCACGTCCTATACGGCATCCGGCCTGGTGGCTGGCACGACTTTAGTCGGCAACTGGGCCAATGCGCCCGCGGGAACCTTTGGAACGGTGTCCTCATCCACCAACACTGTCAATGTCAACCTGTGCAACTTGTCGGGCGGGAGTCTGACTCCGTCTTTTTCCATGAGCGTGGTGACAGCATCAAGTGCCAGCGGGGTGGTCACTCCTTCGCCCTATACCTCCGTAACAGACGCTTCTCCGGTGTCCTGGAATCTCGGCAGCGCCATCGTGACCAATGCATCGATTACCTTGAGTCACACCACCGGCACGCGCGCCCTCAATCTATCGAACGCGGTAGCAGGAGGCCTGTACACTCTGGTGGTTACAGAGGATGCCACAGGCGGCGCCGCTTTAACCGGAGGCACCGGTTGCACCTGGGTTATTCAAGGTGGCACCGGGAACCACATCTTTCCCCTCACCACCACAGCGTCCGCCAAGAACCTGATCACGGTGAACTTCGACGGCACTAGTTGCTGGACAACGGTAAGGGCCGGCTTCACCGGAATGTAAAGGCTGAGAGAATGCTAGAAGACTTCGGTTGGACCTCACGCGGCGGTTTGATGCTGGACGGCTCAGGCGATATTGCCATGACCGCGGTTGATGGCGCAGATAGTCTGATTTCCATGGTGCGCACCCGGGTCAAGGCGGAATTACGCGCCTGGAAGCTGTATACCATCGGAGCCGATCTGCAGAACCGGGTGGGTGATCTGATGGGACCGGAACTGGAGATTGCCATCCAGCGCCAGGTAACGCGCGCTCTCACCGCGGATAATCTATTGCCTGCCGGCTCATTCCAGGTACAGACCCTACCGGACCTCAACCGGATGTATGTGCTGGTATATATCGGACAGACTCTGATTACCAGCGTGACTTTGAGTCAGCCGCAAACGTCCCCATCCACAACTTCCATGGCGGTCAACACGCCGATTCCCGGCAGCGCTATTCCAGGCGTCGCCATCCCAGGACTCTCATGAAACGATTCTTCGGTCTTCTTATCCTGTGTGCCGCCGGACTGCATGGACAGCCTAAATATCCAGCCGCTGTGGTTTCCGGCGTGGACTTGCCCACTCTCACCAATAATGTGCAGACCTACCTGACGTCCGCGGCGAGTTCGACGGATACCACACTACAGGTGCTGTCAACCGCTGCGTTTAACCTTCCGGCCGACGGGTCCCTGGTAGTGAACTCGGATAACGAGTTCATTCATGTCTGCAGTAAAACTACGACTACTCTCACAGTATGCATAGGCGGACGCGGTTATGACAACAGTGCCGCTACCGCGCATGTGGCGTACCGCGTGGTGAAGGAAATCATCGTAGCCCGATCCATCAACCAGCTGAATTCTGAGGTGACGTCAATCGAGACTGCCCTGGGGCCGAATCTGTCCAATGTCCAGGGGTTATTTCAGACGTGGCTCGCTTTGAATGGTGGAAGTGGTGGCGGTGCTTTCGTCCAGACCAATTCTGACTGGAACGCATCTACAGGCGTAGCACAGATCCTGAATAAGCCGACCATTCCCTCCAATACCTCGCAGATCACCGAGAGCGGCAACCTGTATTTCACCAATGCCCGCGTCCTGGCGGCCATGTCCGGTCTATATCAATCACCGATCAACGGCGCGCCTGGCACCTGGCCCAGCCTCGCCTCCGTGGCAACATCGGGCAGTTACAATGACCTGGCCAATAAGCCCACGCTGTCCTCGCTCGGGGGTCTCACTAATCCTATGACCACGGCGGGTGATTTCCTGGTTGGAGGGGCCAGCGGCGCTCCACTTCGAGTAGCAGTTCCCGGTAACGGCACCTGGTGCCCGAACTGGTCTTCTGGGACCGTCACCTGGATTACCTGTCCCGGCGCCGGCGGATCCGGAATTACATCCATTTCAATGACGGTTCCTTCCGGGTTCTCCGTAGCCGGCTCACCTCTCACGGCCAACGGCACTCTGGCCATTACCTTGGCCAGCCAGACAGCAAAGTACGTACTGATTGCACCGTCCAGCAATGGAGTACCGACCTGGAGAGCGCTCACAGCCGGGGACATTCCCGCTTTAGCCTATCAGGCAACAATTACAGGAGCACCGGGCACCTGGCCTAGTTTTGCAGCAGTGGCCACGTCAGGAAGCTACACAGACCTGTCGAACAAGCCGACTATTCCAGCTTCCCAGATCAACTCCGATTGGAATGCCAGTTCCGGCCTGGCCCAGATCCTGAACAAACCAACCATTCCCGCGGCACAGGTCAACTCCGACTGGAACGCTGCCTCAGGGCTGGCCCAGATTCTGAATAAGCCGAGCATGTACACGACGATTTATAGCACAGGGTTGTCCATGCCCCAGCGGACGTCCATCAACCTGATCGCGGGTACTAATATGACGGTGGGCTGTGTGGATAACTCCGGAGCCGCCCGTACGGATTGCACGTTCTCTTCAAGTGGAGGGGGCGGCACAGGCGGGTCTTCCGGAACCTATACAGGCACTGTCACCTTCGGAACGATTCCGGATGGTGACTGCGCTATCTCTACCTATTCCGCTGGCGGTATGGCGGCCGGTTCCAGCTTGACTGCGAACTGGGCCAACGCGCCTTCGGGAACGATCGGACAGGCCTGGGGCGATACCAACCTGATCTACGTGGATCTCTGTAACTTCTCCGGGGCGGCCATCACTCCGGCATTCTCCCTGACCGCGTCTGTAGGCGGAGGCTCCGGCAGCGGCGCTGGTATGTCATCCCAACTGGGCGACCTGGCTACCGTCCGTAGTACCGGTTCCGTGTTGACTATAGGCGCCAGCTGCACTTCCAGCGTGCCTTGCAACGTACGCTTCGGAACCACCAGTTATTCGATCACCACACAGGCTACGGTCACTTTGGGCGGCAGCACGTTAGGAACAGTCTTCATCTACCTCACCCCTAGTGGAACGCTTACGGCGGGGAGCTCGGGTCCGAGCCTGACCTGCTCTTCCGGCTGCCTGGTGGCCACTGGGGTTACAGGTTTCCCGACCAGTGCGTTGCCGATTGCCTCCTGGACTACTTCGGCGCCAGGCGTATGGGATACGGCCGGCGGCGCAGACTTCCGGGCCTTCCTGAGCGTTGCCCCCAGTCTGGCGAACAACGCTGGTATTACACTCACCGGCAGCAGTTCCGGTTACACGATTGGCACCGATAATTCGATCGTTCCTTTCAAGTATTCGGGCATCGCCGCACCTGGAACAGTGACCGGCAACTTATCGGGTGACTTTTATAATGACACGGTCAACCACAACCTGTATGTCTGTAATGCAGCATTCGGCACGTCCGCGCCGGCCTGCACTTCCGTAACAGCCGGACAATGGATGCTGGTCAATGGGTCAGGCGGTAGCAGCTACACGTTCCGCAACAATCTTGTGAATACCTCGGGCACGGTGGACTTCACGCCGGTGGATGCCAGCGTCATGGATGCCATGGATGATTTCCTACCTTCGAAGAACAGTAATGGCGCGATAGGAACTCTGCATTGGGGGGTGTCCACATTAGGTACCTCTTGCGGCAGTAACATGGTGGCCAGCCAGTCTAATCATCCGGGTATCTTCCAGATCGTGAGCGGCAGCACTCCAGGTGATGGCTGTTCTTTAACCCTGTCGGACAACACCGAAGGTGCTCTTTATCCTTTCATCAACTTCGGGTCCGCCGCCGGACTGTCCTGGGAAATCCAGGCCATAGTGCAGACTGACGTCAGTGGAGTAGGGAACGCGAAGTACTTGGTGGGTTTCAGTGATAGCCAATCAACCTACCACCCGGCCAGCGGTAATGACATTGCAATTCGGTATGACCATTCCGGCGGAGGGTGCGTTTCGAATGAAAGCACCACCACTTGGGTTTACGAAGTTAGTGTTGGCGGAACTAAGACGTGCGTGAATAGCGGTGTTGCGATTGCTTCGAACACCTGGTATCACCTGCGCATATACTCCACCGCGCCAGGCACTATTCAGTTTCAGATCAACGGAGCGAACGCTGGCAGCATTGCAACGGCTCCCACGGCTAACATGGCGCCCCAGTTCCTCACCACGAGTACAGGCGGCTCTCAGGAGTCATTGTTTGTGGACTGGTGGGCCATGAAGATTCAAGGGTTGACTCGATGAAGATTCTCGTCCTACTCACGATTTGTGCTTGTTCCGGGTGGGCTGCCATCACCGGTTTTCAGGTGCAGGGTACCACGTCCACCCAGGTTCTGGTCTCTTATAAAGCGCCGGATGCCAATGCGTGCACGATTCAAGTTAGTCAGAGCGCGAGTCTGACGCCGCTGGCACTCGATGTGGACCCTGCCACGTTTGCGAATTCCAATCTCGATCTGAGCCGGCCTAGCACCGTGACTAGTGGAATGTCCAGAACGTTGCTGATCGGCCAACGCACGGTGCAATATGCGACCGCTGGGACATACTCAGGTGTCCGGCACTTTTCCCGCGCACTCCAGGCTTATACGCCTTACTTCGGAATGATTACCTGTCCCTCCACCGGGGATACGTACAACTTCACGTTTTCCACCGGCAACATTCCGCTGGGCATGTCCTACGGGGATCCGTTACCGGCCGATCCCGCCGATCCGGGAAATCAACCCTGGCCGGAGGCGGTGGGAGGCTTGTCCCCGGAATCCTTCATCGACCCTTTTACCGGAACCTATCTCACGCGCCTGGGCCTGCGTTCGAATAACTTCGGGTATTGGGGCAGCTTTCCATTCGGATCAGCCTTTAATCAGGGTCAGTTTCCATGCGACAGCGCGGGGCCGTGGACCAACCCCTGCGGCACGATCGTGACCGGAGGCGCCGGCAGCGTGACCGTACTCAATAGCCAGGCGCCCCTCATCATCCGGCCGCCGCTCGCCGGAGGCAATGCCTTCAATGGAGGGTATGGGTCCAACAATTACGGCAGCATGTGGACACTCGATCAGTTTGCGGTTTCTCTGACCGGGCTGGGCAGCTCGACCACTTCCGCATTCCGTGTCCTGGATGTCTGTCTGTCACTTAACGGCGGCGCTTCCTGCGCCAACTCCGCACAGCAGATCACCATGGGCCAGACCAGCAGCGTGCAGAAGGCCGGCCAGTACAACACCACGCAGTATGGAGTCATTCCCTGGTTGCTTGATACCAAGCCCAGACTGAACGTACAGGAGGCCTCGCCACACTCAGGAGCGGCTACCGTGAGCGGGAATACCGTCACCTGGGTTTCCGGCAACCTGTTCAGTCTTTATTGGGTGACGGGCGGTAATGGCACGGTCCGGCTATCGACTGTCTCAAGCAGCGACGCCTGCGCCACACCTCCCAATACCACCAGTTCGACGGAATACACCATCCTGGGTATGCCCGATGGAAATCACCTGACGGTGTCCGGAACTCCTCCCGCGGGCAGTGTGTACTGGTGTGCTGACAATTTCGCTGTCATGGTGTGGCGCGATCAGGCGCCCTCCGACGGAAGCAGTATCACGCTCACGGCCGCTTCCATGGCCGCCATCGAGAGCACTTCTCCCACTTATCCGGATAACGGCGCGGACCACGCCTGCTTCAACAAGCTGGTGCAGGGTGGATACTTCTGCCTCTATGGCGGCCTTTACTGGATCAATCCTCAGACAGGTGCCTCTGCCTACTACGGTTACATGACGGCCCCGTCCAACAACCAGAGCGGGCAGGCGATCACTAATCCGTGGCATACCATAGGCATCATCCCAGCCAGTGAGTCAGCCAACATCGATCAATCGCAGAATGTCCTGACGTTTTACACTACCGCGATCGATCCGACGAGTGCCACCGCACTGGTGATTCAAGGGGTATTCAATCCCACGACGATCGCAACTCCGGCGGCGCCTTACGTCAACGGGAGTCAGATTGGCAGCGCCAATGTGATCGGAAGCACGGCCTATTCCGTCACCTACAACAACGGTCTGACCTTTTCCAATCTCACGCCGCAGGTCAGTTTGAATCAAGGAATTGTGGCTCAGATGGCCACACTCGACCCGACCTTCAAGGTCTCCCAGATAGGGTCGCCGTGGAATTGTCAAGCCTACGGGTTCTCAGGATCCCTCTTCTATTTAGGATGCTACACGAGTTATGAAGATGGTCCTGGTTGGATTCTGGCCTTCTCTCCAGGGGACGGCAATCCAGCGCATGCCGGCCAAGCCGGAGGGCCTCAGATTGTAGGGGCGATCAGCACTTTCAACACGCCCAGCAATGCGCCGGTTACCCCCGGGTATGTGGGGATGTACGGCCATGGCCTGCACGCTGTGGTGGAAGCCGACAGTGGCTGGGTGCAGGTCAACACGCACTTCCTGCAGCCGATCAACACCAGCAACAACACGTTGCCGGCAACCGGGGTGGATTGCTCTACCTACGGCCTGGCCAGCGGAAAGCAATGCACACTGCTGAACATCAACAGTTATACGCATGCTTCGGTGACCAGCTATGAGCCTTATTATGCATCGCCTTCCACTCCATTCACCGGAGCTCCCGGGGAAACCCGCACAGCACAGATCGGGGATACTGCCTGCGTGGCAGTCAGTACGTCGGGGAGCTGCAGCTATACCAGCTCTCAGGAATTGCTGACGCTGGTAGCGAAGAACTATCAGGGAGTGCAGGGCGCCTGGGTCTTTCAGCGCAACGGCTACGGTGTAGAGAAGGCGATCGCTACTGGGCCTATCACCCTCTGGTGGGCCGCGATCGCTGCGAACATGCCTCCCGGCAGCGCTGCGGCAGGATCTTTCAGTGTCTACTGGAACCCGGTGACGGGTTGCGCCGGCTCGCCCGATCCGCACGGCAATTGTATGACGACCGATACCAATGAGACGGCCGGACACGGAGAATGGCGCAATGGCGGTGAAGCGGTGACTACCAACGTGCCGGACTGGTCGGTACCCATTATGGGTTGGGGCAGTGTATATCAAACCACTCTGGGAAATGTGCCCGGCATCCTCAGCTTGAACCCGACCAACGTGACACCTGATGTGACTCCCGGCATAAACTACGTGAACGACGAGCCTCCCTTTGCTGGAGTGTATGGTCATCCTTTCGGCTTCGACGCCGGCAGTCACCCGAATGCGCCGGGAAACCTGGCTCCAGCCAACGAGCAGATCCGCGCATTCGACAACGTCCCTCTACAGGGCGGCCAGAATGAACCGACCTGGGTGAGTATTTCCGGGCAACTCTATACCGCGGCGCCGGCATCCAATCTGGACGCTGACGATCCTTTTGGTTACGGATCCATTATAGCCATGAACCGTAAATTGTATGCCCAGGGAGCCAGCTGTGGACCCCATCCGCTGACGGATATAAGCGGACCGGCATCGAGTATTTCGACCTCTACTGCCAGCTCCTACACTTATTGCTTCGCGCGCACCGCGGGCGAATGTTATTCCGGTAGTTCGGTGGGTCAAGTCTATGTGAACTGCCCGGGAGTGACAGCAGTTACCTGTCAAGGTTCTGGGATTCACGGCGGGGCGCCCTTCGGGGCCGGTGCGGATATTTGCCTGGGCAATATCAACAATACGGCCAATGCGGTCCGTCAGTTCACATTGGACCGGACGGACATGGCCGGATTGCGCAGCCGCACCGTGGTTGCCGCCACGGCGCGCACCCGCATGGTGTACGGGTTCGAGAACAATGAGTTAGTGCCGGACAACTCCTGGCTGTTGTACCGCTCGGATTGGCTGGACTTTCAGCGCGCGGAGATGTGGGCGGCTAAGCTGCCGCCGTATCCGCCTGTCGATTCGGTGACGCGCAATACCTTCGTGCCTGTGACGGTCAGCCTGAGACCGGCTGCCGGCCTGCAGGTCAACAACGCCATCGTCGAGTTTGGGTATCAGGAATATGGGAATACGCTGCTCAACTGTACTACGCGTAACGATATCTGCGTGTCCGCATCGAACGTCAGGATTTCCGGTACGCAACCGTTTTCCTTCATCTCTGAAAACCCGGCCGGGTTGGCCTGCGCCACCGGCTGCACTCTCGTGATTCCGGCCCTTTCGCAGAGAGTCCTGTATTACCGGGTCGTGTATCGTAGTCTAACTAACAGTGTGTTGTACACGGGTCCACTGACGTCAGTGGTGGTTCCGTAATAGGACTGAGATCTCTATGATTACCAAAAGGTTGATTGCTTTCGTGCTGCTGGCTGGCGGGTTGTTCGGCCAACAGCCGATCAAGAGAAACATGATCTGCGTGGCGGCCAGCGGGTCGGGCACTGCTTATGCCTGTAACATCGCATCGGCTCCTTCTGCGTATACCCTGAGTGAACGTTATCTGTTCAAAGCGGATGTGGCCAACACCGGCGCTGCGACTATTTCCTTCAACGGTATTGGCGCAGTACCGATCGTGAAGCTGGTGGGTGGGGTCGCCACCAATCTGGCCGCCGGGGATATCCAACTCGGCGAATGGGTTAGTGTGATCTATGACAACACCGGCAGTCCGGTAATGCAGAAGCAGTCCATTCCGCAGGTTGTCGCGGACTGGAATGCCGCTTCCGGGCTGGCGCAAATCCTCAACAAGCCTACTATCCCAACCGGCGCTCCCAGCACCTGGCCCAGCTTCGCTGGTGTGGCAACATCCGGTAGCTACTCCGACTTGTCGAACAAGCCGACTGTGCCTGCAGCAGCGAGCACCACACCTGTAATGAATGGAACCGCAGCGATTGGATCCGCGGCAACCTACGCGAAAGCCGATCACGTTCACCCTACTGATACTTCCAGGCAGGCCACCATCACCGGAGCTCCCGGGACCTGGCCTAGTGCCTTTGCACCGGTTGCTCCCACGGTATCGACGCTGGGCGGAATCAACGCAAAGGATTGTTCCGTAGGTGGCCAGGTCATGCAGAAAGTCAACACGGATGGCAGTGTGACCTGTGTCAACCAAACTGGCGGAGGAATGGCCGACCCTGGTTCAAACGGCCTGTTGAAGCGCACGGGCATCAACACTACAGCAGTCGCTATAGACGGACTGGGTGGCGATTACGTGTCGGCCGCCTCGGTCAATAACGGCACTTTGCCCATGAGCATTCTGAGCCTGCTGGTGGCCAATGGCATCACTGCCACCGGTAACATTTACGCCAACAGCACCAGTCTCGTAGCAGGTTGTGTGGTGCTCTCCGATTCCAACGCGGTGCACGATATGGGACTGTGCGCCCCGAGTTCCGGATATTCAGGTTTCCTGAATCTTCCCACCGCCGCCGGCACTCTCAATCAGTTTCTGCTCAGTGACGGGAACGGGGGGCTCGTGTTCTCAGGCACGGCTCCGGCGGGAGCTGTAGTAGGTACCACGGACGCCCAGAACCTGAGCAATAAGGTCATCGATGGAGTGTCTGCGACCACGATGGCGTTCATGGATGCGACGTCTTCCATCCAGACCCAGTTGAATACCAAGTTCGCTACGGCGAATGCCGCCGCGGCTGCCACTCTAGGAGTTCCGATACCGCTAGGCTGTTCGGGATCGTCCACCGCTAATACAACCGGGGGTGTCACTTACCTCTGGCCCTCCGGAGGTACTTATAGCTGTGCTAGCGGCACAGCGCCTGTAGGCATCATGGGTATCCCGATGCCCTACAACTGCACAGTCAAGTCGATGTATGTCAAAGTCAGCGCAGCCCCTGCCACAGGCAGCGATGCGGTAACGTTGTACCACAACGGCACAGCGAGCGCAGTGACTTGTTCTATAGGCCCGGGTCTCTCTTGTAATGACACGGCGCACAGCAGCGTGTTTTCCGCAGGTGACACTCTGGCGGTCGGTGTGGCTGTGCAGGCGTCGGATGCCATTGCAAATATCCGAGTTGGGGTTTCCTGCCAATGAGACGTCTCCTGTGGTTAGTCTTGCTGGTCGCGCCAGTCTTCGCGCAGACTTGCAATATTCTGACACCGAGCAACTGTAAGGACACTGGTTCGCCGGTTGGTTTTACCGGCAACCAGGCCTGCTCGGCGACGGACTTACTGCCTGGCGGAGCTTGCCAGAACGGCCTGTATGCCCAGTCTCCCACACTGAAGTCCTTCGTGACCGGTTTGTCTACTTCTTTGCCGGCATTGACGAGTTGGGCCGCGGCACAGCCGGCCAAGCCGCCAATCTATTTCTCAGGCGAACTGGTGCCGCTGTCCATGAATTACGTCAACCTGGATTCGCACTCCTGCGGAGGTTCCGGGGTGACCAAGTCCCTCAGTCCCTGCCCCTGGAACAATTACCTGAATGCCAACGCCTGGACGGATAAGCTGGTCAACGCACCACCATCCGGTGTGGGCTTGAACTCGCTGGATATCAATATCTGGACCAGCCCTCTGTTTACCTCGTCAACCTACGCGGCCGCCTGCACGAGTTATATCGCTGCAGGTGGCGGCAACATCTGTTCTTCGATCGTGGCCAGCGTGACGGCCAACAGTCCGCAGGGTGCCTGTACGCAATGCACCGCCTCCAATATCGCCTGGTGGGCGCGCGGACTGACCACCTACCAGAATGCGATCGCGCATATCAAGGCTAAGGCAGGTGTGCGGCTCCGGCTGGCACCAATGATCAATGGCGATACGCTGCTGGCCTGCAACATGAATCAGGGAGTTGGCAACTGGACCGCTCAACAGTTGCAGGATTGTATGATTCCCGCCGAAATCGCCATGGCAGCCTTGTGGAGTGTGGATGATCTTTCCATCTGGCACGAACCTTGTGGCGTGGCCAAGCTGGTAATGAACGGCGGGACAGGTGGTTGTGTGCCGGCTGTTAGCGACCTGCACGCTATGATCACGATGGCTATCCCGCTACTGAATGCCGCTTCCATCAACCCCAATATTCAGTTGGGTGCAGGTGTGACCGCGGGTGATATCGGAGGCATTCCGTATAATGCCAGCAATTCCGGCAACTACTGGTCGGACTGGTTCACGATCCCTGGATTGAACTTCCAAGGTATCGACGCTTATCCTATTTCTAGTCAGCCGAGCAGCAACTACTTCACTTATACGATCAACGTCTTCACCATGATGACCCAGGACGCAATCGCGCATGGCAAGAAAGTATGGGACAGCGAGTCGGCGCCGCCGAGATGGGAAACCACAAATGCGTCGATCGGTGCCGGTGAAAGCTCCGCTTACCTGGGGTGCGGCGATCAGGAGTGGTATAACGACGGAACCGGGCCGGCCTGGCTGCTCGCCTATACGTCTTATGGGCGGGCCGTAGGGCTAACCGGCTTCAGTCTGTTCGGTACGGAGATGTGGCTCGTCCAATCGACGGATCCAAACAATAACCACTGCAGTTCGAGCGGGGATGGAACTCCGGGGCAATTCGACCAGTGGGCTCTCAATGCAGCGATCACCAATGCTCCGCTCTCCCCTTTGGGAACAGTGATGGGTCAAATCACATCGGATAATTCCACGGATACGGTGCCGGGAGTCTCTTTGACAGGTAGGGCACGGCTGACCGGCCGCGCGAGATTAGGACGGTAAGCGAGGATCCCTATGTTTCAGTCTTTTAGCGATGTACAAACGGCTGTGGATGCACTGACTGCGCGGGTCAATGCTCTCGATGGGCAGAATCTCCCGAATCCGTCCACAGCCGCCATCAATGTGTTGCAGGCTAATGTTGCCGGCGCTCAGGAGACCATCAATCAGCTGGTGCTCACCCTGGATTCCCAATTACAGGACCTGCAGACCACAGTCAATAACCTGCAACTGGCGGTGAACCGGCTCAACGGCATATCATGATTCTGAATCTGACTGAATCGGAGATCGAGGTGTTGTGGTGGGCGGTTGGAAACAGCCGCCGCGTCCTGCATCCGGATCCGGCCACTAATGTGACCTGTCAATGTTCTTGTTGTACGGCTTTTCGCAGAGTGGATGAGCGCTTCCGGGACGTGGTCGCCAACCGGCACCGCGTCTAACGGAAGGCTCCCGCGGCGGCGGCGCCGGTGAGCATGCCGGCCGCGGTCGGGGCAATGGCGCCGGTGATGGATAACGGGATCCGAAGCCAGTTGGGAAGAGGCTTGGTAGCGATCGCCAGGTTCGTCATCATGTGTTCCGTAGCCTGGCTGGCCTTGGCGCTGGCATCCGTGGTAATGGCCACGTTGTGACCGATGTCCTTCCAGGTGACTAGCATACTTGGCAGTGCGCGCTGAAAGTCCCGGCTGGATTCGGCCAGCTCGCCGGCGGTGACTTTTGAGGCCGCCACCAGTCCCAGCAGCTGCGGATGCAGATCCTTGATGGTCTTATCCGTATCAAGCACCGTCTGATCCAGGTGCGCGGTGATCGCTCCGGCGTTCTGGAGTACCGGCTGCAGATCGGTGCGCAGCCCATGCACTTCGCCTACCGCAGTATCCACACGTTCGAGACCTTCCTGAATACTGACATGCGCGGTATCCACACCGTGGCGGATCTCAGTCTGGGACGCGAAACGCAGATCCGTGAGCTGCCCGTGCACTTCCTTCAGTAATTCTCCGCGTGTACGATCGAGCTGTGCATTGATCAAGGACCGGGTCTTGTCCGATTCCCTCTGGGCCACGCCGAACTGAGCTTTGACCAGCGCGCGGGCGTCCAGGAGCAGCAGGCACAGACAGATGGTAACGGCGACAGCGCAGCCGGCGTAGATGTATTTACCCATGGAGAAAAGCTCCTTCTTTGCCTAGATATTGGCGAGCGTTCAGCAGGCTGCGCGACATTTCCTGCGCGGCGGCCTGGCGCATCGTCCAGGCGGGCTCGCTATCCACGTAATCGCCTCCGGTCTGCAGCCTGGTCATGTTCCGGCCGGCGTCGGCGGCATACTGCATCGCTTTGCCAACAGAGGCCTGCAACATCGGATCGAGAACAAAGCCTCCCACCAGGCCTCCCAGGCCGCCTCCTAAAGCCGTGCCGATGGCCATACCGAGGAAGGGCGTGGCGCCGGCAGCAAATGCGGACAGTTTGTGGCGATGGGGTGCTTGTGCCGCGCTGAATAGCGCGATCGGTAAACCGAAAGTGAGATAACCGCCCAGCAGGGAACCGCCCGCTAATTTGCCAGCGTCGTTCAGGTGCGGTCCAGCTTCCTTGATACCTGCCCAAGCCGTGGCTCCGCGCTTTCCCCGCTCGGCAAACATGGCGGGGATGATTCCCTGCCGGGAAACCAGGTTTCCCCAGTTGCCGGGCCACAGCATCCGGGCCATGTCATCGACTTGCCCGCCTACTATCGGAACTCCGAATATGTTCATCAGGCAGCCTTGGCGTATCCCATCAGGCGGTCTTTGGCGCCCTTCGGGTCTTTAACGATCTGGTGTTCCCAGAGAAGCATCAGGTGGTAACCGGCGTTGGTCAGGAAAGTAAACCGTCGCGCATCCCGCCGGCGCCAGCGCAATTGTTGCTTGGTCAGACTCGAAGTTGGGTTACATACCGGGCAGCTGTGCCAATAACAGCCCTGGACTTCCAGTACGGTTTGTGGCGGCAGGAAGAAGTCCACGTGCGTCCTGGAGATGGCATGCTCCGACTTATAGGGGATGCCCAGTTCCAGCAGCCAGCCTTCGACGATCGCCTCGATTCCGGATTGCTTGTGTACCTTGCGCTGAATTGTGTGCCAGGAGTGTCCCCGGCGGGCTTTGGCCTTAGCCGAGACCACCAGGCGCAGCTTGCGTTTGCGCGCGGGAGGTTTAGTCCCTTTGCACTTCCGGGCCATTAGAGCGCCCGAGCAAGTACGTGTAGGATCCCCGTCGGCGCGGTTGTGTCTGTGATCAGGTTTACGGTCAATCCTGAACCGTTCGCCAGTTTGACGAAGTCGCCGACCACGACGGCATCGAAAGTAGCTGGAGTGCCGTGACCTGTGGGCGTATCCGCGTCCACCGGGATCTCGATGCTGAACGTGGGGGTGTAATTATTGTCAGCAAAAGGCGGTGAGAACAGCACGGTGACCGGATTGATGCCGGCCGGTAGGGCGGTGAACGGGAGAGACAGGCCACGGAAGTTACTGGCCGCCAGGGTAGCGCTCGAAACGCTGGCCGCCATGCTGTTCAACGTGGTCTGAATACTCAGTACGGAGTTCTGCAGCGCCTGCACGGAGTTCTGCAGGTTGTTCTGGTTGGTGGTGGCCAGGCGGGTCTGCAGGGCCAGAATCTGGGCATTGACGCTGTCCATGGAGGCACTGAGGGATTGCTGCGCGTTGGAGAGCGAGGACAGTACATCCGACACCAGGTAGAAGTTGCCGTTCTGGTCGTGAAACAACGGACTGTCGATACTGCGGCTGGCGTAGGCGGTGGACCCGTCGAGTCCGGAAGCCGCGGCAGTCGGCAGGGCATTAATCACCGGCAGGATCTGTTCATTAACCAGGTTGCAGATCTCCGCCAGGTCGTTCAGGACTTCTTCCTGGAAGGCGTTGAAATCGGAACTGGAGGGGGATCCGTTCAGCGGAACTTTGGCCACCACGGTGGTCAGCTCTACGGTGGGCAGATCAAGGTTCGTATTCATTGGTAAAAGGTACCCTTTCACCAGTTGTTAGTATAGGTGCGGATCAATAAACGTTCTCGAGATAAGCACCCGTAAAGATGGGGGTTAATGCCCGGTTGGCACTGGACAACTGCACTCGCAGAGTGGCTGGAACCTGCGCCGGACCTTGGACGTAGATTACCTGGAACGTGCGGCCGCTTTCGTTCGAGAAGTCCCCGTTGATGATGGGCACGCGGAGCAGCTGCCATTGCAGGTTGACTTCCTGTACACCGACGTACTCGTGCGTCAGTCCCGGCTGCAGCTGTGTAGGATCCAGCCCGTAAGCCACGTTCATGTATTCGTTGGCTGCTACATCCAACACATCGAGAGAGCTCGGGTATATTGAGGCAGGCAGCATGTAGGGATTCTGGCTGCCAGTGGGGCATAGAACCCAGCTGGTGTTGATCTGAGTGTTCTGTGCCACATCCGTAACTCCCGGCAAAGACAGGATGTCGTCGGGATTGACCTTTTGTGGCAATTGGTCGCCCAGGGTCAGATAGTAGTTTAGGCCGGCGGGCGCCCGGAAGCGCACCTGGCTGGTAACCGGCGCGATCATCACCGGCTTGCTCACGAATTCCGAATACAGCTGGTAATCGACGATGTACACGTTCAGGTTCGACAAGCCGAAAGTGAAAGCGGTTCCGCTCAGAGTATCCGGATGCGTTGGCGTGATCTCCACCCGAAGATACTGAAAAGATTGGTTATTGAACCAGGCATTGACCCTGGATCCATTCTGCGAAACGCCGGCCGCCGCTTCCCAGGTGACTCCGGTCTGGCTGCCGTAGACCTGGATGACAGGGGTTCCAGGAGGCATGGTGGCGTCAAATACCAGCAGCGTAAGGGCCTGCGCATTATAAAGCTGGAGTTCGAAGATGCCGGTGGGCATGGAGTCGTCGGTCAGGCTGACCTGGTACATGTCGCCGAACTGGTTCACCGTGCCGGTAGCCGAGGAAAAGACCGTCGACTTGATATTAGCCTCCACCAGGGTCGTCGATTCACGCAGAGTGACCGCCTGGCTGTCCGCCCGCACCGCGGCGCTGGTCAGGGTCTGGTCAATATCCAGAAAGTCGCTGGTGATGAACCGGCAGGCGATATCCGGCGAGAGCAGTCGCACGGCCCGTTGCCGGCGGGAGGTCAGCGCATTGAAATCCTGCTCGAAGCGAAACAGGGTGTCCTGCTGAACCTGCGCCATGGCCGCCAGCACTTGGCTGCCGGTGTTCTGCAGTGCAGACAGCAGCCCCATCAGCTGGCTGGCGGATGACGCCGTGTTATCGCTCAAGTTGGTAGACATTAGAATGTTCTCCTGAAACTGACTTGGTACAGCCGGGGCGTGTAATATCCTTTGCGAGCCACCAGGCCGGCATTGGCTAAAGCGGAGGTCTGGTAGCAGATCAGCACGTTGGGCATGCCTTCCGAGCTGGAGAAGGTCAGCGTATTGCCGTTGAACTGATAGACATCCGGACCCAGCAGAGCGTTGCTCTGGTAAACGGTCAGGGTATTGGGAAGCGGCGTCTCCTGCAATACCAAAGACCGGGTGTCGTTGCTGGGCGGGTTCTGCGGCTGGATGTTGATCTTGATGCTGCGCTGCAGGATGTTATTGCCCATATCTAGCGTGGCGATGTTGTTGATCTGGAACCAGCCGGTGGTCGCCGGATCCGCGCCTGGGTCATTGATGGGCGAGGCGGCTTGCGCAAAGTTGGCGTCCAGCCTCTGCAGCATAGCGCGGTACCAGCAGGTGGTTGCACCAAGATCGATCTCTTGGCCCGGCACAAGCCCCTGGAAGCTGAGCCCGTCATAACTGATTTGATGGGTAATCGAAGTCAACTGGTCGGCCTGGTGTGAAACGGCATCGAAGTTGACCATTCCCAAGCTGTCAAAGGTGATCGGATCGGTTTGTACTGAAGCTGTGGTGTCGTAGGTGCGTGCGGAGAAATAGATGTTGCGCAGGGAGATCTGATTGGCGCCGGTTTGGTCCTCGAGCACCAGGCGTAATTGCGAGACATGCCGCGGATCGAAGTCCAGTGTGACATCTCCGGAAAACTTGTTGGAGCTGCCATCGAGAGACAAGTCTTCCGCCTGCAGTTCGGCGCGCAGGTCTTCGATGAGCACTCCGTCCGGCGACGAGACCAACTTGTTCAGATAAATTCCCTGATAGCTGTTGAGTTCAATGGTGATCCGGTTCAGGATCGTCGGCGTGGCAAAGGTGAAGAACAGTTCCAGCAGGGATCCATTCCAGGTCACGTAGGTGGTCAGATCTCCATCCAGCAGGTCGCTAAGGTTGCCGGTCAGTGTCCCCGTATCGCAGTTCACACCCAGGACCACCGTGGAGGGAACCGCCGGCTGATCCGTGAGCAGTGGCAGGAATGCCGCGCCCACGCCGAAGTCGATCGAGGCAGAGGTGTGTGCCGCGTCGAGCACCTCGTTATCGATGAAGTTCTCCTGATACTTCTGGCGGGTGGAGGTATAGACCTGTTTTCGCACCTGCTGGCGCAGTGAGTTCTGGGTAGTGGCTGCCAGATTGAATAACTGGGCCGCGTCTTGTTCGAGGGCCAGCAGCTGCTGACTGATGCCGAGGGCATCTTGGCTGAGTAGGCTCAGGTTCTGGTATATATCATCCGCCACCGCCGGGGTCTCACCATGCAAGGGGACCAGCCGGGAGACCTGGTTGCCCTGGGCTATGATGGCATTCAACAGGCTGTAGATCTGGGATTGCAACTCGACTTGCGTGGGCATGGAGAGACTTCGTGCAGTCTGCAGCAGATTGTTGAGCCTGGACTGCAGAAGTTGGTCTCCACTCGATAAGTTGAGATTGTTGAGAGTAGACATGTTAGACCGTGGTTACCTGCAGGAGAAACCGCTCCATTACCGCGTACGGATCCCGCAACACAACTTTGAGATAGAACTGGACCTTGGAGGTGGTTGGAATGGTGGAAGGTGGAATATAGGAGAAGACCGCTCCAGGCGATATCGGGTAGCCGTTGGGATTCGAAGTCAGCATGGAAGAGGTGACCTGAATCTGGCCGGCGTTGAAGGGCACGTCGAGCAGATAGAACTGAGCCGTGCCGCAATACTGCGCATCCATCCGGAGAAGTTCTGGAGTGCCTTCCACTTCAAACGGACCGGAGACAATTACCCCATAGTCCTGCGGCATGGTGACCTGGTTGTCTTCGCCGCGGATGTCGGTAATCCCCAGATCGTATTGCACTCCGTTGATCTGTGCCGGCTGCGAGATGTTGATGCGCCGGAAGGAGAATGGCAACACGGCTTGAATACTGACCAGGGCGTCGCGGCGCAACTTATCAGTGGGATCGACGGTGTAACTTTGGTAAGAGTAATTCTCCTGATATAGCGTCAGTGTGAGACAGGATACCAGCTGCCGGTCAAAGCGAATGGACATCGCCCGATCAAGCAAAACATCTCCGCTCCAGATGGTGGATGCCGTATCCGTAGTAAGGCCGGTGGCCTCAAGCGACAGGATGTGCGCCGGAAAAGTACTGAAGGGAGCCAGGTGCAGACCGTCCATGTAGGTCGGCTTATCCAACTGCACTGTGAGCGTGGCGGTGACCCCGTAGGTAGCTGCCACAGGTGTGTCAATACGCAGCAGATATTCGTCGAGGATCGTCTGCAACGGCTCGAGAAATACACCCAGCGGATTGTTCTGATCGTCCAAAATAGGGAATTGGTTATCCTGGATCTGCAGCGGACCGTTGCTGTTCCAGTAGGGATTCGAGGCGTCGAATACCAGGATGGAACTCCAGTCCTGCTGGTTGAGCGAGCTCTGGTAACCGGGCAGCAAGGCAGTGAACAGAATCGTCAGGGATTTATTGGCAGTGGAACTCTTTGCCACGAAGCGGCCTAGGGAGTCCACGGTATAATCGATACCCACGTCGTAGCTTTGAGCGTTATCGAGCACCGTGAATTGATCTCCGGTGACCGGGTAATTGCTGAAGGCGATCGGCACCCCGGCGTCCAGGGTATTGATGGAGGCTTGTATCAGCTGTTCCACCTTGAGGATGCGAACGTAAATCGGGACATTGCCTGCTGCATTCTGGCCGGAAACCGTCATCACTTCGTTGAAGGATGCGTTCGCCGGAGCCTGCAGCAATGTGACCACCGGAGACTCATAAGTGAGCAAAGGGCTGCCGTACAGCATGCTCAGCTGGGCGTAATCCGTCCCGGTCTCGTTGTCCAATTCCTGAGCTCCATCCGGAAACTGCCAGGTTAAAGTGACGGGAGGATATTGGACCTGTTGAGATGGCACCCCCAGGCCGAACCGCAGGGGTTCACTCTCAAATCCGTCTACCGGATTGAGCATGACGCCAACATCCTGTACCTGCGCGGTGTAAAGCACTCCGTTGCTCGGATCGGTGAGCGGGATCGTGGAGTCCGTGGGCCCGTGGGTGGCGGCGAAGTCCTGGTAGAACTGGGTGGCGCCGGATAGTGGACCCTGCCGGGCTACCCATAGCTCGAGATTGCCTTCCGCGAGCAACTGGTCGATCAGCCCGGATTCACTTTCAAGCAGGGTGAGTAGTCTGCCTATCTTGGTATTGAAGTCCTGTCGTTCCTGGTCGAGCGCGTTGTACCGGGCACTGAGCAGACTCAACATGTAGGTGATCTGATCCGCGGTGGCGCGATCGCCGGCGGCCAGCATGGGCAATGAAGAGAAATCCTGAGCAGCCTGCTGGAGTTGCGCAATGACGGTCGCGTTCACAAGCGCGCCGCCGCCGTAGTCTCCAGTAGCCAGGGACTGATTGAGCAGGTCCAATAACTGGTCGTAGTGTTTCGCAACCAGGCCGGACGGATAAGACCCTAGAAGATTCATTGCCGCGCCGCCTCCTTTACGGCATCGGAAACCGCTTTCCAGCTTTTCTTGATCCGGGGCGGCAGGGCCATCCATTCAGGCAGGATCTTGCCAGTCATGGGACAACGTCCCTGATTCTCCGTACGGTAGGTTTCGTATGCGATGCCAGCGAGTGTCATAACACGTCCAAATCAATTCCAAGAGAGAGTCGATATTGCCCAAACTGAGCCACACCAAACGGTACCCGCAACCGCAGTTGCAGCACCGCCTGGTTGGTGGGAGGGAAAGGCCCCAGCTGTCCGTCCGGCGCGCCCAGGGCTACAGCGCTCCCCTTCAGCGCCACCCAGGTCGACGGGTCCGACTCAAGGCCATGGTCGGAATCGAACAGAGTCCAGGTGATTCCCTGGTCAAAGCTGATCTCATATCCTCCTCCCAGTGCCGGCCACACCTGCTGTACCTGCGCCGCGGAATCCCCGGTTAGGTACAACCTGATATTGCTGTAGGTCTGTACATTACCGGTCACCGACTGACCTTCGAGCTGTGCCTCCAGCCGGTAGTCGCAAGCCGGGTTGCGCAGCACCACGGACTGAATGGTGCTATATTGCGCCGGGAATAGCACACCCTCGAGCAGTGCCTGGTATTGCCAGGTCTCCTCGGCGAAATCTCCGCCGCGATAAACGATGCTTCCGGTCGGATCGGTCCACTGAACGTGTAGAGGTAGCATGATTCCTAAACTCCGTAACCTGCCAGCGCCCCGTCGGCAGGGTAATCGTCTCCGGTCGATGGATCGTAATACCGGACCAGTGCCATGGTTCCCATGGGGATCACTGCGTTGATTTTGGCCTGGATCTGAGCAGCGGTGAACTGGTTGAGTATGGAAAGCGGCAGCTCGACTACCAGGGCGCCGCCGGCAGGATAGGGCTTACCGTCGAGAAAGCCGAGATCCCAGAAGTTGGCAGCTTGCGGGATTGACTGATATGCGGGCGCCAGGCCGCCGCCGCGCTGTCGGACATCGGTCACGGTGATCTGGTTCAATCCAACTGAAAAACCCACCACCAGGCTGCCGAAGTAGGTCTTGACTCCTGTCGAAGGGCTGGGGTCATTCGTCGAGATCACGTTATTGTTGATGTCCCGGACCTCGTGATAAACCACGTGTTTGGGATCTACGGTGGGCTGCGGCTTATAGTAAAAGAACAGAACCATCTCTTTGACCGCCGGGTTAGAGTAAGGGTTCACGTCCAGTCCACGGTAAATGAAATCCATTTCACTGTAGGAATAGAAACCGAATACCTGGTCGGTAGGGTCCAAATCCACCTGCGTTTGCACTCGACCGTTCTTGGAATCGATGTCCACCATCTGGGAAAGGCGCCAGGGAAACAGATAGCCTTTATCGGCCGGCTGCTGCAGGTTGGGAGGCAGGCCTTCCAAAGCGTACTTCAACTGGTAATTGGAGTCGTAGACCAGAATATCCGGATATTGCCGCTGCACCGGATCGAACCAGATGCCGGGCCGCTCGAACTCGATGAGGTTATTAGCCAGCACCTTGCCGGGTACCCAGCTGGCCAGCTGAAAAGGTAGCACAGGCTGAAAGGGCTGCTGGCCCCATTCCGGCGCCACCGGTCGCAGATTGAAGCGGATGCGCGGATACCAGGGATCGTTCGGATGCGTGTTATAGGGGGGCAGCACGGTGTAACCGTTGACCGCCGTAAAACGCAACCGGAAAGTGGTGTTGCCATCCACCACGGTGATCAATCCAAGGGAATTGAAGATGTAACTGCTGGGGCCGACGGAGTCACTCTGCGACATCACCGGCTGATATTGCAGCAGCTTGGTGCAATACACCTGGTTGTAGTAATAGTTGATCCAATAAGGACTGCCGTCGAAGGAGTGATAGACGGTCGCCCCGTCGATCAGGTAATTCTCTGTGCTGACGTTGCCCGCGAGGTCCGTGATCGTAATATTGGTTACCTGATCGCTCGGCAGGGCGTGCTGATAGTAGAGAGGGTTTCCCGAGTTGTCGATCTGATTGGTGATCTCGAAGAACTGGTTCTGCACCATGTACTGAGATGCCCCGCTGAAGACCACAGTGTTGTTGACTACTTTGGCATCCACCGGGGTTCCGGAAGGAACCGGCGTTACGGTAAAGGCGCCGGACAGAAAAGGCGTGCTGTTGACCGTTGTCAGGTCGCTGGCAAGGTAAGGTTTGGCGCTGATGCTGGCAATAGCCACAGCACCATCCGGTAAGGCACGCCCGTAATAAAGTTGTGCGACTCCAAGGCTGTCCATATAGGTTTTAGGAAGAAGGAGAAATACTGATGACTGTGATATAGACCCACCAGTTCGTCGGATCTGAGGGGGCTGTGCCGTTGATTTGGATCTGCGCTTGCCAGTTATTGGCGGCGTTCGGCGGAATGAGCTGTAGCGCGGTGAAGTTCATCCGCGGGATGACGGAAAGAGAAGGAATGGCTACGGTGAATCCGCGGTTCCAGTTCTGTGTCGGAAACGGCATGATGTCCCCGTGGCGCAGGGCTCCATACCCGAAGGCCACTTTGTAGTTGCCCAGCTGCAGGATGTTCCAGTTGAAGGGCTGCGGGTTGGTCTGCGTGGCCGGAGAACTGGAATTGGTTAATGTAGGAGTGCCGGAGGCCGCTACGCCGGTAATGTGGGTACCGTCAAATCCCAATACCTGGCCGCTGGTTAGCGCGGCGAGATTGAGGGGCTTCCCTTGTAGGGCGGATACAGCCGTGGCTGTGGGTGCACCGGTGACATCTCCCTGCAGGTTGGGAATGGATCCACCTCCGGACACCGGCGGCGCCGGCCGCAGAGTGCCGTTTGAATACGTGAGCACGTCGCCGTTGGCGATCGCCGAATTGTCGCTGCGGGTCTTGGCCACAGGCATACCCTCAAGGGCCACCACAGTTGTACTGCCCGGGGTACCGTTGACGTCACCTGAAAGCGTGGTGATCGGGGTTCCGCCTCCGCCGCCGCTGCTGCCACCACTTGAGCCGGCTGATAATCCTTTGAGCGCCATGCCCACCCAGATCATGAAGCCAGTCAGGGTGCTGATTCCAGTCAACCCGGCATCTGCTAAGGCCGGCAGGATCTGTGGATTGGCGATCAGAAGATCGCCGCCCAGGGTCAAACCTCCCATGGGATTCCCCTGCGAGTCCTTCACCGCGAAAGCGTAGTGACCGGTGGCGGCTCCGGATCCGCCCGGCGTGGCGGCATAGGCTTCGAAGTTCTGCGTGTCGCTGACACTGACCGGAGGGTGGGTCAACCCGCTGCGGTCGAGCGGTTTGCCGATGTGATAGCTGAGATCGAGCGGCTGAGCGGTCTTGTTCTCAAGAGCGGTGAGCCGGTTGCCGTAGCCTGTGAGCACTCCCAGGATGGCCAGGATGTTTGAGTAGGTCCAATCCAGGAAGTCCGTCAGCTTCGCGCGAAGCGTATCGTAGAAACTCACGTTCGTCGAGACGCCGGGCGGCGTGTTCTGGTATAGCTGGCTATTGATGGGCGTCTGTTGGCCGGCGACCGGAACCAGGACACTGACCTTGGTTGTGTCGACAGAGTTGGGGAGAGGCACACGTTGATCGGAAAGCCTGGGATCGTTCGTGGCCGCCGCCACACCTCCGCTGGTCGAGGTGGAAAGCTGCACGAAACCAGCCTGCTGTGTATTTGCCAGGGCTGCCGTATTGGCATTCAGCAGAATGGACGCAGTCTGTACATTGCCTGACTTATTGAGCTGCACGACCTGCAGAGCCGTGGTGCTTTTCGAGAGCATCCGGATGGGATCCAGAGGTTCCTGGCTATAGGATTGATCGGTGCTCAAAATCAACTGGAGCTGTCCGCGGTTAGCGGTGGCTTCCCCGGTGACGGCATCTGTCAGACTGACGTCCACCAGGCATCCGGACTGTCCGTTATAAGTGCCGTCGGAAGTGACTCTCCAAAGCACCCAATGCAGGTAGATGTAACCGATACCGCCCACCGGCAGGTTGAGGGTGGTATCCGGCAAGGGCTCCCAAGCCCCATTGCAGTACACCTTCATGCCCGCTGAGGAGGCCCGGCCGAGAGTTGCCAGGTTACCGTTGATCGAGATGGTTCCATTCGAGATGGCCCCTTCCCGGAACAGGGTATCGCCAGCATTCAAGTCCTTGGCGACCTGCATGTTCTGCAAGGCTAGGACCTCGGATTGTTCCAGGATGCGGGCGCCCTCGAATTCGACATATCGGTATCCTGCGCCATTCTGTGTGGAGCGAACGTCTAACCATGCCATATTGTTCAATACCTCGGTACGTTGACCAGGGAAGGCAGAATGAGCGCGCCTCCCAGTCGATTGATGTTGAGCCGGCCCATATTCGGGCGCAGATAGTCCGATACTCCGGAGTTGTCATTGATTGTTGGCGGAGGAGCCAGGCTGAGGAGAATCTGGTTGCTGATGACACCCGTATCGGGGGCCATCACACTCAGCGTGACGTGACCGACAAAAGCCAGGAAGAAGCTGCCTATGGTGCTTGATTGCGGCAACGCCGTGGGAAATACCAGGCTGGATACAAATCCGCTGAATGCCGGATCGGTGGAAGCGTGGCCCTGGGCATCCAGCGCTTGCAGGGGAAGGACCGGCTGGTTGCCGGCCATCCATAAGGCCCGCGCTCCGTTGGTGGTGTAACCTGCAGTACCCGGCGTCCCACTGACAGACCACGCGATCTCGCCTAGATTGGGATCTGCGCCTACCATGCCGAAGAACGGATTATTGTTGGCCACCTGATACAGGCGCACCAGCCATCCATCGTCGACGTTCCACAGTTGCTGCAGGGCGATCTGCGTCGGCAGATGCACCGTGGCGCCGGATACGGAGCTGAGCGCCAGATACTGCCCGTACACCTGCGGAGGCAGATACAGGAAAGTGGCTGTTCCATCACCGCCGGTTACCAGGGACACGGCCTGAGACACGGGATTCTGATAATTGATGCTGCCTTGGAAGTCCGAAGTGACCAACAGCTCGAGTTCCGCGTTAGGCACTTCTTCATCAGTTGAGTATCCGTATGCCGCGGCGAGCAGCATGGCATAATCGTTCTCGTAGTAGACCGGCCCGAAGGACACCAGGTCCACCATCAACGCGTAGGACTGGGGTGTTATGATCCTGGGCTTGTCCGCGAACAATTGGATGGACTGCACTCTCCGGCGGCGGTGGTCGAGGAACAGGTAGCCTCCTGCAATTCCCGCAAAGGCAGGGTTCAGGTCCACGGCTGTTAACAGTGCGTCGGTGCTGGGGTTCCCGGCCGCCTCGTAAATGACGGCAACGGCCGGCGTGGCGTCCACATAGATGTCCCGGCCGGGAGCATCCAGGGGAAAGTTAATGGTAAGTTTCCCGGAAGTCGGATCATAACTCCAGGTAGAAACCGTTTCTTCCAGATATTGTCCGAAGGCACCCAGAAACACACGCAGGATCTGACCTACCGGAAATATGGGGATGTTATAGATTCCGCTGGGACCTTCCGGGGCTGTACCTACAAAGAGCGTGGGCAAAGTGAAGGCCTGGTTGAGAGTCACCGTACCCTGTGTGCGGTTGATGAGATACTGATAAGCTGGACCGTCTGGATCGAAGCTTCCTACCTGATACTGGTATTCTGTGCTGGCGCGGTATTCCTGCCGGTAGTCGATGCCGTAAGTGCCAACAAATACAGGCAGTTGCGGCTTGACGCCCTGACTCAGGGTCAGTACCTGTCCGTTGTCGGTGACCGGGAAGATCTCGAGCTGGCCGGCGTCCGAAGGCAGGTAATAGCGGTCGGGGCCTATGAAATATGTCCCTGGATTGATCCGTGGGCGAATAGCGTGAGGAGTGTCCGCGTCGAGCGACTTCTCAATGTCAATCACCGCTAGGTCATTGCCATCGCCGATGCCTGAGATGAACTTCTCCAATCCGATCGCTGTGACATCCAGGTCCCAGGTCGTCGGCATAACCGTCTGGGCGTTGGCAGAACTCTGGTCACGCCAGCGGTAGGATCCCCAGTTAAAACCTGGCAGCTGCTCCGGGATCTGCCTGCTGGCCGGAAACACCCGGAAGATCTGGTCTAAGGTTTCATCGCCGCGATACACGTGGCCGGGAGCGCTGGCACTGATTCCAGTGAACCCTAATTCGGGGATGGAGAACTGACTGGTGGATAATCCCCAGTCGGTCAATTCTCCAGCATCGCCGGCGGGCACAGTGATCTGGACATCGACCTGGGCCAGCACAGACGGGTTGGCCCCATCCATGGAAGACCCGGACTGGAAACTGAACAAGGCAGGCGTCCCGGGGATGCCAAACCGGGTACTTCCACCGGGCCGCAAAGCCAGGCTGACGCTCCCTGAAGAGGACATTACCAACAAGCCGGTGGCGCCGGTATACGTCAGGATTGGATACACCGAGGAGCCAGCCGGCAGGATCATCGGAATGGATCCCGATCCCGTGGCCGGAATTCCGGACAGCACCGATCCTGTTTTACCGGTGTAGCTGATGACGGCACCCAGGATCGAGAGATGGCCGGCCACGGGAAGTGCGCCGGTATCCGATACGTACAAGGTAGTGTCCCCGGGATTGGCCGTTGCCATCAGGAGAACCGAGTAGGTGTCCGCCAGCCATAACGAGAACGTCTTGGTGATCCCTTTGGTGGGAGCCAGTACCCAGAGCGGATTGCTGCCGGTTACCGGTATGGTCAGGGCTGCATCTTTGAAGAAAGTAAGCATGACTTAGTCGCCCCAGTAGCTTTGGTCTAGGCCCATAACGTTCCACAGATATTCCTGTAACTGATACACAATCTGGCCGTTGCTGCCGGTTGCGATCCGGGCCATTCCTGGATCCGTGAGTGAGATCAAACCGACAGGCGCCGCGATCAAACTGTAGGGCAACAGCCTGTATTGATAGGTGATCTGACAGTCGTCCGGCACCGGACTGGCGAACCGCAGGGTTTGTCCGTCGGCACTGTAAGCGTATGCAGGTACTGTGACGCTAAAGCTCTCCGACCCCTGAACCAGTGCGCCATACTGCAGATGCACGGTCTGGCCTGAGATGTTCTCCGCCAGGATCTGGTTGGTGTTGGACTGTCGCACCAGTTGCAGCGTCAGCCCATCCTCGCCGAGCAGTGTCGCAGAAAAGCCGGCCACCAGGTTGATGGCGTCTGTAAGTCCGGAGAATGTCTGCCATTGCCAGAAATTGTCCACCGTGAGCGTCACCAGCGGAAGGGTGACGGGGACGCCTGCAGTTGTGAGGACCAAACCAGCCAGGGAACTGGTGATCGTCGAGTCGGCGGGACCGTTGATCTGAATGGCCTGGGACATGGATAGCCCTAGAGCCAGGCAGATCTGATTCATCAAACCTATGTAGCTGGCGTCCCGCCGGGAAATCACCGCCAGTGCCAGCCGGTCGAGGTAATCCGCCGCCGGCTCGCCGGGTAGACGATCGATGCCCACCAGCACACCCAGGGAGTCCGCGTAGGTGGAGCTGTTGATCTGTTGGATGTTTGGGCCTGTAACTTCGACGATCACTTGGATCCTTTCTTCTTGGGAAGCGGCGGAGGCCAGTGTTCCGGCCGGCCAGGCTTCCACAGATCGTTGGGGCGTTGTGGTGCAATGATGCCGTATTTCCGTGGTCTTGCTGTAGCGCTTTTCATGCGGTCAACCTGATGGAATCGTATTGATCCGTGGTGTACACGGACCGTGAACCTGGATCGAAGATGTATGCGTCGTACTGGAAACGCACCGGCACCAGATAACTGCCGGTCCAGATCCAGGGGCGCTGCCGGGCATCAAAACCCAGACCGGCGATATCAGAAACTACTTCGCTTAGATCCAGCTGCACGGCCGAAAAGGCGAAGTTGCCGTAAACCTGCACGTCCTGAGTGATGAGGTTATTCAGATCGGAGCACTCCAGGGTGAACACGTAGGTTCCCGTCCACGGCAGTTGCAGGCTCATGTTGGGCAGTGGCCCTCCGATCCATCCGGAAGCACCATCCAAACTGGCCAGAGTACCGGAAGACGTCACTACGTAGCTCATTCCATTCGGAGCATCTACCCGCAACCGGCACTGCCTCAGGTTGCCTGAGGTCTCGTGTGGAATGGCATGGATAGCCACCGCGGCAATCTGCCCCACATGGGTTTGATCGTAAGACAAGCTCAAACTGTACAGGGGCTCGGTGGTGATGACTGCCCGGCTCAACATGTCCGGCATCGGTTCCCGCCGGTCGGCGTAATACAGGTTGGTGCCCGCGTAGAGGAACAAACCGTATGTGTTCGGTTCGACCGTCAGGCCAAGCATGTTGGATGGCAGCAGGCAGCTGTGCACAACCTCAAATCCGGACCAGCGGTTGATGGCGTAGACTTCCTGCAGGTGCAGGGAATCCAAAGTCCAATAACGCCGGAAGGTTACGTCCCGGTAGGCGGCCAGCGAGACCGGCCGCATATCGTCGGGCTGGTAGGGGCAACCAAATGGAAACAGCAGCACCTGAAGGGTGGCGCCGGACGGTAATCCGAAGACCTGAATATCATCGACGGACTGCCAGGTCCCGCGCGTGCTGAACAATCCATTGTCATTGATCGAAACCGTTTCCGATTGCGATAGTAGGTCGGCCGCCCAGTAGTCACAAGGATAAGTCCGGCCTTTAAGGATTACCGTGATATTACTGCTGAAGTTTCCCAGGTCGGTGACCCAGAAATAGAGCTGATTGGGCAGAGGGAGGTCCAGAGATCCGCCATCCTGAGGATCGTCCGTGCCGCTGAAAGTAATCAGCACAGGGTCGCCGCAGGCTACCGTAGAGCGATCCGGGTCGGGCACTATGGCCGTGGGGACCGGAATCGTATCGTCGTAGGGTTGTAGGCTGACGTAAGTGCCGTTGCGGAGGCCTTCGACTTTAGTGGGCCCGGTTGCAGGCAGGCTCATAGGCACCGGAACCCTGTAGTAGATTCCGCGGCCGTCCAGATTGGCCGGGCAGGTGTCGAAGGACTGCGCGTCGATCTCCCGCTGCATGCGAGTTTCGCCTTCCTCGAGTGATATGGCCGCGGCATTGAGCAGTTGCCCGTCCAACGTGAACGGTAATTCTCTGCTGCGTGGGTCCAGGTGGTCGAAGTAATTGCGCAGTGCCTGCGTGCGGTGAGAATGATGAATCATCAGAATGTGCGCCCGATACCGAGTTCAAACTTGGAAGTCATGGAAGATCCACTCGAAACAGCCTTCACGCCGACTGTAAACATGGTCTGCTTCCGAGAATAGGCCAGCATGCCTCCGCCGGAGAATGTTCCTACCATGGACGGGCTGGTGGAACTGCCTCCATCGGCCAGGGCAATGAGTGAAAAGGGACCGGATACAGCTACTACCATCGCTACGCCGGTGCGGACCTGGGATTGCTGTCCGGTCATTTCGATCGTGGTCATGGAGTAAAGTCCCCCCACACAGCCATAGACCGGGTTTTCTGACGCAGTGCAGACCTGCACACCAAGCTTGATGCCGAAGGTAACCCATCCTACCGCCACCGGGGATCCGTAGGGAGTCACCCCGGCGCCCGCGAAGGCAAAGTAACTGGTCTGGGAAACCGGTGGAGTTACAGGAGTTTGCGCGAAGATCGGAAGCACGAACAGAAGAACGGCAAGTAGGCGTCTCATTAGAACCTTTCCTTAATTAGTGATGGCTAGGGAAATTGCAGTGGGAATCTCTTCCGTGATTACTCGTTCTCCCAGAGCTGGAGTGTAGTTCGCAATCAGGAAGCGGCTATAGCGGGTGCCGTCTGTACGGCTGCGCCAGATGAGTACATTGCCCAACGGACGGTTCGGGTCTCCCACATCTAGGATCCTCGAGTCTGAGTTCAGGATCTGGTCGGCGATATCGTTCAGCACCAAGGTGTCACCGATAGCCAGATTGTTGATGTAGTTCTCGACAGCGGAAACCGCGGCCGCTACGATGGAGGTCTGGTCACTCTGACTGGCAGATGCCGTCAGGGTCAGGGTGGTCGCCAGGCTGATCCCCACCAGATCCGGCGCCACGGCAATACCCGTGAGCGGAAAGGCGACCGTGTTGTTGATTGCCTGCTGTACACTCTGTAACAGCGCCGCCGAACCATCCGAAGCAATGCCGTAGACATAACAGGTGAACGTGCCCGCGGCCGGCGCAAACACTACGTCCTGAATCCCAGGAATCTGCAGGATCTGAAAGCGCAGCGCCGCCTCATTGGCTCCATTCTGCGCCTGCAGCTTTAATCTGATCCGATACCGGTAATCATCATCGAGCTCGGCATCGCGCCCGCCCACAATTCCATAATTGTTGGTCACCAACAGCGACCCATACCGGCTCTCGGTATAGTTGGTGAAATTCGACTGCGAGAAGATCCCGGAGGCCGCGTTGCCCGCCGCGCCCGAATACAGAGCCGTGGCACTAAAGGACATCGAGCTGGCCGCCGCCGGCAGCGTCATAGGGTCCGCGATATACACCGGCCCGTTCACCCCCGCCGCCGTATAAATGCGCACCCCCGAAGGAATCACAATGTCCTGGCCACTGTTGATTGAACCAAAAGTCCCATTGCGGACAAACCACTCAAAGTTCTGATCGCCAATATCCACGCTGGCAGTCTGCTGCGCCAGGCGCGGCACACCGAAGATCTCCCCGATCAAATCCAGGCTGGTATCGGTGGCAAAAGGCAGAAGCGACTGGGCAATATTCAGGAACTGGCGGTTCTCCAGCTCGGCCAGCTCGTTGGCCACGATGTCGCCGAACGCCCGCGCCTTGCCTCCCGGCGCCAGCTGCCGGATGCCGGTGGCGGAGAGGGCAGCCAGGATGTCGGATTGGTAACCGGAATAGTTCTTCGGAGACTGAATAGCCATAAGAGCGCCTATTGCCCCATGATGGGAATGATCTGCACGGAGGATCCGAGATCGGTGAATACCTGGGTTGAAATGATGCTGGCCCCGTTCAGCGTGTTCCAGGTGGGTGGCAACTGTGGGCAGCTGTTGGTCTGGCAATAGGTCTGTAGGGCAGGTACTCCAATCAATCGAATGGAAGCTTGCATCAGCAGATCCTGTATCGAGGAGAATTTGGCTTTAACCACGAAGGAGCCATCAGCTTGTTGTATCTTCCAAGTTTGCCCGGTAACGAATGACTGCAGGGCACTAACTTGATAGTTTGGCAACGGCTGAATCACCACAATTGGAACCGGCGCCGGGGTTGGGGTGCGCATATCGAGTGTGATCATGGTGACGGTGCCTGGTTGAAATGTCTGGCAGGTCTGCGCCCCGGTGCCTAAAGACCAGCATACGTTCACTGGTTGTTGAGCCAGCATCGTGATTGCACCGGCCAAAAGTAAGAGAATGACTTTCTTCATCGTTGCCTCAGAACTGAGTAAGAGTGTGGAAACTATACACGCCGCTGGCGGACTTGCCGCAAACCTGCTCGTTATCGCCCAGCAGGTCGTCCTCGACGAAGAAATGCTGACCACGAGTGGTCTGGTTACACATTAGGGGCTGGGACACATCCACCGGCTGTACTGTTTGCACCGCTAGATTCTTTACAGCATTAACCAACACGTAAGTCAGCGCACCTGGGTTGAGATCGTAGAGCTGCGTAGGCTCCGCGTCGGTGGGATTCAACTTCGCCGAAAAGGTCCCAACGCTGTACGGGATTACGTTCATAGCATCCTGAGCCAGCAATCCGATGCCGGTCATGCCGGCGGTCAAACCAGCCAGGCCGTTGTATTCAAACGCCACCGGATTCAAAGCATTGATAGTACTGAGGCCGTCAAGAAAAGGTCGGATATTGGTCTTCAGCCGGGCATCTGAATATACGGTCCAGGTAGCGGTAGCGGCTTTGGATGCTGAGTCGGTAGATAGTTCCAACTGATGGGTGGGGTTGGTGACACCGATTCCGATGTTGCCACTTGAATTGATAAAGAGGCGCGTACCGCCGGCGGTGGCCAGGGCGATTGAAGCGTTTGCATCGCCATTATTGATAGTAAAATCCCCGGTTGCGTGCTTTAGAATGTCCACGATGGCGATGCCGGTCCCTGCCGAGTTTTCCGTAATCATACGCAGATCGAAGCCACTCGCGGCAGGTGCGGTATTGGAATTGTATAAGTCTAGGTAACCTAAGGAAGCGTTGGAGCTGAGGAACCTTCCTACGCTGGAATTGGAACCTTCCGCTTGAAAGATGTAAGTAGGATTTGTGACCCCGATGCCTAGACTTCCACCGGCTGTCCATCGACCGTACTCCGTGAACGTTTGCGTAGAACCGTTAAATTTGCCGAATGCAATGTTCCCACCAGCAGCCCCGGCGTAGATTTGCAGCGTACTCGCCGCGATTCCCAGTCCGTATGAATCGACTCCGCCTGAATCGTAGACGTACAACTTATTCGATGCAACGGATGACCCGAGAGACAACAGTGCACTTGGAGCAGTTGTTCCGACGCCTACATTCCCTCCGGTATAATCCGCGGTCGATCCATTCAGAGTCCACAGTCCCACATTGTTCGGGATGCCGCTCAGACGCGCCCAAGGTACTGTACCTGAAGACAGCGTGCCAACAGCTGTAATGAAACTACTCCCGGCCCAGGTAGAGAGCGCTGTGTTCTGCACGTTGCCAAGGCCCACTTTGTTGGCGCTGATGTTTAGCCAGGGGGGATCGCTGTAGGAACCGTTGGTGTAAACCCCATTGGTCACCGTACTCGCGTTCGTAGCCGTGGTGGCGTTGCCTGAGATGTTGATGGAATAGGTCCCGCTGGTGATCTTCGTCGCATAGTTCCCGGCGGCCAGAGCTGCGATCGGAATGCTCGCCGCGGTCAGGCCCGCTCCGGACCCGTTGAATTGACCGGTGATCGTTGCGTTACCCGCCACCTGTAAGGTATCGATCCCATTATCGGTGGCAGTTCCAGCCAACACCCGACCGGTATAAGACAGAGCCCCGCTCAGGACGGTCCAGGGGTTGGCCGCGTTGGTCACGGTGGATATAGAAGTCACGCGGCCAGCAGCATCGATGGTAAGGACTGGGATGGCAGAGGTACTGCCGTAGGTACCTACCGCGGCGCCGGAGGCCGGCAGCTGCGACACGCTGATGGAAGGGGAGCACCAGAATGGAGGACCGGCTACTGAACCATTTCCCTGAGAACACAACGTATGGATCGTGGTTGAATTCAGACCGTGCAGGATCGAAAGAGCATTATCACCCGATCCGTAGATCAGATCGCCGACGGCGTAGTGGGAATTGCCTATATCCATGAATGCGGTGGGGTCGTTGGCCAGCGGAATCGCGGTAGAGAGGTTCCAGGTAGGACCTGCGATCATATAATTCTGCGTATAGACCAGCTGGCTACCCGCGTAAATATTCACCTGATAGTAGGTCTGTCCAAGTACGGTGCCGCAGGAGATGATGTCGTTGCCCACCAGGGTTCCGCGCAGGATGCCGGCCGGGTTGGGGACCATGGTCGCCGTAGCCGGCACGATGATGGAGGAGCCTATAACCAGGGGGATATTGCCGCCGCAGTTCTCCAGGGTGAATTGCACGGTGCGATTGGAGCTCATCGGCTGCCCGGTGAGATTCACGATGTTGCCGCTGATCACCGTGGCCGGAAGGGAACGAAGCAGGAGCAATAGGCCGGCGGCCAAACGTAAATAACGCAAGGTCAAACTCCTTTTACGTGCATGAGACTCTGAACGAGACGCACTACGTAGTAGCCAAATGAGGCGACCCCCATAATGCAGCTGAGGATGAGTCCCACGGCCATGTAGCCTCCGCGGGCGAGCGTCAGGACTTTGTCCTTCTGCTTTTCACCCTTTTCCAGGTCGTCAATCCGCGAGCCGCTCTGTTCCAGTCTTTCTTTCACCAGCGCGACTTCTCGCTCTTGGAGCGCATTCTGTACCGCCTGTGCGATGTTGATCTTTTCGTGTTCGGCGATCTTGCCGTTCAACCGCGCCAAGTGATCTATGGTTTGGCTCCCGATGGCCTTTAGGCTGGAAACATCCGTTGCCATCCCGTTCAACCGGGTGTCTACCCCGGCAAACCGGTCATTCATTTCGTGGCGCAGCTCTTTCAGCTCAGCAAAGATCCGATCCTCTGTCATGTGGCGGCCTCCCTATACAACGCCACACAGGAGGGTACCAGGGTAAAACAAAAGGAAAAACAAGAGAGGAATGGAGGAACCGGTCCATGGTGGGTGTTTAAGTCCGAGCCTAAGACGGCTTCTCGTCCTTTGCTAGTATAGCGGCGGGCTCTATCAGGAGCTGGCGGTAGGGAAAATAATCGATGTTGGGCAAGCCGTTTGTGGTGAGCGACATAACGGCATTGAAGTTCTCCGTGAAGCGGTTGGCGTGCGCGCCAGTGCCGCGGGGATACTGGCGCAGACGCCAACGATTCCCGGGAAGGGCCTCCTGGTACAAGCCTCCGGCGTTGTAAGCACAGGCGGCATAAACCGGGTCAAACCCGGTAATAGGTTTTAATTGCAATAGATAGGAGGCACAAGCCTCCAGGGAATTGGTGGGATTGATCAGCCAGGCGCGGTCGATCTTCGGGTTGTGCATGACGGAACGCGCGGTGCTGATCAGGAGCTGGCAAAAGCCGGCGCTGATCCGGCTGGGAGTCTCCTCATCGGAAATATAGCCCGGCTCTTCGCGAATGGAGGTTTCCGGATGAATAGGGGCGCCCTCGGTCAACGCGCAGGCCGCCAACAGTTCGAATGGAACGCGCTTGTCATTGGAGACTTTCCCAAACAAGGGAGCATAGAGATCCGTGTAATGCTTGGCGCGCTGTTGCACGGCGGCGCCGGGCAGTACCAAACCCAAACCTTCAATCTCTAACCCCTGCATTCCCACTCTCCAGCGCACACCGCCGGGAAACTTCGCATGGAATTCATTCAAGTTGACGTCAGGCATGTTCACACTCCACTACGGCTTGCTGCAACAAGCGCAAGATCTTGCTGTAAGACGATCGGACGGTTTGTACTGGAATCAGCAGGGCATCCGCCACCTTTTCCCAAGTGAACTCCCGGACGAACACCAGATAAAGCAGATACCGGTCAATTTGAGATAAGTCCCGAAACAGAGGGTCTTCCGTGTGCTTGACCCAGTCCAGATTGATCTCGCCTAGGTCCAACGGATGCAGATGGTTAATTACATTCACTGCCCACCATTTCCCAGAGCGTTCCACAAACGCACCAGTGGAATTAAGAACAGCGCCGTCATCCCGGCCATCTGATTTCTCGCGGCCGAAGTCGAGGGAATAGATTCCTTCCTTGGTTTCGATCTCCGATCGGCCATGTTCGATGTACTGCTGGAGATAATACCGGAACCACGTCTGTAGGTAATATGTAAATCCGATGGGTCCGGCATGCAGGTACTTGGCTGGGGGCGGCCAGGCAGCAGCCTTCCGCCGATATCGGCGCGGGCAGCCGACTTCCGGTGCCGGCTCCAGAAACCCATGGCGGCAGAGGATGCGCACAAAGCGAGTCCCGTCAAAGTCCAGGTGCTGGTTGAGTTCATCAATAGAAAAGTCATCTCCACAGGGTTTCTTCTTCTTCAGAATGGCCACCACTTCCGCCACCTTGTCGGAATAGAGTGGATCGTACTTCTTGGCGGCCTTGAGCAGTTGTTCCATCAATACGTCGTAGATCTCATCCGATCCGAACCCTTTGAAAACCAGATGGAATGTGCGACATACCTGTAAGGTAGTAGCCTTGCTCATCTTCGTACCCTTGGGCACGAAATACTGGATGAACTGCTTGGTGTCAGCGTTAACCACCTTGGACATCCCGTCGAAACTGACGGGCATATGACCGCGGCAGATCATCAACAGGTACTTCATCAGATACCCGTGGAAAGCCTGGACTATCTCGAGAAACTTGGCCCGTTTCTCTGCACCTTCTTCGAGCAGCGCATACTCGCTGCCCAGCCGGTTGGTCTCATCCAACGATAAGACCTTGCTTTCCCAGCCGGACGCATAATGGGACGCCGGCAATAAGACGGACTTCATATCGGACCCCTTCTCTCCAGGAGGAGGGTTGTACGGCTGTCTATGCAGCCTGTTAAATGAAACTATCTAGCGAGTTGGTATCTTCGCTCTCTGCTGTCTTCAGGATCTCGTCCAGCCGATTGAGATCCTGGGTACTGCTGGTCTTGATCTTCTTGGGGCGAGGGGTGACCACTTTAGCCGGCAGAAGGCCCAGGCATTTGCGCCGGGTGTACTCACCGATCAAACAGGCCTCCGCACGGCCGTCATGCTTCACCAGAGTCAGGTAAGACACGGCGCCCTTGATGATTTGCTGGGCTTTCAGAATGGAGTCGGCTTTATCGCTCCCCGAGAGTCCGAATACCTTCTTCCAGACCTGCGGAGTAATATAGTCCAGGGTCAAGCCTAGGGCACCGATAATGCCCTCCCAGGTCCCTACGCCACGGCCCATCGAGAACATGCTGGTGACACCCTGTTCCGGCCGCGCTGAAACCTGTTCGAGCCCAATCATCTGTACATTTCCCTGGTCCTGCGCCAAACGCAACAGCTGGACCATAGACCCGACCATATAGTGCTTCTTGTGCATGGCGCCGCCGCTCTTGCTCTTCTTGCCCTTCTGAACCACACTGATCACCGGGGTATCGGAAACCGATACCAGCGTTCCGGACGCATCCAGCACAGCTAGCGCGCCGCTCAGCCCGGGATCAATGCCAATGTAAAAGTCGTTGTTCATCATCGCCTGCCTGTTTAGAATATAACATACTGTTAGTTAGACCACAAGGGAAAAAGAGTAGGGAAATGTCTGAAATAGGGGAAAAAAGGCCTTGACAGCCGGCAGCAGAAGATTTAGAATCGAACCAGGTCCGGACCTTCCTCGAGAAGGCACAAGCTGGATTTAGAACTTCTAAACTCGGGGGCCGGCGGCTCGTACAGAGTCTCCGGCTCTTCCCGTATCAGTAACCGCGACGGACAATCTCTTCCGCCTCTTCCATGGAAATCGTCTTCTTGTCTACGGCGCCATTGAACCGCCGCAGATCCTGGCCCCCTTCTGGAAAACGAATCAGGTAGAGATCCCCATGGACATCCTCCACTACCATCGTTATACGGTTGGGGGACACACCCCAGCGCTCGCAGATATGGACCGCCAGGCTATCCACGCTGGCCAAGGCTCCCAAGCCGACATCCCAGTCGGTATCTGTGATCCAAGCCGTGGTCCAGAATGAACCGATAAACAATCGAACGCGCGCCTTTGAAGGCCGGTCGTTCTGCGTCATATAGACCAAAGGACGGTCCATATTCGGCTTGGGTAATGCAACAGTCAAACTTTAACCTCCTGCTTGCGATTCCAGGCGTACGGGCCGGTAGCCCTTGGCGGTCTTCGACAACCGTCCCTTCTTCGTCAGCTCATAGATAGCGGAATAGATCCGGCTCGATTTGGTATCTGCATTCAGGTATTGTGCGTCTCGCAGCAATTGAATAATTGCACCCGTAGGTAACGCACGGCGCGATGTTTTCAGGACTTCATAAACCGCGTCGGTAGTGGGTAAGCCATGCAATGCAACCTGGTCTAAATGCTCTCCCAAACGAGGTGTGGGCTCCGATGCAGCTTTGGCCGGCTTATGATTGAGTACGGAACTCAAGGTGTCCCGTGCGGATTCCAAATTGTGTAGTTCCTGCCGGCGTTGTTCAATGAGTGTGTCCAGTTCAGACAAATCCATGTGGCTACCTCGGTAAAAAGATGCGGATGTCTACATCCGTCAGACTGCCTAATTCTTTGTCGAGAATAGAACGAACTTCGGCAAATTGCAAGCCTCCCAGGCCACAACCGAGAGCCGGCACGGCAATCGAAGCGATCCCGATCGACCGTATCGCGCGACGGATTTCCGCAATTCCCTGCCCCACCCATTCGATCCGCGAAGGCTGCTTCCAGTGGTCCTTGGTGGCCACATTGAACACCCATTCGGGAAAGACTCCGTCCGGATTGACCTTGACTGGCTGTAGGTTGCCTGGTTGCAGCTGCCCCTGCGCGCAGAAGCGTTTGTACTCCGCAAACATGCGCGGCCAGTGCATGCGAAACTGCAACGCCAGGCCGGCGCCCATCACACCTTGTGTGTTGACGGCATTGACCAGCGCCTGGCAGCCGCTGGTGAGTATATTACCAGATGTCAAATAACTCAGCATGTTTCCTCCTTTACCATTTCGATAGCAGAGTCAACCGCTCATAACTGTCCCGGCGGTCGCGTTGCTGGGATGTGGCCACGCCGGCATTGCAATCGACTTCGCAGGCATTGTAGTCATCCCATTCCGCAGCATTCAGCATGGACTTCAATTTGTCGCGAAACTCAGTGTGCCGGATCCACGACCGCGCGCCCTGCACCAAAGGAGAACCGGATTGGGGCAGAGGGTTTGATTTGTCGTTTGTATTCATGGAAATCCTTTCATTTTGCGTTGTTTCATCATAGCCTCAACAATCGGCCGTAATCCAGGGGCGCCGACGCGTTCGCATTCACAGAGACCGCAGACCGTTTCTCCGGAAGGCAACTGCTTCCAGGACCGGGTCTGACATCTGGGACAAAACGCGACGCTTGCGTCGCTGCTTACGGTTCTTAAAGGTTTAAGACTGTATGTCCTGCTGGCAGGACTACCTAGTCTCGCTGGCAGGACTTCTTGTGGAAAAGAAGTCTCGCTGGCAGGACTACTAGTCTCGCCCGCAGGACTACTTTGGGGAAATTCCAAAGAAGTCCCGGCAGCAGGACTACTTTCCAAGGAAGTCGTGTCAGGCTCCGATACGGAAGTGACTGAGGATGCAGTGCTTGCGTGAAAAGAAGTCTCGCTGGCAGGACTTCTTCGCACCGTTTGTGGATCGCCGGACCGGCGGCCCATCAGAATTACCGGATCGCCACTGTACAGCACATCCAGATTCACGCAGTATTCATGCACGGCGCCCTTGTGGTAACCATCCTTGCGAATCAATCCGCAAGCCAGAATGGGAGCCAGGTGGACATGCACATTCGAGCGGGTCACGCCCATCCCTGCCCGGCCGGCAATGCCGTTGGCAAACTGGTCGACCGAGATAGGATCCGTTGATTTGCCGAAACCGAGAGTCTGGCGCAGGATAAACTCCACCGCGCGGTACTCCGGAGGCTTCAGTACACCAGCCCAGTGATCCTGCAGCGCGAGCATGGCTTTGGCAAACTTCACCAGGTGCGCCTGGTCCCGCAATCTCTGGAGTTCGTCCCAAGGGAATACAGAAGTACTTGACTTCCCTTCCGCAGGCTGTGCTACACTTCTGCTGATACGGTTCATAGGCCGTTCACTACTCGTCGGAATTTAGAATCCTAAAGAGGTCCTGCTCGCTACAGGGCCTCTTTGCATTTCCGATTACGATATCAGTAAACTCCTACCATAACAAGAGCGTGGCGCATTTTGGATGCAGTTCGTCAGCTTGCAACCTTGTCAGCTTGGCATGCAGGCAGGCAGGCATTTGCACATGCAGCCAGCCATGCAGCTTGGCATGCAAGTGTTCATGCAGTCATACATGCAGCCAGTCATGCAGATGCACATACAGCCACCAAACTGTCTGACCAGTTGACAAGCCACGCAGCTGCCTGTATAGTTGGCAAACATGTCAACAGTCATTGCAGTTGCCAACCAGAAAGGCGGTTGCGGCAAGACCACGGTCACCCTGAATCTGGCCGCCGGCCTGGCCGAGGCAGGGAAGCAAGTCCTTGTAATTGATGCAGATCCGCAGGGAACCGCACAATACTGGCGGAGCCTGCGGCAGGACAACAACCCACCCTTCCAACTCATCACGCTGGCCTCGGCCGTCATCCATGAGGAGATCCGGGGACTCCTCGAGCACTCCGAGTACGATATCTTCCTGATCGACTGTCCGCCCGGCGGCAACCTGAAAGGGCAGGGAACTGCCCAGATCACCCGCGCCGCGCTCCTGGTGGCGAACATGGTCATCATCCCGGTGGTGCCGAGCGGCCCCGATTACTGGGCAGCGCAGGATATGCTCCTGCTTATTGAAAGCGCCCAGCTCATCAATCCGCAGTTGATCCCCATGGTGCTGATCAACCGCAAGAATCCCACCACCCGGACGGGCAGGGAAGCCCGCGTGGCGGCCGAACATTTCCACCTCTCCGTCTTCGAGACCGAAATCATCCAGCGTACGGCCATTATCGACAGCATGCTGGACGGCCGGACCGTGCTCGAATATCACCGCGGCAATCAATCGATCGCCGAGTTTCAACTCTTAACCAAGGAGGTCCTGGACATCAATGAGCGAACCCAAACCAAGTCTGTTGAACAGCATGCGACGTCCACCGTCATCGGAGGTTGAACGCGCCTTTGTGGAGGGCGGGGAAGTCCAACCCAAACCGATCCGGAGTCCCATCGAGAACCTGGATATCGCCAGGCTGCAGCGCCCGAAACGGGTTCTGCGGGTGCATGCAACCTTCAATCTTCCCGATCGGATCCAGACCCGGTTGAAGAAGATCTCAAACCGGACCGATATCGACATGGTCGACATCGTGGCCGCCGCGCTCGACAAATACCTGGATACGCTGGCCGCGCACTTCAATATAGAGGACTGAATTTGTAAACCTTAGGTAGGCAAATCCGGGGAAAGTTAAACCACAGCCAAGCTGCATATGCAGCTGCATGATAGGCTGCACGTGCAACTGCATGTGTAATCGTAGGCAACGGTGTTTCGCCGCTGATCCTGGAAACAGCCGGAAGTGGCAGCGCTTCGACAATCGTCGGCAACCAATCAACTGATTCTACTGCACTTGGATAGCGCATGGTAGATGCCGGAGAACGGCAGCGATTATGCGCACCTGCGCAATACGGCCTCCCAATGCACGATAAGGGTACATATCGTGCATTCGCTCCAAATGGGGGTATTATCGCTAGCTCAAACTCGATCGCATCCAAGCAGACCCCTATTTGCGGCATCCTTATCACCTGATATCTTCAAGAAGAACTCGCCAATAGACGACCTATTCAAGGCGCGAAGCGAGTTTGCACTTGAGAATCGGAGGAATACCCTTATGATGCACGACCCTATCATCATCATCATTGATGGGCTGTTGAAGTGGATAGCATTCCTGCTGGCGACCCACTGCACTGCGCCTTTCTTTCTCCTACACTGAAACACGCCAACTGGCGCCGCTCCTGGAATGTGCTATCTTCAAGGGAACCCGCCGAAAGACGTCCTTCGAGGCGCAGGGCGAGTTGCAGTATAATGAAGGAAGGCCTGCAGGCCAGTCGAAACCGACCTGCAGGATCGAAGACTACTTGGAACGGCGTTTGATCCGTTTTACACGGATCTTGACCGTGATCGCCACTGTAATGACGATCGTAGCGGTGATACCGAGGATAGACATCATCCCTGGCCACCTCCTCTCCGTCCACACAGCCGGGCCTGGTTTACAGGACCAGACCCGGTCCGTTCTGGACGCCGAAACGTCCCGGTAGCCGTGCAACGGAAACCCGATCATACCACCAGAAGGTCAGGCGACCTTACACTCGGTTCACCAGCAGGATGACCCACACTCCCATCGACAAGAGCGTAAGGGCCAGGAAGAACATGGCAATCGCACGAATGGACTTCAGCGATTGATCGATAGAGACCAGACGGTCCTGGACTATGACTATCGGAAGATGTTTGATTGATCCCATCCATAGGATTCTCCTTTATTTCGCTGGCAATTCCAGATTGTGCTATATCACCAGGTGAACTCAGCTTTGCCAATGCCACCCGTCTATGTTCATTTCCTGCCCTCGTGAATGTCATTGCACTTCGCCTTTCTTTCTCCTACACTGAATCCATGCCCATACGGGCTGAATACCGACATTACTACAACTCCGGCTGGCGCCGCTTCCGCCTGGAACGCCTGGCAGCCGCTGGCTACCGCTGCGCGCACTGCTATCGCTGGAATTCCCGGCTGAACCTGGCGCATCTGACCCATGATCCCACCAGCCGCGCGGCGCTGGCAGTGCTGTGCCCCAGCTGCCACGCCAAGAACGATACGGCCCAGCGCCTGGCGATGACCCGGCGGACCTGGGCGGAGCGCCGTGGTCAACTATGGCTGAGCGAGGAGCTGCGCTGGGCGCCCTATCCAGCCTGGACTTGGCCGGGCGGCTTGCAGCAGTTAGTATTGTTCTGATATCACAAGATTCCCAAAACCGGTGCCAGCGGGTTACAATGGGAACTGGAGCCAGCACCCGTCGCAAGCCGGGCGCTGGATTGGATCACTCGATTTAGTCAGCTATTCAAGGTGGTTCTATATAGACCACCTCCCTTAAGCGCCCGGCGTTCCCGCGTCGGGCGCTTGGCGTTTATGTGCGGTAAGCTGGCATATCGCGTGGGAATCCACGTCTGCGTAGGAATTGTAATTAAACAACAGGAAATTCGTATGAAAACCGGCTTGACTTACTACGTAGTTACCAGTACGATTACTACATGAAAGGTGGCTTCATCGCAATTCACTTAGAATCATGCCGACAACTCCGCAGTCAAATGGATGCGTTACTCGGTCTGGACCGAGACCACCAAAGCTCTGTCTCGCAACGAATTCCAGCCGAAATGATCAACATATCCCGAGACCTCAACCGGTATATGGAATGGGTTGCCATGAACAAGGAATACCTGGAAGCCTTGAATAGCTCCAAAGAATTCCTTGCCGCTGCCAATTGAAACGTCCGTAGACTGACCATTTAAGACGGGGTATTCCCCAAGATGAACAGGGGAATACTCCAATTTATTCCTCAGTAATATGAATGGGGCTACGGCTGGTCAAGTGGAACACTGAAGAAAGTGGACCGACCTCCAACCGGATCCAAACATGCTTCTCGGTCATCCGCTCGATATGGGCGCTGGTATCGTTGTGGGCCAATACTATATCCTCTGGAGCGTCTTCCGGATCCCGGCGGATCCGCAACTTCCCCGAATCCGTAAGTCTCTTCTTCGACATCACAGGGCCTCCACGACTTCCTGCGCCTGAATGATGGCCAAACGTTTGTTCGTCTCGGCAAGTTGGGCGATCTCAGGGATCATGGGATCCAACTGGGCGGCGATTTCCTCGAGCTTACGGGCATTCTTCCGCTTCAGAGGCAGTAACATGCCCTTGAGCCCGGAATGTTCGCCGCCGATCGAGATGACCCGGGTCTTGTAGGTCCGGCCCTCATAGGAGCCTTCCTCAATCGTGGTAGGTGTGAGGTAAATGTAGATACCCCGCCGACTTACACCGCCTGTGAGGAAATTGCTCCCGCCGACTTCGTAACCCACTTTGACCTGCAGGCTGAAACCTATTTCTGCAGTATCGTACTCGTAATCTTCGTTATTCAATGTAAGGTTCGTCATGACCTACTCCTTGCTCCAACACCTCTCCGGCGGAATCAGTAGTTGTCTCCTCCGTAACCGCCGTCGAAGACACCATCCAGTATTCTCCCCACTTACAGTTCGTCGAATTCGATCTTCCAGTCCTCGGCTTCCGTCAGGAGCCGCTCCAGGAACTGCTGGTATTCAACGCCGCGCAAACCTTCGGATGCTTCGGACACGGTGTCGCGCACCATTTGTACTCGATCTTCTATGGACATGCTTTCTCCTTGCGCCTAATGACAACATGTGACGGAGCACCCGATCCGGGTAGTCCAACTCGGAGTTGTACACGTGCAGTTTGCTACGCAGGGTCTTACCGCGATAACGGAATCCACTGCTTAAGTTGTAAGCCACCAATTCGGCGGCCTCCGGAACCGATCCAAAACGCGCCTGGCCGGAGTCCCATCCAAACCAGTTGTTCCGGGAACGCACGTGCTTGCCGCCGCTGGTTTCGACGATCGTCAAAGCCGGTAACAGCCGCCAGTCTAACCGGTAACGGTCAGCAATACGGATGAACGGGACGACGTAGGCCTGCACCGGCCGCCCTTCCAAAGCACGCTCCAGCTGGTCAATTCTCCAGTCCCTGGCCGCGAAGGCGCAGGTACAGAGCATGCCAATGTAAAGTAGCCTGTGCATCACGGTATTAGTCCTCCATCGTCTTCCCAGCGTCCCAACTCGCCGCGGCCGGCTGGGTCATAGTAGGGACACCGGGAGGGCAAACGGCACACATTGCAGTCGCGCGCCCCGCATCCGGAAATCCGGGCGAAGCGCATACAGCAACCAGTGAGAAGAATATTAAACGGCAGGCGGCACCTTGGGAAAGCATGGAGCTGCCGGCCCAAACAACTTGTGAAAGAGCTCGCAGCAGACGTAAGCCGTCAGGTTGTGCCGGGCATACAGCCAGGCCGGAAACCCCTCCGGCAAAACCGCAGGCAAAGGCTCATCCTGCGGGATCTCTTCGCCCACTTTATGCGTCGCCGGCCGGCCGCAGTGCGCACAAGCCTCCCCGGTACAGGAAGCACTGACGAAATGCGAAACCGGCTGCGCCTCTTCTGGCTTATCCAGCAGGCACCGGCAATACTGCTTCAGTACCTTGGCATGGCATTCCATGGAACATACCCGGGAATGGCTCAGGCTTTCCACAATGCCGCCGAAGTTCGTAGGGTATGGCAACCCACATCCGTTGCAGTAGAGGGTCTGCTTAGAGAACATCCGGATCCTTCTGTTTCAGCTCCGGCGTAAACTTAGTCCAGCCACCGTTAGGAAGAGGCTTGCCTTTCTCCCGGCGCTTGGGAAACAGGGTGCCACCTTCCAGTGCCTGGCCGTACTCAAACCGTGCCCGACAGTCGTTGCAGACCATCTCGAAGTAGTCATACTTCCCGGACTTGCGATGCTGAAAGCGGATGCGAGTTGAGGTGCACGCCCCACAGGCGCACTCTGCCTCGAAGACCTCCTGCAGCTTGGCGATCTCTTTGAAGACGCCCTTCTGGCCGTCGGCCTCCACTTCAAAAGTGATGCGGCCGTCGCCGGTTCTATAATGGACTTTCATCATTCTCCGTTCGGCGGATCCAATTCGTCCGCCCGCTTCCGCAATAAGGCCGCGGCTTCCTTACGCTCATCCAAAGTTAGAGTTCGGTCATTGAAGCCGGCCTCGCGCCGCATCGATTCAGGCCAGATCGCAACATCCACATTGACTCCGTGAAACTGGCGATCAAGCCAACCCTTCCGCAGTAACGCAGCGCTCATTGCAACCTTACCTTCGGCCGGCCGGGATAAGTCTGCCCGATCCACTCATCGGCGAGACCTACCGCGGAAGACTCCGTCTCCGCCAGGCCCATCTTGCCGTCGAGCGTCCGGCCGCATTTGACAATGTGCCAGCGCCAGTTCCCGTCGATCGTCTGGGTTATCTTGTATTGCACCGGAGCGTCGCCCAGAACATCCACATCCCAGGACCAGGGTTGTATCTGGCTGGCATCTACGTAAGAACGCATGAATTACTCCTGACTATTAGGAATGTCCTCGCGAGGATTGGAAACACGAATCGCCGCCGCCAGGGCCTTGATCTTCTGTGCGGCTGAAAGATGCAAGAGCACCTTCCGCCAACGGTTCAGGAAGCTGATCTCGTAATCGTTTGCCGTAGCCGCCTCGGTATACCACTTCCAACAGCAGACGCTGTATTGGAGCCATTGACCCTCTGTAAGCCGCTCTTCCACAGCGTACAGACGATCAAATGTTAGTCGCACAGGATCCCACTCCCTGCTGCGGCCCGCTATAGCCGCGAGCTCCCACCAACCCAAAGGAGATTGTTGCGTGCAGCACCACGTTGGCAACGCGGGCCGCGGTTCCATAAAGCCGCAGATAATGCTTTCATCGCTGATCATTCCCAAATCCCCTTGCCGCCCTGGCGCGCCGCATCGATCTGTTGCTCCAGCTGGGCTTTGCCATCTCGCGCCTCCGCCAGTGCTTTGAGGATCTCTTCCGGATCCTGTTGGAAAGTAGCGATAGGCACCATCCGGAGACCTCCCACCGCCGGCTTGCACTGGCCGAACTTCGACCAGATCTGTTGCATATCCGCGGTGACTTCCCATTTCGGCCGGACCAAACTCAGGATCCGCACCATGTGTTCAAACTCCTTGGCATGAAAAGGAATCTGTACCAGACGCATGGTAGGGATGTTGACGATGACGCCGCCTTTATCCAAAAAGGGGCGGGTGGCGTACACTTCGCCGCGCGGCCAAGCCGCCACCCACGCCTGCACCGTACGGAACAGGCGATCGCAAATGCCTGGAAACCAGATAGGACTCATGCCGCCCGATACATCTCCGGATCAAGGATCTTCTGGTTCATGAGATAGAACACCAGACTTTCATGGATGCCTTCATCCTCGACCGGCGCCAGCCACTCGAAGAACCAGGTCTGGCCGCTCACACCATGAGACTTAGCCAGCGTCTTTGGATTTGCCGTCACCTGGTAAATGTGGATCCGCAGCTCCGTCTGCTTCACCTGCTCATTGAAGATCCAGGCAGGATACCGCTCCGGGTTCTGCTGGCGGCCCATCAGGGCGTCCATGGTCTCCCGGAAGGCCACAAAGATCTTGCCACTCGGTTTATGGCGCACGCTGGCCAGGTGCTCGTAGAACGTGAGCACATCGCTATCCTTGGGATGGTCGATATGCAGCCGCGGGTCGGGCTCCTTGCGCTGCGCCGAACCCCCAGGCAGGGGGTATACACTGGCATCCAGGACCTCGAGCTGAGCCATGAACTCCAGGTTGACCGGACGCACCGGCAGGTATAGCTTTTTGTCTTCCGGCATTAGCGCCCCTTCTTGGCTTCCGGACGGGTTTGCAGGTCTTCGACCATCACGCGAACTTCTTCTCCGCGTTGGGCCAAGCCGTCGACCACTTCCTGCAGGCTGGTTACCTGCGCCATCAAATCCTTCTTCAACTCGACAAATTGCTCGAGCAAAGAAGCAGTGGACGGGTCTTTATCCTCCGCCTCCGCCGCTTTCGGCTCCGGCTCCAGGGACTTCTCATAAGCAGCCACTGCATCCAGTGCCGTACGCAAGCTGGCCAGATCCTGGCTGGCCGCGCGGCCGCCGCGAGAACCGCCGATGTTCGGCGCAATCACATGTCCGCAAGGACACATGCGTACCGTGTGATAGGTTTCCGTCAGATACTGAATGTCACCGCCCGGCATCGCCGAGTAGGAGTTGGCCTGGTACTGCCGCAGATTGATCTCGTATAACCAATCCGACCCGCACCGCGGACACGGCAAAGGCCGCAAGGCCTGCTGCTGCAACCGCTGAAACCCGCTCGGTTGATCATTCGAATACGGATTTGTTGTTGGCGTCATCGATTACCTCTTTCTTCTTCTTGCAATAAATACAGCGGTCATCTAAAAACAAGTGCTTACAGGTAGAAAGCACCCGGTTGTCTTGATCCACGCGAAACCGGGACCGTCCGGTTGCAGGATCCACTATCTCCATGTCGTCCATCGCCAGCTCCCTTGATACAAACCTTGGCCTGACAGGTGTCACAGTAGCTGCTGGGCACCGGGTAAGCTTCCTGATCCCGGTCCTGATGCACATAGGCATGCACCGCCGACTCCAGATACCGCACCATGCGTTCTTTCATCAACTGGCGGGTATAAGATCCGGTGGCCAGAGAATAATGAATCACATCCACCCGCGGATAAGCCTGCTCGAAGCGGCGGAAATGCATCCAGCGAGCCACAGTCATGACATCCGGATAAGGATAGGCCAGGCCCTCGTGCAAGCGCAGGATCAGAGGCTTCTTGCCGGAAAGCAATACCGCATACCGGCCCGTGACTTCTACCTGTCCAAAACTCAACAGATAGTCCGTAGCAGGCTGAAATACACCGTGCAAGTCCAATAGATCCCGCAACTTACGACAAATACCCGGAAGGGCTAACAGCACCTTCCGGGACTTGGTGGGCATGCAGAATTCAAAGCGCTCGCGCAGCTGTGCAAGCGACGGCCGGCGCCCATGAAACTCCTCGAGCAACAACCACTTCAGGGTTTCCATTCCGGCTTTCATATCGTCTGCATAAATACTCTCCTGCAGGCGCAAAGGGCAGCGGGTGTACTCCAGCAGATGACTTTCCGGAATGGTTACGCCCTTCACTTCTTCGCCGGATCGGCAGCCGGCGCAGCAGGCTTCCGGACCAGGGTCCAGGTATTCGAGTCGAGATCGTAGTCTTCCGACTGTACCTTGGCCCGCAGATAAATCTGCTGCACCAGAGCGTTGACCTGACCGTTGGCCTGTTCCACTTGCGCCTTATTGCGTTCCGCGCGCAAAGAAAGGTTATCGGACTCCAGGTTCAGCTCGCGTAATGTACGCAGAATATCTTTCACCTGGTTGACTAGCTCCGGCGCGATGGCAATCCGCTCAGCGGCAACTGCCTTGGAGGCTGCCGGCGGCGCCGGGGTCTTGGGGGCCTCGGCTGCCATGACAGGCAAACAGGCCAAAACGAACAACATGAAATATTGCTTCAACATCAGTTATATTGCTCCTTGTCTCACTTCCATTGATCAGCGCCGCGCGTCGTCGTCTGTTCGGCTTGATGCAACTGCTCCGTCTTGGACGACTGGCAGGCGGACACCAACTTGACCATTGGTGCGGCTTTCCGGACCGATACTTTCCGGGGCTCAACCAGCACGGCTTTAACCTGGGCGGGTTGCTCACGAATCAACAGCATCCGCTTTCCCGCCTCGAGGATCTGTTGCGCAGCATCCCCTTCCAATTGGCGGGCCTGCTGCAGTACCGATTCCCAGAGAAACTCCGGCGGAATGGTAGTAGCCTCCGACAACTGGCACAGCATGTCATATCGCAGCAGGGGATCCGGCTGCAGCATGATCTTGCGCACATAGGCCGCCGCCACCGACACCCGGTCGGTAGAAAGAGTGGCCTGCACGGCATTCCAGTAAAAGTAGCTGCGCCGCGGCAACTCCCGGAAGGACTTCAGGCCATGCCGACGGATATACACATCCGGATCGACCTTCTCCCCGTCCAGCGACGGCAAGTCGATTAATTCAGCCCGCACATCCGGCCGGCTGGCCAGCTGTTGGTCGAAGAACTCAGCGAACTTCTGCTTGCCGCCCTCGCCTCCGCGATCGGAGTCGAAACAGCAGATAAAGTGGCGAACCCCGTTATCCAAGGACAACTGCAGATGTTCCTCGTTGAAGCGCGCGTTGCAAACCGCCACGCTGTTCAACAGTCCGAAGTTATGTGCCGTGACACAATCGGCGTTTCCCTCAAACACATAAATCGAGGAGTTGCCTTTCGCCAGGTGAAACCCGAACAGCACCTTGCGCTTGGCGAAAGAAGTGTTCACATACTTCGGAGCGTGCTGAAACGACTTGGTTTTGTATTCCGGCGAGTTCTTATCCAGGCCCTCCAGCTCAGCTTCTTCCTTCTCGAACAACAAGTTACGGCCAGCAAAAGCGATGGGACGGCCTACCGGGTCTTTGATCGTGTAGATCAGGCTCTGTTCACGGAAGATCCGACTGTCACAAAGCCCAATTTCCTTCAGGAACTTCTCCGAGAACCCTGCCTTATTCATTTCCTCCAGGTACTCGAAGAAACCGCTCACTCCGCCGATTCCAAAACTGCGCACAATCGGAGCCGACCAGCCGTAGTCGGTCAACTTCGACCGCACCATGTCGGACTGCTTCATGCACAATACCAGGCGGGCAGCCTTCTCAAAGGCCTGATCGACCAGTAATTGATGCTGTTCTTCTTCCGTCAGTTCCTGGTTCCGGTTGGGGACCTCCACGCCGAATTCCCCAGCCAGGTAACAGAAAGTCTCCTTGTACCACTCCACACCACTCTTCGGCCGCCCATCCAAATAATGGCAGGACTCGAAGATGTCGCAGGTTTCTCCACACCCGTGGCAATGCCACAGTCGTTCCTCGGTACCCGGCACGAAGTTACAACTGGCCACCGAATCTTCATGAATGAAGCACTTCCAGCGGCCTTTCGCGTTGATCTCGACGCCCCGACTGGTCAGATAGGCCCGATGAAACTGATGCAATCGGTCTTTGGCCGAACTGGCGAACATACTGTCTCCTCGAATTACTTCTTCTTCGACTTGGCCACCTGATGCAGGCACCATTTGCAGATGGGAGGTTCGTAACTGGCGCCGCGCTCACGGAACAACTGCTGCATGCGATCGGCGGGATAGGACTCCAGGTCGTCGACATACATTTCCAGGACCACGCCACACTTACATTGCACTGCCACCCGATGCGGCGGCATTCCCTTACGATAGGAAACCGGATTCTGTGCCGCCAGTTCCGCTTCCGGATCCGGCATTACCACATCGGGAACTTCCAGCACTTCCAGAACTTCCACTCTAGGGCTCTTGCTGATGTTTCGTTTAGTCAAAGTCATTACACTGGGGTCCCCGCCCCGTTGGCTAACTAACCGTTAGTTCGATTGTACAACATGCTGCGGCAGGCTGTCAACAGTCTGGATATCATTCGAAGCAGTTAAACACGGCCGCATACGCCAGTGTTCCCGCAAAGGCCGCTGGCAAACTGAGCATTTCTCTGGTTCTGGGTATTCCCACCAATCCGTTGTCACGCCTCAACCGTGAACATCATACTGGTCGACGCCCCAGGACAGAATCTGACTGTTCTCCAGCTCTTCATCAAGGACCGCTTCCAAAGTCACTTCATCCATTTGCGATAGCGGGATATCCGGATCGTTGTCCTGATCGCCTTCCATAACAAAAGACTCGCCCTTGGCCCACTCCACCAGGTCACGGAGTGCCCCAACCCTCGACCGTAAAACAGCCACACGCACATTTCCCGTGTAACTGTCGGCACCTTTCACAGGCACCAACGTGCTTACCCATACCTTCATAGATCTTTCCTTTTCAACTTACGGATCAAAACCGCAAAGTCCTCTTCGAACATCACCACCACACCTTGCTTGTACTTGTTCTGCAATAACAGAGCACCGAAAGTCGTACCGCCGCGCATGGCATCCTGGGTTACCTTAATCAGTTCCCCCATCAGCACCACCGGATGAATGCGGTCGCTCTGCATCTTGGTGTCGATAGTGATGCTCCCGTCGTCGAGAACATGATCTCCATTCTTGTTCACCCGGCCGGAATTCAGAGTGGCCTTGATGATGGAGCGTTCGGTCCGGCGCTCGGCGGCCCGCGCCAGCCTCTGTATCTCCATACGGGCCTTGTCTTTGAGCAGCCTCGCCGTAGACTGCTGCTTACGCCGCGCGTCGCGCGCCGCACGTTTGTTGACCGCTTCCTGAGGATGCTTCTTCGAGGCGCCCGCCGCCGGCCGCCAGCGATTGTAGATGCCGGCAAACCGCGAGGCATATTTGCACCCGAAGCAGGACGGGTAGTCTGGTTCGACCAGGTTCTGACACTCCTCCGACTCGGCACAGGGCTCGGCCTTGCCCGACAACTGCAGTAATGCGCTCATCGTACCTCCAACACAGATAGGTCACCAAGAACAGGGCGCGGAATTCACAGATTACGTCCTGCATGTCCGGATGTGGCGGCAACATCCAGTGCCGTAGCATGTGGCATTGACGATGGACCAGCTGCAGATTATCGATATGATCGTTCCCGTGATAGCTGAGCTGTTGGATGTGGTCAAGTTCATGCCTGGGATGATGCAGCGGATTGCAACACAACCCGCATTGCCCACCCTGGCACTCGAATAACTGCCTGCGGCGCTTGCGTTTCTGCGCGCGGTTCATGTCTATACAGGGATGGGATAATCGACTGCCGCGGCTTCCACTGGAAACTCGTAGTTCCCAGCGATAGAGTCAGACTGCAGTGTGGCATCCATCGCGGCACTCAACTGGGAGTTTACCTTGCCCAGTTCAGCATCCAGTTTGCGGGCCAGGTCGCGCAGGACGCCCCGCGTCAGACCTAATTCCGACTCCGCCTGGTCAAGCAGCATCTCACGGGCCTGCTCTAAACCGCGGCGCCGGCCCATCAACACATGCACATCTTCAATGATTGCTTCTTGTTCCATAACTGCTCCTACGATGCCTTTGGCATCTCGATTACGTCTTCCCCGTCCACACCTGTGCGAACGGTTTCCATCAGCAGGGGGTGCTCATTGTCCCGCATGGCGCGCACGAAGTTCAGCATGCCTTGGCGCTTGAACTCACCGGCCGGAATCTCTTCTTCCACAACTTCTCCGGTACTTGCATCGATCAACGCCGGCACCTGAGGCAGCATGATCGAATACCAGGCACCACCCTTTTTGACCACCCCGGACTGCACCGCCATTTCCAGGTAGTCATACTACTTGGAAAAGCTGTAATTGAACAGATACGCCAGCGTGCAGTTGCGGTACTGCGGAGAGATCTTGTTCTTGTCCGTATGGAGTACGACACGCGTCCCCAGCAGAGGTCCGTCTTTAGTATCCTGGATCTTGTAGTTGGGAAAAGCCAACTCTAGGGAAATGCGGATCGAAGCCCAGAAAGGCAGCCCGCGGCCGCCGGTGGTCACATATCCAGGTCCGCCTGGCCCGGAAGGCCCGGTCTTCATACGGGTCTGATTGATCCAGATCACGTTGGCCCGTTTGGCTACATTTCGGCGGAGAAACGCCGAGAGCATCTTACTAACCCCGCCTAGGCGGCCTTCTTCTCCGGCGTCTTTCTCCAGGTCGGCCTTACTTTCCAATGCCGCTACGGAGTCGACCAGAATCACGTCGAACAGCTGACTCAACTGCCGCAGAGTTTCCAGGATCGCCTCAGCCGGCATCGTCGTTTCGGCATAGCGCACCATGAAGACCGCAGTCTTCAAAGGATCCGTCTGGCTGTCGGTAATGATTCCAATCTGATGCAGGTAGTCAGTCGTAATGGTCCGTTCGAGATCGAAGATCGCCGTTCGAAACCCTTGTGCCTGAGCAGAGCGGATCATCTCCAAACCCAAGCTCGTGTTATGCGTAACCACATAGTTATCTGTTATATACATATGTGATGGATGGCTGACTTTGATGCAGCGCATTTCTTCTACACCGTCGGCTTCAACGGAGACTATCGACAATCTTGGCGTATTCACCTTGTTCAGGTTTACTCTCGATCTCTTGCGGCCCAAACCTAACACGTCTCCGATGTTCTTCATGATCACGCAGACACGATAGGACTTCTTGCCACTCCGCTGCTTTCCGTTATAGGTATATTTCGTGATCCTTGGTCCGTGAACAGTAGCCATACCGCCCAACGATCTCACGAGTTCCTCTGTGTCACGCGCCAATTGTAAGCTCGACGTACAGAACTGAACGGCTCCTTTCGCCGTGGCGGTTCCATCTGTGTCTAATAATCCTTTCAACAGCGACTGTCTGCTACTCTTGTCAGCCAGGAGATATTCTTTCGGAATCCACTTTTCTTCCGAACGCTTACCTAACAGGTGCAGATCTTCTAACACCTGTGCTACGGGATTGGCGGATGGGTACCCCTTGGAAGTTCTCGTTGATACTGTTCGAGCGACGTTATAGCAGTACTTGCTGGTTTGATGGAGTCCGCATCCGTATTCCTTTAACAAACCATTCATTCGGTTCACTAATTCCGGATCAGCTGTTGTGTACCCTGGAGTTCCATGGTCGCTCATCCCACCATCACCCAACATCAGACCGAGAAGTTCCGGAGACAAAGGAAGTGCGTCCGTACACCCAAAATCGCCAGAGACAGTAGGAATAGAAAGTCTCTTACGATTGGCGGCCACTTGAATATCTGCCATGATTTCATAGGTGTTCATCAACTGGTAATCCAGTTTCATGCGATGCCACCACACGTGGTTCTTTTTGATCGGCCACAGATGTTCACCGCAGCATCGGACAGTACGACCGTCGCTGAAGGTGATCTTCCAAACCCTCCGCATTCCCTGTGGATAAATGGCCTCTACTGTAGATTCTGCCCCATCTACAGATGCCAATGGATCACCGATCTGAACGTCCCCTATAGTTGTCCACCCGCTGGGAGTTTTAAGCTTGGCGCTCAATGGTTGCGCTTTTCCAACCTCCGGTTGCTTGCTGAAGATTTCGATATCCCGTCCCCGGGGAATGCCGCCATTCTCCGTACGCAGGATATGGTCCAACTGCGGAAACCCGGTCGAGATGCACTCCACAGTCATGTCTTCGCAATCTTCGGCCAGCTTCACAATGGTTAACTTACGTTCCACCAACAGCTTACGCAGTTCATCGGTCGCGTTGGTAATTGTTTGTTCTTTCTTCGCCATATGTTACTCAGTCCTTTGTGAAAGTGAACACCAGCGGCCAGATACTTACGGAAACGCCATCCCGGCTACTGGGCACATACCATCCAACGAAGACGGCAGCTGTGGCTGAGTCATCTCGGCTCAGTGTCAACCACCCGGTCAACGTCAAACCAATCGCCACAGAGCGCCGGAAACCACCGCCGAGAATCAAAGTGGGAACCCCTGTGCACATGAAAACATGCACATATTTACTCAGACGAGTCTTCATGTCCCGAATCGTGTTATACATTCTTGTCCTTAAGTGTTGCAGCCAACTTGAACAGATCAGCTGCCAAACGCGGGAACTTCACCGCGCATTGTGTTGCATACCGCTCCAGAACCGCCGGCGCAAATTCATTATGATCCAGATCTAAGACGAAATAGGAACAGTCATGATGTTTACACCCAGGAGCGCTGCCTCCGTCGGTGCGCGAAACGTAAAACTTCCCGTACAGGCCGCCTATGGCATCATTAAGACTACGCATCAGCCTACCCTCCGACTGGGCGAAGTCGAAGAGCGATAACCGTCACCCTCTAAACCAAGCAATTTCTTGCACTGGTTTACACGGCTATCGATACACCGCACCAGGCCGTCAAGCTGGGACACTAGTGCCTTACCGCCCGCCGAGAAGGTCTTTCGATAAGACTCCACCGAAACGCCCTTCTGCTTGTCCTGCAGAAACACGGCGCTCTCCCCGTGTTCCTCAAAAGCCACGGCCAGGGACAGCCAACGAACCACTCGAGCCCGCCAGCTTTCGACGTATCCCATGTGGATTTCCATGTTCGAGATATCGCCGCTTGAGATATTCTTGTCCAACTTCTCGTATAGCGGGGGCAGGATGCCATCGAGCTCTTCGTCAAACAACAATACCGCCGCCAGAAACTCTTCAGAAGATGAAATCTTCAATACTTCTCGAATACTCTTAACCATCGTTCACTCCCAGATCGGGGATCTCAAACAACGCCAACCTGCCATTAGCCAGCGTGCGCTCCAAGATAGTCAGATGGGCGCTTTGTTGTTCTAATTGTGCCATGCACTGACTCAACTTCTCCTGGGCGATTTGTAGCTCGGCCTGCAGACTCTGTTCGCTTTGCCGCAGCCGGAGCAATTCCGACCGCGGCGCTGTAGCATGATCCTGCATCCAGAACAACCGGCATTGCAGTTTCTCCGCATCCGCAAAATCCGCGTCGACCACCCGTTTGCCTTCAGCTCCCAGGTGGTTAGCGGATTCAATCAGAAGTCCCAAGGTTCGAACTCCATCGGGCCCCACAACTGATACCGTCAGGACACCGCACTCCTGCTGCGCCGTATATTCGTCCGGCAGATCAGGCGGCATTGGCGTCGTCGATCGAGATCAGATCGCTGGCCAGGTTGGCATAGGCCGGATCCTGCAGGCCAATGCACCGTTTCCGGTAATTGCAGAAGTTGCAGTGCCAGTCACCAAGCACCGGGACTTCCCGCGACTTCCGGTTCTTGCCGGAAGACACCGTTTTCCATTCCTTGTACTTGGTCTTACCGAGAAACCCCCGCTCGTACAATGCTTCGATCTTCTCAGGTGAATAGTTCCACTCGTACTCCGCAGGTGGCATGAACTCCAGAGGCAGACTGCGCATTTCCAGGCCGAGCGCCTCCCAATACTTCTTCACCTCATAGTAATGCGCATCCGTGGCAGGAGCCCGAACACCGCGTAGTTCCAGTCGTCGGACCGCTTCATCGTAAGTGCGCAGATAATAGCCCTGTAACGTCTGGAAGCGCTCGTAGATGGATTCCACGGTAAAAATGGGAACCACGGCTCCATCAACCGAGGGATAGTGCCAGCCGTCCAAGGGATCGCAGGAGATCCCAATATTGAACTGGCGGCGCCCCGCTTCGTCCCGGGAAATGTAGATCAACATTCCGGTGGAAGGCCCGTCGCCCATGGCGGCGAAGTTGTCCCAGTCCACCTGCACCCGGTTCCACTTGCGCTTCCATTCCAGGTCGTGCAGCTCATGAGCCATGACCTTCTGCTCTTCTTCCGTACCGGTCTTGGCCTCCAGAAGGCGCCGCAATTCAATCGTCCGACCTTCCATAACTGTCTTGTCGCTGCTTGCCTGGCGGATCGCCTCCTTCAACGCCGCGCCGGTGCGGAATTCGTTGAGGTAGACCAGCAGCTGCATGACTGCCGACCACTTGACCTTGCCCTTATTGAGGACCTGGTCGTTTGACCAGTAGCCGGAGATCGTCTTGCAATCCGCAATGATCGGCTGCTGCGTCTCCGGATCGATCAGGATGTCGTCCATTTCAAGGGACGTATTCAGATGCGGGATCTCCACGCGAACGCCGGCCGCCACAAAGATTCCGGCCTTGCGCGCCAGACCGCCTAGATCTTCTTCGACCGCGCGGCCCACCCGGAATTGCATGGCCTTTTCCGGCTTGATGATTTCTTCGACAGGAGTGCCCACCAGCCGCAGATAGACCGCCCGGTGGCATGCGCCGGTGATCTTGGCTTCCGTCTGATCGAACAGCACCGCCGAGGCGTCGCTCGGACGGGTGGAAGCCTTGCGGGCCACGCGCGCCGTCCAGCCTTCTTCCTGCAGTAAAACCTTGTCAATATGCTCAAATACATCCACTGCTTTATCTCCCTTTCGGACTGGGGTACTTATACTCCAACCGATGACCAGCTTCATCCATATTGATCTTGCGGCCCACCAGGGCATCAAAATCGACCGTCATGGTCTTCTGTGCCCGCGCCCGATCGCCATTCAGGCGGGCCCATAGAAAGAAGAAGATGGCGAGTCCGATGAGGTATACTCCCGGTTCCTGGGACCCTCCCACAAGCTCCACCACTACCGAACTCAAAGCAAAGCCGGCGGCTGCTGAATAGAGAAGCTGGCTCAACTGATAACGGGTCATAATACCTAGCTTAACACACTGTTAGTTAGCTGTAAAGCCTGGAGGCGGTACAACAAGGCAGCAGGATCGTCGAGGAGCGACAGCGGCAACCAATGATTGGGACCGCCAGTGTAGTCCTTACGGTGGCGGCAGGTACGCACCAGAATCCCCAAACTGCAGTCCTTGGACACCTGGATATAGATCCAGTCAGTGTGTAGCGTAATTTCACCCGACACCGCCGGGCCACCCGGATTGAACCGCAAATCGTACTGGTTCGGACTCAGGCCCAGCAACTCGGCCACGATCTTCAACTGTTTCTTGGCCTTACGCGCAAACTTCCGCTTGACGGGGCTTTCCTCGTATTCTGATTCAGACATCTTAGTTCTCCCAAAGCACAATCTTGTTGACTTTTCCGCGACAAGGATCCTGCGGTATACCCGCATGCTGCTTCACAGTGCCACACTGTGCGCAAGTCTCGTAGGACATGAACGGCCGCTGTTCCCAGTCATGCTGCGTACCGAAAACAGGGTGCAGCACCTGCCAGACCCAGGAGAAATGCGGAGCGCAAAAGCCCTTGTCTTCAAGTAGATACTTGCCCATTCGCCGGCAGTTGTAGTACCACGTGCCCGGCATTGCGTACTGGCATCGCTTAGTAGTTCGCACAGGTTCCGGATAAGGCACACTCATTTGTGAATATAGTCCCCAGCCCTACGCGTCCGACCTTGCACGAGATTGTCCAGGCGTACCAGTTGATGGAAGACGTGACTGCGCGCCGAATCACTCCGGGTTCCCTCTTCTCGCACCCGATCTTTGTAGTCGTCCAACTCCTCCACCCAGTTGTACTGGATAACGTTGTCCACGGCTTGGATGTCCTCCTTGCCAAGCAACAACAAGTCTCGCCGGCCTGTCATGGGAATCATTCCGAGCTCGACACGCCGGTCGCGTTCCTGAAACAACAGGGTCAGAGCCTCCACCGCCCGGTCAATCGCCGTATAGACTGCTCCATCGCCCGCATACGTTCCAGCCAACTCCAGCAACTTCTCTACTTGGCGCAAATCAACAGGCTTCTGCTGTTTCTTGCTCATTGTTCGAATACCTCGTCTCGTCATTCCATTCCACTTGGAAGCGGCCTTCTGGGCAGCTAACCATGTTATTGCAGTCGTCTACCAGATATAACCCGCCATCCTGGTCGACCATAAAACCGTCCATGTCCATAGACAGGAGGTTCTGCGCCCACGCTTCCCTGATAGCGATTTGCTTCAGATTCGGCTTCTTGCCGGTCTGCTTGTCAATTACCGTGAACTTCATAGCTTGTTGCCCTCGCGGTCACAACGATATAGACGCAAGCCGCCGATCAGAATTCCAAGCCGGTTGCTGGCATAGGCTGGCACCACTGGAGATTTACGTCTGGACATATGATCCGCCCAGGAGTTCTTGTACGGAGTGTCCACTCGGATCTCCTTACCATAAATGTCGCGACGTATCTTGGACATCTACCCTACCACTCAGATCGGCATACTTCTGGCCGCATTGGTCACAGCGTAGTTCGATAATCCCCAAAGCTTCCGCCAACCGGCTGGAAGGGATCCGGATCAGGATGCCACAGCGGTGCTTGGATGTTTTGTTCGCCTTATTGGGGCACCAGATACCGGTCATATCCAGGTTATGGTGGCGTGAGTCATACGTGATCGTCATTAACTTCTACCATGTAGGCCAGGTCGCCGATCTTCAGGGTCAGCGGCTCTTGCATTAAAGACTCGCTTTCAGCAACGCAGGTGGCAAAGACCAGGACACTGCGGCCCGTCCTTCCACAGCCGCTATTACATACCTAGGTTCAACACCACCTGTTGCAATGGCCTGTCGAATCTTTTCCATAGCCTCTTCTGGAGACTGTCCGTAAATCCCGAAGAATGCTGACGGAGATATGTGGTCGTCTACCGTAACGCAAAGTACCGTATATTCCTTCATCGCTTTCCCTTGTGGTGAGCCTTCAGATAGTGCACAGATACAAAGCCGTAAGCCAACATCACATTCTCCAGTCTGTAACCGGACCGATCTGTTCGTCGGCGAGAATCGCTTTCTGGATATCGGCCAAGGATAGGCCTACCTTGAACGTGTGACCGGTCTCCCGCTCCACCTGAACGTACTCTTCGAGCAGGTCAGGCCGCTGTTTGCCGGCCAGCTTCAATGCGGCCACCGGGGCGAAGATACAGAAACTGCAGCTGAGCCTGGGCATGCCAACATCGTAGGCGTAGTGATGCGGAACTCCGCTCTTGCGGATGTCCGACCAGACTTCTTCTACGGGCCATTGGTGAATCGCCAGCCAGTCCCAGACCTCTCGGCGGCCATTGCTGGCGCGCTGGTTCAGCTGGTAGGGTAGCTTCTTCGCCCGCGCCGGCGACTCCTCGGCCCGCATCCCCATACAGTTCAGGATCCGGATCGGTCGATTGCCCCCCAACTCCGTGGTCAGCTTGGTCATTACACGCAGGATGGGCCCGCGTTTGAAATCGCTGGTACAGTAGCGCTGTTTGCTGCTGGGCCACTTGCCGCGGCGACGTACGGACTCCAGCAGATCGCCACCGATACGCTTTACGACTTCCAGGCTTAATCCGTAATGCTCTGCCTGCTTGCCGGCGAGCTCCGGACAACCGGGCCATTCTATTTTGCCTAAATCTGCGTGGACCGCGACAAGACGTCCGGCCTCTACGCCGGCTTCCTTGCAGTGCTGCACAACATACCGAAGAATCGTTTGCGAGTCTTTGCCGCTCGAAGTATTGACCAGAATCCAGTCAAAACTGCAAAGATCGGGAATCATTTCACTCATCGCTTCCCTTTGTGCCGGGGCTTCAAGTAGCGGACCGGCACTTTGTCTTGTAACTGTTGCAGATGTTTCCGATCGTCTAGGGCCTTCTGGCACGCATAACAGCGCACCGGTCGGCCCCAGACGTTTAGTTCACGCGAACAATCCGCGCACCTGGCCACGGATTACTCCCGCTCGTAGCTGACCTCGCCGAGATTGGCGGTTTGGTGGGATTCCTTCAGACCGTTCAAGCCTACGTTACGAACTTTCAACGCACGCTCTTTCCAGTCATCCGGACAGTACTTCATGTTATTCACGAAGAGCAGGGACAGGTCAATCTGGAAGTCCACTTCACCGGTGTTGGGCTGCACGGCATCCATAGCCGCGTCCCAGTCAGGCTGGGTGATCACCGGCTTCTCGTTGATCTCCAGCAGTTGGCTGTTGATCGCCTGCTGATCGGTCCAACTCAGGTTCTCCCATCTCTCGGCCAGAGTACTGCCGACTTTCTGCTCGGCGTACTTCTTAGCCAGGACGGTGTTGACCAGATCCTCTTCGTTCCGGTCGACATAATTGCCGACGGACTCCTTCAGGACCGATTCGATCTCCGCTCCAGTCCAGATGCGCGTATCGTTCAGCAGCCGGCCCAGACCTGCTGCATCGGAATGCACGGTCTCCGCCAGCTTCTTCACGAAGGTAACCTGCTTGCGGATGCACAACGCCTTCAGAATGGCCAGGCGGCCTTTGGCGTCGCCCTTTGCCGGCGGCAATGCCGGAATCATAGCGTCGAAGCGGCCGTTGCGGATCAGCGCGGCGTCCAGCAGATCCGGACGATTCGTGGCGGAAATCACCACGACTTTGCCAATCCTGCCCTGATCGCTTAGGAAAGTCATCAGGGACTGAATGACTCTCTGCGTAGTCCCGGAATCGCCGCTGGCGCCGCGGCCGCCGGCGGTCACGAAGTCCAGCTCGTCGAGGAACAACACGCAAGGAGCGGCACTCTCCACCGCGGAGAAGAACAGGCGCGTATTGCGCTCCGTGTCTCCCACCAGGCCACCGAAGAGTTTGCCCAGGTTGCCAGACAGGAAGTTCATCTTGAGTACTTTGGCGAGCGCCAGCGCGATCTGAGATTTCCCCGTTCCGGGAGGTCCGGTCAGGATAAACCCGGCCGCGCAGGTCCGCTTGTCGTTCCGGCGCAGCGGGCTGACGATCCGGCGATAGAACGCTTCCTTGATATTCTGATGTCCGCCGATCACCTCGAAGCCGAACTCCGGCTCGACGAAATCGACCAGGCCACCGAAGGTCTGCTCAATGGCCTTCCGCTTCCGGCCGGCAATCATCGGGATATCGATCGAAGTATCGTCCTGCCAGCTGGCGCGCACGATCTGCTCCATCTGCCTCAGATTCAACCCGGCCGACTGATTGACCATCACCCTAGCATCCACGCCAGAGGCAAAGTTGACCGAATTACGCTTCTTGCCGCCGACGATTTCCTGCTTCTCCGCCGGCAACTTCGACAGGCTGGTCATGAAGTTGTTCATCCACACTTCACGAGCTTTCACATCCGGCCGGCGAATACGCACCGCCAGAATACCGGAGTCTCCGCCGCGAATAGTTTCATGCACATCGTCCAGGTTGGGCGTCAGGATCATGATGCGGCAGCGCGTTCCAATGGCCATATCCTGCGCCCAGTTATAAACGTAAGCGACCGGATCCCGATCCGCGGACAGTTGCGCAATGGGCGCCGAAGGAAACAGGAAGTTGCCGTTGAAGAAGCACATGGTGAACCAGCCCGGCTTGTTCATCTGCTTAGCTTCCTTGTAAGCGTTGAAAGCGAAGTTCAAGGTGACCATCACTTCCATGATGTTGGGTCCTGGATTCAACAAGGTATCCAACTTCTTTTCGCTCATGCCGATCTGGCCGGCGTACCAGGTGAGAACATCCACCCACTGCTGCCGGCTCTCATCGTCCACGAACTTCAGGCCTTCGTTGATCGTGTAGTAGGCGAACACCCGCCCCGGCGGTACACTGAGTTTCTTGCCCTGCATCTTGGGTTGATGCGCCAGCCAGTTCGTATCGAACACGGTGGCAAGCAGCATCTTCATGTCGCCGCGGTTGCCGGTCGTATCCGGGTAGTCGGTGATGTTGTCGTGCACCACGAAGATATGCGCCGAAGCTGCCAGGTATGCCGCATGGCATTCTTCCACCCAGTACGGAATCTTGTGCACGCTCGTCACGGCGTCTACCGGTGCCAAGGAGGTCACTGCCTGCTTCGCTGCCGTATTCTTGGCCTTTTCATTGGCCGCATCCAACGCCAGTTCCAAATCAGCGAAAGTCGTATCTGCTGCGCTCATTACTGTTCCTTTTTACCCTCGGTACTGAGAGGCCCTAGGACCTCCACGTTGATACCATACAAGTCAGCCGGACCGTTGGTCACCGGCATGGTCGCCAGGATCTGTTCATCGCTCAAATAACTGATCATGTATTTGGTGACGGCTTCCTTCTTCTGCTCGGGATCGGCCAGGTCATAACGCTCGGCAAACCTCTGCCATTCCGGGTCCTGTTCCAACCGCTCCCAATCCATCTCCAGGGAGCCGCTAATAGAAAACCGAACCTTAATCAAGTCGCTCAAATCGCGCATTTACTTAGTCTCCCGAATGTGGTCGCGTAACTGGTCCACACTATACAGCTTGTTAACCCACAAAACACCCTGGACAAAGGCCAGCCAGCGATCAAGCTTGCCCGAATCCGACTTGCCTGATATCAGCCAGCGCTTAATCTGCAATAGCATGAACCATGCATGGTTCAAGTTCTGGCGCGCATCTCCCGCGCACCCTTCCTTGGACCCCGAATAAATACTATCAGGTAACAGATCTTCCCGGTCGCGCAGACAGTTGAGATACATCTCAATCAGTTCGAGGCGTGTCATACTCAAATGCCCTCGGGAGGAAATCCGGTGACCTGCACCAGGCCGTCCCCGTCGATCTGCATCTCGAACTCCTGCGACGCGAAGTCGGCATAGGTGTACCGATTACTGAACAGGACCAGCTCCTGGTTACGGGACGAGCACAACGGACGCGAGTCATCCGCCTGATGCTGGTTGTAGCGACCCATAACAGCGAAATCCAGATCCCGTTTGATCATCTGCCACCACTTCTGTCTCAATGTGTCCGAAGACGGCAGGCCCGCCGTGAAATAATCTCCAAGTTCGAGCTCCCGTAAGGTATAACCGGTATACATCCCAACCGAGAAACCGTCGAACTTGGTACGGCGCCACAGATGAAACAACAGACCGCCCAAATCGAAAGCCTGGTGCATTGGTTCGCCGCCGGAGAGTGTTACACCTTGGGTACCGGCAATATCCACCAGTTGGTTGGCAAGGTCCGCGTCATAAACCTGCAGGCCTCCCGTAAAACTATGGGTATCCTGGTTCCAGCAGCCTGGACAGGCCAACTGGCATCCTTTCACCCAGACCACCGAACGGTCGCCGGGCCCATTCACCTTGCTATGCTCAATGACTGCGTGCAGGTTCATTTCTTTACCACTTTCAGATCGTAGAATGTGATCAGGCGACAACTCTGACAATAGAGGCCGTATTGCCCGCGGCCTTTCGGATAGTGGGCATCGATCGCCCGATTAGGATCCAGCGGAACATGACACTCAAAACAACCAGCCAGCGCCGCCTCAACGTGCGACGCATACTGTGGAAACTTCCGCGGATCAGGTACCATCACACGCCCCATAACTTCCTGGTTACCCAAGTGGCTGCCAGAGAACCAGAGGCGCCGCCCAGGACATAACCGGCCATCGCTGCCGGCGAGTCGGCCTGCGCCACCTGCTTGATCAGGATGAACCCCAGCGCAGCACAAGCCAGGTCCGATACAATCAGATGCCGGTACCTGGCCTGCGCCACGGCGCGGTAGTTCCATGCGACTACCGCGTAGTTCAACGCCTGGGCGAAGAAGAACAACAGGAAGATGACAACCGACCGCACTACGCCTTAGCCTGTGCGCGCGCAAAGCGCACAATAGTCTTCGGCCTTCCCAGGTTGTCTTTGGTTACTTCCTGAGACGTCACGGTGAAGCCGCGCTTCTCGGCCGCGCCGATTCCGCGACGCACCGAGTACGCCTGTTTGACCTTGTTCAACCACTGCTCATTGTGGTGCCCGCGGTCATACTCACTGATGATCGCCTGGAACGTCCCATTGGCCTGCTTTTTGAAGCCAATGTCGTTGGCTGCCCCGTTGATCTGATTGCGAGGCACCACGATTTCCGCCGTCTCCGGACGTTTCTTGCCGACATAGTCGTACAACGGCTGCGCTTTGTCGTGCACGATCGCCTTATAGCCGCTAACGTCCTGCAGCGCCTGCACCGTGCAGGCCTGGTCCTCGAACTGCGTCGCATACTGATGATAAGCACTCATCTAATTCACCTTTCCTTTCTTCTCGTCCACTACGGTCAAACCGCGGTAGGTAGCCACTTCCATCTGCAGATCGACGATGATCTTGTGCAGCTCGTATAAGCTCCGGGGAGACAGCAGAAAGCGCGTATGGCAGTCTCTGCAATTGATCGCCACAATGGTCTTTTCGAGACTCTGCAGCTGCTCTCCCAGGGAGATGCCCCCGGAGAATTCCTCCAGGAAGGCGCGCCGAAACACACCTTCCCACAGAAGGTCGACTCCTCCGCATCCGGGGCACTTGCCGGCGTCCTGAACCATGTCGGGATGCAGCGAAACCTCCCGCAGGACTTCGCCTTCGATCTCCATGCGGCCCAGTTCTACGGGCTTATCGATTGGATCTGACATTCTCCCTGACCACAGCGTTATTACGCTGATAATATTCCGGCTTGAACCCTGTGTCGGCCGGCTTTCCCAGCTCCTCGTCGAATTCCTGCAGAACCTTCTGGCAACTGGGACCGGAACCGTTTTCTACGTCTACCGTAATCTTGCCCTCGAAATCGATCTCGATCATAATCTCGTCTTGCATTTGATCTCCCTTCCAAACTACAAATTAGCTATTCCCGCCAAATAACCGAACGTGCTCCCACTCCAGTACTGATTATGAAGCTGGATCACCCTGGGGCCTCCCGGAATCACATCCGGAGACTCATAGGTATACTGGTGCGCGAGACAGTACTCCAGTATCTTGTGTGCGCCCTCATCTTTCCACTTAGGCCGGATCACGTTGTCCCATTCATACTCCGTAACGAAACCCTGGGACCGTGCCCAACGAATCAAGCGGCGCACATACTGAACCGAATCGTCCTTCGGCGACAGGATCGCCGATTGGGAGTCACACCGCTCCTCTGCATTATGCTCGCCGATCGACCAGTGATACTGTTCAAACAGAACCTGGGCCCCGTTGAGTGTATAACTGGCGTACATCGGCGATACATGATGCAGGTCACGCACCCCTTCGCACGCCGCCACGGTGTCGCATTCTATCCAACGCTGTGATAACTCCTCCTCCACCGGCCGGTCGGTTTCAAAAAAGGCATGCATCACGATGCCACACCGTGCACAGACATGACCGGAGATCAACTTGCGATCTACCGGCTTGCCTCCGACTCCACGCCACGCTCGCGGCGTGAAGAAGATCCGGCCTTTCTTCAGTCGAATCATGCGACTCTCTCCTCCCCTGCCTGGAACATATCGAGTTCCGGCAAAGTCAACAACTCCTGCATGCCGAGCTGTTGCAGATACTGCGTCAATTTATCCTGGCTGGCCATCACCTGTTGAATAAACGACACGGCGTCGAAGGTCATGGCTCTCTTGCTGACGATCTTGCGATCGAGCGCCAACTCCTGTGCGTGCATCTTGGCGTAGAAAGTGTTATAGATCACCAGATCCAAGCTATTAGTCAGCAAGGTCATGTAGATCTCACACGTCCGATCCAGGCTACTGGGCTTCAGGATACGGCTCCAGGCCTGTAACATCGTCGATGGATTCCACAGCAGATCCACGAGAATACAGGTGTTACAAAGGGAACCGCCGGCCAGGTCTGTACCTAGCCCGATCGAGCGCGGCCCAGCGATGAACAACTTATAACTGGGGTCATACTCGAAGCGGTCAAACGCCTCATAGCGTTTGTCTTTGTTCCACGCGGGATCAAACAGGATCGGATTAAACTCCGACAGGTCCTGACTGATAAGCTTCCGCATCTGCGGATAATCGGACAACACCAGGACCTTCTCGTCGTTCACGCATTTAGTGAGACAGAGATTGTGAATCGACTCCATCTTGCCGCCGCCGCGCTTGCCGTTATAAATGGGCGGCTTGCCCATCTTCGCGGCCAGCTCGTTGACGTAATCCGGAACCGTTGCAATCTTCTTCATGCGCGACATCTGGCTGATGATGAAGCTGGTATTGATCTCCTGGATAGCCTCCTTGTCGACGCTCTTCGCCTCCAGCTGTTTCTGGTACTCCTGCCACTTGAGCTGGAACTCTTCCAGGCTCTTTACCAGCAGAACCGCCTGCACTGGATCCGGATCGCACAGGACCGGCTGCGGAGTCGCCTGCGGCACCTTCATACCGGCCGCCTCCATCGACTGTTTCACCATTTCGTCGTCATAACTGCGCCGGATCATCACCGGAGCCATTAATTCATGAAACTTACGAGGATTCTTCAATCCGGGAAGGCGTTTGCGATACGAGTTGTCTCCAGACTTGGTAACGGTATAAGTACGCACGAAGTCTTCCGCAAAAGCCTGCGGGCCCTTGTAGGGAACCTGCTTGTTATTGCGGCCGAACATTCGCACCATGGGCCAATAAGCCTCGGCCGGAGAATTCGGCATCAACGTGCCGGTCAGACCGCTGCAGGCTCGGATATTGTGCAGAGAGAGGGCCGCGGCGGCCGTGGCCGTGCTGCCATCCTTCATTACATGAATCTCGTCGAAGATGGCTCCCCGCCAGCGATTCCGCACCCGCCGGGATAAGGGAGGCGTCCAGGTGACCATCGGGATCTTCACCTGCATGGTGGTCTTACCAACATCAAGCTGGCGAACCAGCACCCTCGGGCCATGAAGCTGAAATGGTACATGGGAGGGTATTTTCGCCACCGACTTCCGCAACCAGTCTACATAGCCACCTTTATGCTTGATGGTTTCCTCTGAAGACCAGGCGGCGCCTTTCTCCGGTGCCGATTCTTCCCAGGTACATTCCCGATTCCGGCACAAGTAGCCGCCGCTGGCAATCCAAAGCGGCAGGCCTTCCGCGTCTTGCACCAGTTGCTCCAAGTTCTGTCCACAGTGTGGGCATACCTTGACAGAGTCCCCGTACACCTCCGATTTCTCTTTCTTCTGCTTCTTAAGCGTGTTATAGGAGATGAGCTCCATCCAGGGTTGCGGGCCTTCTAAATCCTTATAGTCCCCAATCACGCGATAGTCGGAGATTCCCAGGATGTCCAACTCCCGAGTAATGAACGGCAGCACGTTCTTAGGGCACACGAAAACATTCCGTTTCGTGCCGCGTAAGTACAGGAAGGCCAAAGCTTCCCGGCTCTTGCCCATGCGCATTGGCTTGCCGTTGAAGTAGGCACGCTTGACCGCAGCTTGGGCCGCATCGAACTTAGTGTGCTCGTACAGTTGCCACCCAGTAGCATCCAGTTTCGCCCGATTCGCCGCAACTAAGCCGGCATATACCTCGGGGACGCACGTCGCCGGATTGTATAAAGCCTCGGTACTCTCGTCGACATTGAAATAGTCCTCGAACTTGCCGTTGACCAGGCTACTGGTAATCACACGGGCACTCAAGGACGACTTTCCGTGCAACTGATGAATCGTTAAGGTGTCTTCCGTTCCTTCCGACTCGGATCCCAGCTTCTTATCCCCAATGACATACGTATAGCCGGAATGCGCTGGAGGATTAAACGTGGCACTGTCCGTCACAGTCTGGATGCATCTCAACACGACGCCTTCATCGACTCGCTCGAACAAAGGACGATCGTCGACTACTTCCGGCAGCAGCATGGGCGTCTTCTGTCTCTGCGCCCGGCGATACGCCTTAGGCACCCAACCAGCCAGGCTGGGAGTAGCAATCACTTCGAACCCTTCGTATTGCAGGTGATCCCATAGCACAGAGTCTTCGATCGACTGCGCGAAGACTTCCTCAATAGGAAACAGCATATGCGTGGGATCATGCAACTTGTTACCCACATTGTCCAGCTTCAATAAGTGAGGAACCGGAAATGCAGTCATCGTGGCGGAAGGCCCGAACTGCATATACAGGATCATGTTATGGAAGGCCTGCGCATCGGCCGGACTGGCCAACACACCTTTCGATCCCAACTTGGACAGGATCAGCGTATTGGGTTTCGAGACCAGTGACTGCACATACTGCAGTTCCCGGTAATTCGGGAGCACAGGCGACACTTCAACGGCGGGCGGAGTTACCAGAACCGGAGACTCTTCTTCCAACTCCAGAGGGATAACGAACTCCCCTGCGGTAAATAACGAATAGCTTTCAAACATGGCACTCAATCGATGTTGACGTTGGGCAGGAACTTGATATTGAAGG